TTTTGTGTCGATTGACCATTTACCATCGGTTTCCACAGAAGTTTCATATATGGCATCTGGCACATTTAAAGTAATCGTTGAGCTGATATCAGCTTCACCAGTTATTATTGGAGAAGCTAACTTTGTAATATTTTCAGATGTAATAGTTGGTCTGCTTGGCTTTCCAGTAATAATTTTCATTTTTTTTAATGATATATTGGATAATTCATAAGAAACTCCAAGGTTACTCCCCAAATCTTTAAAACCTACCACCGATAAATCTGATATAAAACCAGAAATGGATTCGACATTAACTTTATAATATCCCTTCCATATTTTTTTATATACATTGCTACCATCCAAAGAAATATTTTCATTTGTAGTTGATATATAGTTATCTCCCACCTTTACTGTTATGGTGGGTGATGATATCAATTTATTGGCGGAAATTTCAAATACAATGTTATCTTGTAATTTGGCAAAGGATGGGTCAAGCGCGTTTGTTGATGAGATGTCAAGACCATTAATATTTGGTTCAACATATGTATCTATTTTTATATAGGGTGATGATATTGTCGATGTGCTTCTAAATTCATTGCCAGCTAAATCACATAGACTAAAATCAATATATGTTATATCTCCAGTCGAATCATTTTCGTTTATTACATAACTGGCATCCCATTTTGTTCCATATGATGTTGATTGTCTTGAATAAACAATTTCTTTTCCATCATAAGGGCCTAATTGATTTGAAATGATAAATCTCGACCGTGGCTTAATGATATTTTCAGAAGCACTTAGGTCAAAATAAATTTTGTAACCTTTTTGAACACTCTTAACATCATAATCGGTTTTAATGTTAATAGTTGGAATGGAAGGAGGAGTTGTATCAATAATTAATTTATTTTGATATACTGATGAGCCTTGTGTATTTGTATTTTGTTGATAATCAACAACGTGTCCAATTACATCAGAAAAATCTGAAACAGAAATATCCGTAATTTGCCCGTTTGACGAACTTGAAGCAACAGTATATTTAAATTCCCATTCTTTTCTTTTTGAACCTTCGGAATTTACAGTTTTTAATACAGTGCCGGTATAGGTATTATTATTTGAAATCTCGAAAGTTACAGTTGGTTCTGAGATATTTTCATTGGCAGTTAATTTAAATGTAATTTCATTGTCAACTTTGGCATAACATATATCTGTATTGCTAATTTGTTGTTTTGAATTATTCGTTGATGTTTCAATGGTTGTAATATATGGATGAATCGAATCAACTAATATTGCTCCATTCGTTTGTGTGAATGTTTTTCCACTTTTATTGAATTTATTTTTAAATGAAGATATGCTATCAATTATGGCCATTCCATTATCATTTTTGGTTATTCTATATTTAGCATTCCAAATTTTATATGAACCTGCCTCGCTCTCTGTAAATATAACATTGTCAACGCGACTATTTTTTAATTGACTTCCTATTGTAAAGTTAATTTCAGGTTTTGTTATATTTTCATCAGCTGTTATTTTAAACACAATGTCGTCATTTAATTTTGCTTGCTCATTAGGTTTATTTGAATTAGTTGACTTAATCAAAGCAGAAATTATATTGGGAGCAGGATTTACTTTAATGGGAAATCCATCTTGATTTAAAGGAAGTGCTGAGCTAATTGCTTGCTCAGAAATATTATCATTATTACAAAAATCTCGAATAATTAAATCATTAATTTCACCAGAATCATTTTCCAATATTTTATATTTACCAATCCATTTTGTATAAGGAGGAGTAACATATCCAACAATTTCCACAGCATATAAACTTAATTTAGAGACATTTTTAAATGTTAATTTCCAAACTTTTGATGATTTTTTGTGGGTCACTGATAAAGGAAAACTATTAAAGGGGTTTGAATTAAAATTCTGTTTTTTAAGACCAGTTGCGGCCGGCTGAAAAAAGTATCCATTATTAGAGAGATCTGTATTAGAAATGTCATTATTACTATAATCAAGAACAACTGTTTTGCTTGTTTCATCTGTTAAAAAAAATCCTCCTGCGCTAATATCTCTTGCGTAAAATGAGAAATTATCAATAATAATTGATTTTGGAAACGTAAAGGTTAAATCGAGCACATCTATTTTATTATTTACGTTATCATACAAATCCACTTTTGTGGAACCACCTTTAAGTAAGTTAGTAAAATCTGTGATTCCGACGACGGATGTGGTTATTTCAGGTTTTAAATCAGTTTTGTATATATCACTTTGAGCATTTTTAATATTATCTCCTCGAGCATGACCACCAAAAATGTTATTAATTGTTGGAACAGCAATTATGGGATTTAATGACGATAAATCATTTATAGTTGTAAAAGAAGCATCCACTAAAATATTTCTTGTAACATTGCCAATATTAAATGTTGTTGTTGGTGTTGTAATTGGTTTTTGTGAAGTTAAATTTAATGATATTATATTATCTGTTAAAACAATTCCACTTGAATCAGTTAAAATAATTCCATTTGAATCAGAAAGAGAAGTCGTTGCAAATGAATCTGCAACTAAATCAGTACCAATTCCAGTTCCAGTTCCAATTGGATCGATTTGAGTTTTAATCATGGAGGCATCTTGATTAATTAATGTGGATTGAATATATGGATTGCCAAAACTATTATCATATACACTTTTGTATTTGTTTACAATTAAATTATTAAGAAATCCAGCATCAGTATTTTCAATTTTTAAACTTATGGATAAATCCATCATGGGCCATTCAACATTAGATTTTAACCCATAAAATCGAATCCAATCTATTTTAACGGCACTGTCATTTTTGCCACTAAAATTTAATTTAAATCTCCACTGACGAGCATATTTTACAAGATTTTCACTAAACAACAATAATTTATTTTCTTGAAAAGTAGTTTTATTTATATTTGAAACAGTTATTTTATTCCCCATTTCGCTATGAACGGCACAATTATAGAATATGGTACTAGATGAGGTTGGAGTAAACACTACACGCCGCGTTGACGCGCCATTAAAATCAATTTTGTACTCATCCCAGGTTTTTTCTACATTATCAAGATAGTATTTAATATTACTAAGTCGTGTTGTCCAAACATCTTGAGTTGACGTTAATCCTAATGGGTGACCATCGTTGGTCGCATCGTCCTGATTGAATGTGTATTCAACCCCAGTCATCATCGAAAGCTCTGCCTGTGAGGAGCCATCTACCACAAATTTGTTGCTTGAATTCACTTTTATTGTAAACATCTTGGGCGAAGAATCTATTTCATCATTATTATAAAAAAATTGTGAAGAAGCATCTGTGTCGCCTGTTATAGAAATTGGAGTATTATATTTAAAAACTAATTCTTCACCACTTAAACCTTTGCCAGTTTTAGCATATAATTCCCAGGATTCTAATGTTACACCATTTTTACTTGGGTCTAATACAATTTTTGGAGAAATTCCTTTTATCCAGACTCCTTTTGAAAATGTATATATAATTGAAGCTTCGCCAGATAAATCGCGTACTGTGTTTTCATAATCCATTAATTTGAATCCACTTGAACATTTCCCACCTTTCAATAAATTTGATGCGAAATAAGTGTTTCCATTATCGTCGATTGGGTGCATTGACCAATTTTTACTATATCCAGAAAGTTCATAATAAACATCAATATCACCAGTTGAAATATCAATAATTGAGTTTGATGAATCAAGAAGTGTTTTTGTTTTACCAATTAGATAATGACTAGATGAACTAATGTCATTTATGCTAAAAGTTTTTGTTTTTGTCCCAATTAACAATGAAGCACTAAAATCATTAACAATTGGTTCTGAAAAAATAATATTTCCTGAAATAGTTTCGCCCACTTTTAAAATTCCATCGGATTCTTTTGTTTGAAATGATGTTTTAACAACAGATGGAATTGTATAAACTTTATTATATTTTTTTACACCTAGTTGTTGTAAAAAATCTGATAATTTAGCAGTAACATTACCGGAATAATCTGTCATTTTTCCATTAGCAATATCATATTCAGGTCCAAATTGATGAGTATTTAAATAATTTAACGAAGCAGAATTATTATATTCTAAATCAGTACCTATTTCTTTATCTTTCGCTGCAGCATCTTCAACGGGAGACATGATTATTGTATTTGGAAAAAACCAATAACCTTTATCAGTTTTATCATTTCTAATAAAAGTATAACATCCACTTGGATTTTTTTTTTCAGCATTATATAAATTTGAAGGATCAATACTATTTGGCGCAACTTTTATAATTGCCGTCCCCCCCTGGGTGGTATATATTTTTCTACTCCCAGGTGTATATCCATCGGTTTTTAAAGGAAGATTAGGACTATATTGAGAAAGAGAAGTGCCTCTTTTTAACCATTTTAATCCTTTTCTCAAATATTCAGTTGGAAAAAATTTTATATTATAAATATTATCTGGTATAGTTTCATCATCATAATGTCTATTTCCATCTGGTACTTCAATATAAAAACCGCCGATTTCAGCATTACCTAAATCACCTCTGGCGGCATCAGTTGGAATTGTACTAGATATGTCATTTGAAGGATTTAATTTTTTACCTGGACCAGGTAAATTACCAATTAATGGTTCAGCTCCAGGATTAAACCAATGAAATTTGCGAATGCCTCGTGCTCTTATAAAATATAAATATAAATGATTTTGAAATTCAGATATTGCGAAGTTACTATTAGATCCTGATATATCTGCTGTTAATCCTGAGCAATAATTAGAAGAAAAATCTCTGCCTAATGTGTTAAGTTCAACTTCAAGTGTTAATTTATTAGTAAGTATATTTTGCGAATTGTCAATCTTTATATAATCAGTATCTTCAATTGCGTTACCCACAATTGGTTTTCTAACTTCAAAATTATTTAAAATATTACTAGAATTTGGACTTCTTAAAATGCCCCAGGGATATCTAGCATAATCATTTGTATTAGCAAACGTATTTTTTATTATTTGATTTGTGTCGACTTCTCCTCCGGAAAAACACTGTATTTTTTCTTGATTTTTTGAATTGTTTAAATATAGTGACCAATTTACAATTTTACCAAAACCGGCATTTTCTTTCCATCTCTTAGCATTTACATTAAGAAACCACCCCGACACATCACTACTAAAACTAGCATCAGTTAGAGGACCTTTATGAGCATCATCATCTTGTTGACAAGCAAATGTAAATCCAGTTACTTTATATTCTTCAGTTAGTTGAATATTAATTTCATACGTTACTGTTTTTCCTGCTACATCATGAGGCCACTGAATTGGATAGTTACCCATATAAATATTATCAGAGGATTGTAATGATTCGTTATGTTTTCCCACCATTTGTAATGCACTGTAAATAATCTTGCGACTCATTGTTGTTGGCCATCCATTTTTCTCATTTGTTGTCGTTCCGTAAATAGGATAATAATTATTCTCTGCTTTGGCTTCTAATTGACTTATAGGAGGAAAAGCATTAATAAGTGGATAAAAATCAATATTCTGGAGAAGTGGTCCAAAGCCGGGCATAGTTAACAATGAATGCCAGGAATATGGCACGCCGGGTATAGGCCCATTAGCGCTTGCATCATCACTAAATCTCATTTGTATCGCACGATTCACCAGCTGCGGGGTGATACTATCGTCTAATGTGTCATAAAATATATAATCACTTATTGGCACAAGTACATTACTTGTTTCAACAATTTGAGTTTTTTTAGAAGTATATTTAAATTTAATGTCTATATTATGTACTGTTTTCTCTCGTCCATCTAAACCAACACCATTCGCTTTTTTAATAGAGCCGAATCCTCCAGCATAGCTTTTTACTAATTGGTCATAATGATTGTCGCCAATAAAAAAAAGTCCATCATCAAGAGCAGCAGAAGTTGTATATTTAAGTTGATGTTTATTGTCTAGACGATTTAATTCAAATGGCAAAACATATGATATGTCATAAAATTGCTGAGACATATATATATATTATTTTGTTAAAATCTTTAGAAAAATAAATGTATTATAAAGATTTTAACAGTTTTTAATTTAAATTAAACAGATGTGTACTATAACATCACTTATTTTTTTATAATCAAATATATTTTTAATGTTAATTCGAGGGATTCCAATATTTTTAAATAAAACAGTTTGTGTTTTTTTTATAAATAATTTATCAACACATATTTCTATTTTTTTGTCTAAATATAATTCTATTTCTAATTTATCTCGCGTCAATATATCAGTTATTTTTGTTTGAATATGAATATGTAAATCATTATTTTCATCAATTGAAACGTGGTTTGGTAGTGTTGGATGACATTTTACGATTGTGTTTATATTTCCACTTGTATCAAATGAAATTTCATGATGCCATAGTGGCACGTAATAAATATCATTATTAATTTCCAATCTATACAATTCCTTATTTATTAAATTTTTTAAACTAGGATTCAATATAATTAAATTATCATCTTTCATTTTTTCTTTCATTATTTCTCTTAAATTTTTCAAAACTTCCTCAGAAATATAAAATAATTGCGAATATTTTTCAATCCAATCAAAAATTTTCATTGCCATTTTTTTATCAAGTTGCTCAAATGTTTTTAACGAAATTTTATGGTAATTAGATACGATATTTTTTATAATTGATACCGATGTTTTATCATCTATATTTGAAAATAATTTTATAAAATTATCAAGTATACTATTATAGTCAAATACAGAATCGCTTTTACAATTATCATTAATTGTTGTGGCATTTATATTTACAATTGAATTTTTTAAATAAGAATACGCTTCATTAATTTCTTTGAAATGTTCTGATTGAAATGTATCTTGATTTTTATCCGGATGGAATTGTAAAGCTTTTTTATAATAGTTTTTTTTTAATTCTTGGAGAGAAAATCCCGAGTTTAATTCTAATATGTTACTGGCTTTCTGGTAATTCATGTATTAATGATAGTATATATAACATGTAATTCTCTAAATGAAAAATAGAACGATAATTGTTATTATAATATTTTAAGAATTCATTCGTTTTTATAAGAAGTTTTGGCGAATAAATTTCTTTGATATAATTATTTTCAATTACATGATAAAATATATCCCAAATAAATTGGTGAATATTTAAATTAAATATAAATATATTATATATTTTCTCTCGCAATGTTGTAAAACTAACATCATTAATGTTTTTACAGGTAATAATCTGAATTATTTGATTTAAAAGATAATTAGAATCTCCCATTTTTAAATATAAATTATTTTCGAGACTTTTTATATTGGTAATTGATTCGATTTTAAATTGAGAATCTTTTATTTTACAAATTTTATTATAAGCGCTTTTTGTTGGTCTGGACAATGATAAAATTTTTGAACAATTTAATATATTATTTGGTATAAAACTAATATTTTCAGTTATTAAAATAAACTTTAATTGTGCCGCTGGATTAAACATGCTTTGCATGTAACTATAAAAAACTTCAAGTAATTCATAATGAATTTCATGGAAATTTTTAAACATAATAATGCCGAATTTTTTGGTTCTTGTTAAAATAACATCCATAATATTATTAAAAATTTCGTTCCATAATAGTTTCGAATTACATCCAAGAAGAGACGCATCCACTTCAAAATGAATATCACTAATTTTAAAATAATAAGTTGCTTTATTAAATGTAACTGTCATTTTTTTTTCATATTTTAATTTTGAAGGGCTGAATTTTTCAATAATTGAAAGTGAATGAGTATATTTTCCAACTCCAGGAGGACCATATAAAATTAAGTTTTTCATATTATCAATTGATTCTGGTATAATTGAATAATCAAATTTTGGATGAAGATCGCACTGCTTTTTATTTTTTAAAAAATCTTCAAAATGATTATCATGTATTTTCATATAATTTATTAGATTAATATATTTCTATATTAATCTAAGTAAAATATATTTTATTACATCAAAATTTAAGATAAAGAAAACTTAAACAATAATTTATATTATTATATAGCACATGAATGTAATTATCGAGAAAAATAAATTCGATGTAAATAAAATAATATTCTTAGATTCTGTCAAAAACACTGTAATAAACAATGGATATTTTTACAGATTATTATATTCAGATGAATATTTTTCATTAAATTCAATATATTTTACATTGGACATAAAAACAAGGTCAATTGATAGATACTTTAATAAAGTAAAGTTTATTTTTGATATTCAACAAAATGAAAAAGAAATTAAAATTTTTGAAAAAATAGAAAATGACCTCTTAAAAAAGATGAATATTCCGAAAAAAAAACCAGTATTTAAGATTAAAGAATTGTTTCGCAACAATTTTTTCAAATTATTTCACAATTCTTCTGAATCAATATATTCTAATCGTCTTCTCTTAAAAGTTTCTGGCATTTGGGAAACGTCGTCAGAATATGGAATAACATATAAAATTATTATAGTTTAAGTTAAGACATTTTATAATTATTATATAGTTTAAATTATCCATCTGTTGAAAAATATTCTAAAATAATATTTATTACTCCAAGAAATATTAGATTAATTATACTAATTAAAAAACCAAAACCATTATATCTTACGTTATTATTTTGAACTGTTTCATCATTCGGATTACCACCGGCAATAGCAGTCATGTGTCTAAATAATAGTATTAGTTGAACTGAAATTAATACGGTCGACATTGTTGAATAAAAATAGAAATCATCTGCGACTAAACCCTGATTTATTCGTGTATAATATACTGAATTAATAACGAATGCCCATATTGTAACAAAAAGCATAAACATTATTGCCATTGAATTATTTTTGTAATTAATGAAAGTTTTAAGAAAATCAAGCATTTTCGTAAGAGTCATTATTACCATTTCAACTGCTCCCTCATTTTCTTTTGGAGCATTGCTTTGTTTTTTATCTTGGTCTTTGATAAAATTAATTAAAAAATAAGAAATTAAACAAATAATAATAAGACCATATCCCCACATTGTTGAGCTGGCTGGACCATTCGTTCCATCAGGTGTGCTATATTGTCCAAAAAATAACTTTATCATCAAACCGAGGAAACATAGCATATAAAATATATAATTCTCTGTTTTATCCGGCATAATATATTAAGTTTATATTTTTATTTTATTCTGTTCTTATTTTATAAGAAATTATGAACTTTAATTTAAATAATAACCAACCATTAATACGCAATCAACAAAATTATTATTTAGACCGGAAACTCATCACAATCCACACAGAAGACCGAGATACTAATAAATGGCCAAACGAAAATGAATTTGAAATTACCTTACCAGAACCAGTAGCAAACATTCAATCGATGAGATTGATAGAAGGAACATTTCCATCAAATTATTATACATTTAGTGAGCAAAATCAAAATACGAAGTTTTTTATGAATTTAAGTTATGGAAATCCTTCGACTGAAAAAAAAATTACGTGTACAATTCAAGATGGTTTTTATACACCTCAGCAATTAGCACAAGAAATTGAGCATGATGTTAGTCGACAATTGGCGCTGCCACCCGTTCCTACATCAGGTGCCGCCAATTTTAAAGTGTTTTATGACGTTGTCGGACAACGATATTATTTTGGTCTTTTTCACAACGAAAAATCCTCGTTTCAATTAAATTTTGGCACAAAAATGTCATATGATTTAAGCTGTTGTAATACAAAAGAGGTTTGGGAGCAAAATACAAAATGGGGATTGGGATATAATCTTGGTTTTGACAAAGAAAATAAAAACGGCAATAAACAAAGTAAAGTAAATTTTGATTACTTAGATGCTTCTCATGAATATTTTAATGGATTTCCCCATGGAACCGATGCCAGCTCTTCTTATATAAAAGCACCCTATACCGCCAAATTAAATGGTGAGCAATGTTTCTATATTGAAATAGAAAAATACAATGATTATGATGAATTAAAGCCATATTCATCGCTAACAAATTCATTATATAATAATGATTATAATGGAAATGTCAAAGCCGCGTTTGCGAAGATTCCGATTGTTTCCACGCCGAATAGTGAATTCCGCGTTTCGGAAAACGATTTGCTTCAGAATTTCACACAGTTTAATCCTCCTTTAGAGAGAATTACAAAATTAAAATTTAAATTTAGATATCATGATGGACGATTGGTCGATTTTAAAAAGCATGAGTTTAATTTTACTATGGAATTAAATTCGTTGCGGCCCGAAATATCGCAAACTTATAATGTGCGTACACCATCCACTTTATAATTATTATATTTAGAAGAAATATAATATTTTTATATATTATAATGAACGGAGGAAAGACTCACCATGCTAAGAAGCACGCCGCTAAGAAGCACACCGCCAAGAAGCACGCCGCCAAGAAGCACGCCGCCAAGAAGCACACTGCCAAGAAGCACACTGCCAAGAAGCACGCCGCCAAGAAGCACGCCGCCAAGAAGCACACTGCCAAGAAGCACCGTAAGCGCAGTGGGTATCAAATTCATATGAAATCTGAATTAGCCCGCCTTAGAAAGCTCCATCCTGAAAAGGAAATGAAGATGCTGTTTAAGATGGCTGCTGGAACTTGGAAGTCCAAGAAGTAAAAACATTATAATTTAATTCTATTTTATTTTATATAATTATATTATAATGCCAAGACGTAAAACTAAACAGAAAAAGGAGGGGGGGGTGGAGATAGAGCTGCTAACTCCTGAGGCAAAGACCGCAGCGGCGACAAAGTTTCAGGCACTCGCCGAGAAGGTGAAGGCGCGCGAGGCTAAGCTTGAGGCTGCGCGTGAGCTCAAGTCGGAGATGAGGGACGACGAGAGCAAGGTGCGCAAGTCGGCGAGGGCTGCTGCGATAGCGGAACAGCTAACCGCTGTTCAAATAAGGAAACAGAAGGCGGTCCAGGAGAGGAGAGCGCAGCAACTCCTAGAGGCAAGGCAAAACCGAACGATTTTTATTAAAGACAAATTCATCGGAAATGCTAAGAAGGTCACGCCGAACTGTTGGGTGCGGCAGGAAGAAGGGGGGGAAGGCGGAACCACTATGACGACTGTGATGTGCCAAATCTCCAAGGCAGCTGCGAGAGTGGGAGGTCGCAAGACAACCAAGCCTACCAAGCGCAAGACTACCAAGCCTACCAAGCCTACCAAGCCTACCAAGCGCAAGACAGCCAAGCGCAAGACAGCCAAGCGCAAGCACACTAAGCGCCGCGGGCGCAAAGTCGCGCGGAAGACAAAAAAATATTAATGGTAAATTTATATTATAATTGAATTTTATTGAATTGAATTAAATTATATTATTTTGTAATGGTATACACATAAAAATCCTCAAAAGACGATTTATAATATTTTATATTTTCATTTGAAAATCCATACAAAAGTAAAGAGTCTTTCATTATTTTTGGACCGGCTTGATAATGGTCATAAAATGTAAAAGTTCCACCAACTTTCATAATTCTGTAAATTTCTTTAAAATTTCTTATAGTATGGTCATCAGTAAATTCTTTTATTGGAAAAGTATCAAAAAAAACACAATCAAAATAGTCACTTGGTTGTTTAACAACCCAATTTTCAAAATAATCTAATACTGGTATAACGTTAATATTTTTTACTGTTTTAGAATAATCAACTAAGTTATTATATATACCTTCATTTGCTTCAATAATAACATGTGTCTTTACTATTTCATCAGAATCAATTAATTTTGCGGAAATTCCTAAACCATATCCAACTTCTAGAACAATTTCACCCTTACCTTTAATTGTGGCGGCCATTTCTTTCATTAATGGTTCTTCACAATCCCACATTACTGCGACATCAGAATAGCTTAATATGCCAATGCTAGATTGATAATTTAATTTACTCTCTTTCCAAGAAATATTTCTATTTTCTTTTTGATATTCAATGGCAATATCATTTTCCCAAGAAATATTATCACTACTCATATATTTATTTATATATATAAAATTAAATAATTACAAATTATATTCTTTCTTAAGCCATTCTTCAAGTTTGTCTAACTCGCAATCTTTATATGAATTAGCACCATATTCCTTAATAAAACCATTTAATTTCAAGAATCGCGGTTTCTTCCAATTCGCCTTCTTATAAAATACATAATCACCATATTTACCAGTTCGAATGGACGCGTTATCATCTATCACGCGAATAATAGACGCATTTCCGGCTTTCTCAGTTTTCATGACTTCCAAAACATCTTCCAATTTAATATCTTCCATCTTTTTATCACCCAGTTTAATCGAGCGACGATTATCACCCCATTCAACATATGGACCAAATTTTCCTTTTTTCAAATAAACTGGATGACCTTCATATTCGCCCAAGTTCGGCGTAGTTTGAATCAATTCCTCCAATCGATATTCACCCCGCTTCAATTTATCCATGTCAATATCATCACGAACTTTTTTAAACGTGGCTTTGTCATCATCACCGCATTTAATCACTGGTCCAAACTTCGCAACCATATAAACATGGTCTTCGTCAATACGAATTTGCTCACGTTGAATGGTCGGTCCCAATTTCGAAGATAGTCCTTCAACTTCATCCAAGCATTCCTGACACAACTCATGCCAAATCTTATTTCCCTTGGCAATAACATCAAGTGTATCCTCCATTTTTTTCGTGAATTCATATTGAAACAAGGAATCAAAATGCTCAAGTAGAAATTCAATAACCAAAATACCAATGGGCTGAATAACCATCTTCTTTTTTTCGTTACCGAATTCGCGCTCATTCGCAATCTCGCTCAATTCATCGCCACTCAACTCGAAATCAATACATTTTATCTTCTTACCTTTAATGTCGTCGATTTTTACATAACCACGCTCTTGAATTTTTTCAATCAATGATGAAAATGTTGAAGGACGCCCAATGCCATTTTGCTCCAAGAGTTGAACTAATTTCGCCTCCGTATAATGCATTTTTAGATTTTTCATGCTAATTTTGGCAATAATTTTCTTGTATTCCAATATAGAATCTTTTTTTAGAGTTTGAAGAAAATGATATGCCGGATTATCTTTTTCATATCCACCGACGACTTTCCAACCGGGGAAAACGACTTGTTCGGTCGAATGACGATATTCATGATTTTCAGGTGAAGAAATAACAGCAGTAAGAGCATTAAATGTTGCTGCTGCCATACAACTTTCAACTGTATTTTGCCAAATGAGTTTATATAGTCGCGCTTCTTTTGGATCCATTTCTTTATCGACATTTTCTCGGGTAATTTCAGTTGGACGAATAGCTTCGTGTGCCTCTTGCGCATTGCTATCATCATCCTTTGATTTACCTTTGCCTTTGGCTTTGTCTTTGTCCTTGGCTTTGTCTTTGTCCTTGCCCTTGGATTTTTTGGGACTCTCGACATTGCGAACCGATAACTCCTCCACATTTTCACGGATATATTCTTTGCCGTGGTTAGATTCAATATATTTTGAAGCTGACTCAATAAATTCGGGACTATATGTTTTACTATCTGTTCTCATATAAGTAATATAACCTGCTTCATAAAGTTTTTGACAAGCATCCATTGTTACTTTAGGTGACATGCGCAAGTCATTACTAGCACTCTGTTGAAGAGCACTTGTCGTAAAAGGCGTTGGGGGTTGCTTGGTTGTTTTCCGAATTTTACCACATGTAAATTTATGGTCATGATTAACCGATTCTTCCAAAAATTCTGACATAGCTTCTTCATCATTATGATTAAAATTCAATTGAAATTGTAGATTCATAGAAGTAAATATACCCGATGTATTATAAACTTTTGTTCCTGGAGATTTTTCAATGTCTTTCTGGTTTTCATATACAAGACGTAATGCCGGCGTTTGACAACGCCCAGCAGATAGGCCTTGCTTAGTTTTCTTCGAAATCTTTTGCCATAGAATTGGTGATACTTTATATCCAACAATAACATCAAGAATTTGGCGTGCCTGCTGAGCATGAACAAGATTCATATTTAATGTTGTGGGCTCTTTGATAGCACGCTTAATGGCAGACTCTGTAATCTCGTGGAAAATAATGCGTTTTGTAGTCGGAATTGACAGATTAAATAGGTCGCATATATGCCAGGCGATAGCCTCGCCTTCACGGTCATCATCCGCGGCCAATATAACTTCTTTTGAAAGATTGATAAGCTGGCGCATTTTAGAAATATGCTGAATTTTACCCTGACTGGGTTCAAATGATGGTTTAAAACCATTTTCGATTTGAATTGATTTTAGACCATTTAGTTCGCGCATATGTCCATAACTAGCAATACATTTGTATCCAGGTCCAAGGAATTTCTCGATTTTCCCACATTTGGCAGGAGATTCGACTATGACGAGTGAATATGACATGATTATTCGTTGGATTCGACCAGAGAGAAAAATTTAATTCAATTGTTTTTTAAATTCGATTCTTTGAATTGTTTCCAAGAAAGTTTTTTCCCGGTTATTTCTTTGGGAGTATTCTTAGCATTTTTAGCATTCTTAGCATTCTTAGCATTTATTTTATCAGCATGACGTACCGCACTATCAATATATAGACTTTTTAACAGTTTTCCGACTTCATATGAAGCTTCATGCTGATTATTTTCACCATTTTCGATAGTTTTTAATAAATCAACGAGTTTCCATAATATTCCTAAATCAAGCTCGTCATTTTTTACACGATTATAGATATCTGTATAATTATCATATAAAAATGAGCACTGTGATTTAAGTATTTGTTCGTATTCATTGTGATTTGTTTTACAAAGGCGTGCGTATTTTTTTTTAAGGTGAATTAGTTTAGTAACATTTTCGCGAATCAAATCGCTATGTTTTTTGCTTTTAATATCATCGGTAAAATCTTCGACATTATTTTCTCGAATCATTTTTTGAAGGTGGAGGCGTTCTGAATCATCCATTATATAATTACTTCCTGTTATTTATTTAATAAAGTATTTCGTAAAAGTATTTTTCTATATTTATTATAATAAGCATGAATAATTCATTTACAACCATATCACAGGGTAAATCATTCTCTGAGCAAGCCAAATGCCATCAATGTATGAATGATGAAGACTACGGCAGATGCTTAAAAATGAACTGTAAGGGAACTGTAACAAATTATGCGACAGTTGATTCAAATACTCAATATAAAACAAGCTCAACAATTTTACACGCACAACAATATAATAATGCTAGTAATATTCATGCTAATATAAAAGCATCAAATAATTATAATACTGCGCATTCTTTAAGCAAGTGTGATGGTGGATGGAGAGATAAGGCGTCAAAATAATCGTAAAAAAGAACAATATTTAAAATGGAATGAAAATAATATAATTTTTATATAAAATTATATTATAGTAAATGAATTCCTCTGATATTTCAGGAACATTTTTCATATTATTAATGTTTGTATTATTTTATCTTATAAATTATGTTTATATTCAAGCTGCTGAGATTAAAAAAAATTGGATTTTATATCGTTGTAATCCAATGATAATGGCAATGGCGTCTTTTTTTGGACATGACTCAGAAAAAACTTTTATGGACTGTACAAAAAATATTCAGGAGAATTCAATGGGCAAGTTTTTAGATCCAATTCATGGTAACATGGGAATATTAGGAGAAACGAATAAAGTACTGGGTGATGCCATTCAAAATACCAGAGGTGTAATATCAAATGTTCGTGGATTTAGTGGAGATATTTTTGGAATGGTATTTGGTGTAATTATAAATGTATTTGTTGAAATGGAAAAATTAGTTCTTAATGTCGAAGATTTATTTTCTAAATTATTTGGAATGATGGCTTCATTTATTTATATATTAAACGGCACTGTATTTTCAATGGAAAGTGCTTGGGCCGGTCCTCCGGGTGAAGCTGTGCGAACACTGCTTTGTTTTGCTCCGGAAACAAAAATTCGATTAAAAAACGGCGAATTAATTCAGATGAAAGATTTGAAATTAAATTCGATATTAAAAAATGGGACACGAGTTATATCTGTTATGAAAATTAGCAATTTAAATGATAATGGCAATGTAGATAATGAATTTTTTGAAATGGTCGGGGAAGATAATGAGAAAATTTATGTTACTGGCAGTCATTTAGTTTATGACAAAGATTTGAGAAAATATATATATGTTAAAGATTCAAAAGATTCAAAAAAATCAAATAAAAAATCAGAAGATTTAGCATGCTTAATAACCACAGACCATACAATTCCAATAGGTAAACACATTTTTCATGATTGGGAAGACAACAATTAAGGTAATTATTATAATTATTATTATTATAATTATACTATATATGAATAATAATAATAATAATGTTTTGACAGTTACAGAAAAAATAGATAAAATTTATCAAAAAATAACATATTATTCTAAATATGGATTTGATTTATGGATTTCAATAATGATTGTATTAATATTTTTAATACTAGTATCATATTTTAATCTAATAAATCACATTCAACCAATTCGAAAAAATTGGATAACTGAACGATGTAAACCAGAGATTATGCCATTTGCGGGAATAATAAATCCAAGCAATTCAAAATCAACTTCTGGACTTGAATTTACGCAAAAAAATTTCGTTGATTGTCAACAAAATGTTTTAGACAAAATAACAGGCGAAATATTAAGTCCATTTAATGATCAACTTGGATTATTGGGCGTGGCACAAATGATAAATTCCACAGCAATTAATGACATACGAGGCATTATTAGCGTTGTTCGAGATAAAATTGGCGAAATATCAAAATCAATATTCGCAATTATTGCGATGGGAACTGTTCCAGTTCAAAAAACCACAACCAATATTTCAGATATGAGTAGTAAAACTATGGGAATTTTATCAGCTTTATTAAATGTTGTTTTTAGCGCATATGATATTATTGTAACGTCATTTTTAATGATGGATAAAGGATTAATACGCGGTTTGGAAATTTTAGCCGGAATGATCGCGGTAGCTTGGATTATGCCTTGGACTTGGGGAGTGGCGGCAGCAGGAGTGGTCTTTATGTGTGCGATTTTAGTTTTTGTTGTGCCAACTCATATTTTTATGAATGACATTTTAAATGTTTCTACTGGTAGCACTCCTGGAGTACCAGCAAAACCAGCATGTTTTACTGGAGACACAAAAATAAAAATGAGAGATGGAACTATAAAAGAAATAAAAGACATTAGGGTAAATGACATATTAATTGATAAATCAGTTGTAACTTCAACATTAAAATTGTCATCTAAGGGACAAGAAATGTATGAATTATTTGATATAAGAATTTCTGGAAAACATCGCATTTTTGATGAAGAAATTGGCTGGATTTCGGTCGATAAACATCCCAGAAATATACCAATTGAAGATTTTAGAGAGCCTTATTTATATTGTTTAAATACAAATACAAAAGTTTTAAATATAAACAATCATGTATTTTTAGACTGGGATGATTTAGATGAATTAAATTTAATGGACATAAGAATTATGTGTTTAAATAATGGATTAATTCCAAAAAAATTTGAAAAGGACGATATACACAAATATTTGGATTGTGGTTTAGTTGAAGAAACTATGATTGAATTAGAAGACGGTCAATCAATTTCAATAAAAGACGTTGAAGTAAACGATGTTCTTCGATTTGGCGAGCAAGTTCAAGGAATTGTTAAAACAAAGGCTGATGATATGTTTTATTTAAGAGATTTTAAAAATGAAAAATTAAAAGGCAGTGGTAATATTTCAATTAATGACCCCGAACTAGGAATAATAAACACATCATATTTAAGTAGTGGAAATCCTATACAACCGGATTATATATATAATTTAATAACTGATACTGGATTTTATCATGTAAATGGAATTCGCATCGGCGATTATAATTCAGGATTAGACCAATATCTACATTATTCTTGGAATTAATTTATAGTCTTTTATATATAGATGTTATCTAAAACTCTTGATAATTTATACAACAATTTTTATAAAGAAATTTATCAATTACTTGCCATGAGTTATAATCATCTAATAAATATGAATTTTTTAAACATTCTTTTTTGTATTATATTATTAATAGGCATTATATCCATTATAATAAAAGATTGGTTTAAAGAGACTTTTATTTCACAAAATAGAGTTAATGAGTTTATAGGGTCTCTTGTAAAAAATGACCCAAATGAATATGTTACAAATAATGGTGTTTTTGAAAAGGACGGGAAAAAAAATTTATCTGGACGTAGTTTGACTACAAATATATTATTTACAAATAATGAATTTAATAAAAATGCATCACACAGTTCATGTTGTCCAAGCGTTTTTTCTAATGCGGCAGGTTGTGTGTGTTTAACATCAGAACAATCAGACTTTTTAAATCAACGTGGAGGGAATCGTTCACATGGCAATATTTAATTACATATACCAATTCTTCCAGACGCTATTATCTTCATTTTCATTTTTAATAATCAATTTATCAACAATTTCACTTGTAATTGTAATTGGAAATTCAACATTAAATGATACGTCTTTTTCAAATAAATTTGTCTCTGGCTTAATAAGTCGATACAAATTTAATTTTGTAAAAATGATTTCAAGACAACGTTTCAAATTACGAACTCCTTCTTCAACATTCTCGCCATTTTTTGTATAGTTGTTAATAATATGCGCAATTGTATCATCCGGGATTGTAATGTCTTCGGTTTTGAAATTAACTTGGGTATAAATTTTTGGCAATTGATAATTATTGGCAATTGTTGTTTTTTCTTCGAGCGAATAGCCTTTTGTTTGAATTTTATACATTCTGTCTCGAAGAATTGGACTAATTGCTTCTTCATTGTTATAACTGAAGATAAACAGACATCGACTCAAATCAAAGTCAATCTCTGAGAAGAATTTATCATGGTAACAATTGTTTTGTGATGTGTCTGTTAGATGTGTTAGGATTCCAACAATTTCTTCACCTTTTGGTGTATCACTAATTTTATCAAGCTCGTCAAAATAAATTACCGGATTCATACTTTTACATTGAATTAAAATTTGAACAATTTTCCCCCACGTAGAGCCTTCATATGTATATGAATGTCCTTCTAGAAAACTACTATCAGTTGCTCCTCCCAACGCAATAAACGCAAAATCTCTTCCAAGAACCTTACTAATACCTTCTTTGACAAGTGTTGTTTTACCGGTTCCCATTGGACCCTTAATGGCAATAGCTGTGCCCACTGATTTTGGATTAGCAATCCATTGGCCGACCATTTGAAGAACTTGCATTTTGGCATCATTCAGACCAAACACGGCTTCATCTAATCGTTTTTTTGCCTTTTCCATAAAATCATTACATTTTTCAATACCATCGTTAATTGTAATTGGCAATTCTTTATATTTGCCAAATGGAATCTGCATAAACGCATCAACCCAATTTTTAACTTTGTAATATTCCCCTTCGCCCGGCTCAAGATAGCGCAGTGAATTAATTTTTTTTAAGGCAAATGATTTAAATGCTGGAGGAATATCTGTTTCCAAAAGAGCCAAGCGATATGGTTTGGCAACATGACTATACTTTCGAATCTCTTTTAATTGTTTAATCGCAGCTTTTTGCTCCTTTGGGGTTAAATTTTCTTGAAAATAAAGATTGTCGTTAGACGCATTATTGTCTCGCTGAAGTTTGCGATAAATTTCAGTATTTTTAATTCGTTCTTTTTTGGTCTTTTTCTTTTCTTTTTCACGCAATTTTTTGTTTTCACTTTTGAGCATTGATTTACATTTTTGTACTAACGCATTATTTTTTTCTTGAGGTGAAAGAGAACTCATAATTGAATTAAATTTTTCAAGGATTTTTTCATCAGAAACTTTACTTTTCGAGCGAGTTTTATGTTTTGATTTAGATTTGTTGTAATGTTGAGTGTCATTTTCTACAATATCCTCATTTTTGTCCTCATCATCATTTAGTTCCTCATCCTCTTCCTCATCCTCATCATCATTTAGTTCCTCGTCCTCCCAAATTTCTTCATCTTCTTCATCCCATGACTCTTCATCATTTTCAACCCAATCTTCGTCATCTTCTTCGTCATAATCATCCATATACAATTCATTTAGTTTTTTACCGCCAACCGAAAGAATGATATTATATTCTTGTTGCTCTTCATCTTCATAATATTCATCTTCGTCATACTCTGATTCATACTCTGAATCAGACTCGGAATCAGATGAAGAATCAGAATCGGCTTTTTTTCTTACAGGCTTTTTCTTTTGTTTGAAATCTTTCGCTTTATTCTTTTTACTATCTTTTTTACTATCTTTTTTATTGTCTTTTTTAACATCTTTTGTTTTGGAAACACTTTTACTTTTATGTTTGGCTTTATTTTTCTTAGTTTTTTTATAGTTTTTCTTTTTATCTTCATCATTATCAGATTCAGATTCAGATTCATAATGTTCAGCCTTTTTTTTTGAATATTCTGATGGGAATATATTATTCAGAAATTGTTGATATTTTTTTTTATTTAATGGCTCATAGTGCCCTTCATTTTCAGACGAGGATGATATTTCAGATGATTCATAATCTTCGCTATCTTCATCATATTTTTTATTAGGATGATTCTTATCAGAGGGCATATTTTGCTGTGTATAAATTATCTTTTAATTTTAAATTATTTTCAGAATCAATTTTTTTTAAAATAAAATTGAATCAAAATAATCTAAATATTATTGTGTTAATATAAGGAGATGTCAAAACGTTCAACGTTATCTGAAAATAAGATGCCTTCTAAAATTTTAGGAATTCAATTTAGTATCTTATCACCAGAAGAAATTGAAAATGGTTCAGTAGCGGCTATTGTTAATAGAGATACATATATAAATAATAAACCAGTTATTGGTGGACTGTTTGACCCAAGAATGGGTGTATTAGATCCTGGTCTAGTTTGTCCAACAGATGGATTAAACTATATGGATACTCCAGGATATTTTGGACATATTAAATTGGCTAGACCTCTCTTTTATATTCAGTATTTAACAATTATTATAAAAATTATGCGATGTATTTGTTTTAAATGTAGTAAGCTAAAAATTAGTAAAGAAATGTATAAACACGCGAATAAAATGCCAGCACATGAAAGATGGAATTATGTATTTTCAATTGCTAGCAAAATAAAAAGATGTGGAGAAGAAACCAATAATGGTTGTGGATGTCTTCAGCCTTTTAAAATTAAAAAAGAAGGATTAGCAACGTTAATTGCTGAATGGGAATCAAGTGGAAATAGCGAAGATGATTCAAAAGAAAAAATTACAATGACATTGACTCCCGAAATAATCTTAAAGATATTTAGAAGAATATCAGATGAAGACGTTGCTTTCATGGGATTTAGTCCTGCTTTTTCAAGACCAGACTGGATGATTTGTCAGGTATTGGCTGTGCCTCCACCTGCGGTGCGACCATCTGTAAAACATGATGCTCAGCAAAGAAGTGAAGATGATTTGAGTCACATTATTGTTAATATTATTAAAGCTAATAAAACTTTGCTTGATAAAATTCAAGGCAATGCTTCTGCCAATGTTATAAATGATTGGACAGCAGTTCTTCAATATTATATTGCTACATTAGTTGATAATAAAATTCCTGGCAACGCGCCGGTAGCACAACGTTCTGGTCGTCCTTTAAAATCGATTAAAGAGCGTCTGAATGGAAAAGCTGGGCGCGTGAGAGGTAATTTGATGGGAAAACGAGTTGATTTTTCAGCAAGATCAGTAATTACACCTGATCCCAATTTATCAATACGTGAATTGGGAGTGCCAATTGAGATTGCCAAAAATTTAACAAAGCCCGTCAAAGTTAATAAACGAACAAAAGGATTTTTGACAAAATTAGTTAAAAATGGTCCGGATGAATATCCAGGAGCAAAAATATTGGAAAAAAAAAATGGAGATAGTATCTCATTGCGATACATTGACCGAGATTCAATTAAGCTTGAAAATGGAGATATTGTACATCGTCATATTATGAATGGTGATGTAATTTTATTTAATCGGCAACCTACTTTACATAGAATGTCGATGATGTGTCATCGTGTTCGTATTATGAATGAAGGAAAAACATTTCGGATGAATGTTGGTTGTACAAAACCATATAATGCTGATTTTGATGGAGATGAAATGAACCTTCATCAGCCACAAGACCCAGAAAGTGAATCTGAGTTGCGAAATTTGGCGGCTGTAACATGGCAATTAATTAGTCCAGCAAATAATAAATCAATTGTGGGAATATTTCAGGATTCTCTATTAGGTTCGTTTCGTTTTACACGAAAAGATGTAAATTTTACACCTAAAAAAGCGATGAATTTATTGATGAATTTTTCAAGAGTAAATCTTGACGAATTTCCACAGGGCGAAATTGTTACAAATTTTGACATTATTTCTCAAATTCTTCCACCAATGTCTCTAAAATATAAAACTAAACGATTTAAAGATGGAGAAGATTATGCTGAATCGAATAATGTTCTTGAAATTAAAAATGGCAAATATTTGCGCGGTCAAATCGAAAAGGGCGTTTATGGCGATGATACAAAAGGATTAATTCAACGCATTACAAATGATTTTGGCAACCATAAAGCAGCCGATTTTATTGATGATATACAAAATATTATTACAGAATATATGAAAACTAGCGCGTATAGTGTTGGTATTAGTGATTTAATCGCTGACCAAAACACAAATAAAAAAATCGCTGAAGCAATTACCAAGAAAAAACAGGATGTAAAATCATTGATTGATCAGACACATCTAGGTATTTTTGAAAATAAAACGGGAAAATCGAATGAACAAGAGTTTGAAACTCAGGTGAATAACATATTAAATGCGGCTACAAATACAGCTGGAAAAATTGGACGAGAAAGTTTGGATAAAAATAATCGATTTTTAATAATGGTTAATGCTGGCTCAAAAGGAAGCGATTTGAATATTTCGCAGATGATTTCATGTCTTGGACAACAAAATGTTGATGGCAAACGCATTCCATACGGATTTAAAGACAGAACATTGCCGCATTTTACTAAGTTTGATGATTCGCCAAGTGCTCGTGGATTTGTAGAGAGTTCTTTCATTTCCGGTCTTACTCCAGAAGAATTATTCTTCCACGCAATGGGTGGTCGAATTGGTATTATTGATACAGCAGTAAAAACGAGTCAAACTGGTTATATTCAACGTCGCTTGATTAAGAGCATGGAAGACTTAAAGGTGGAATATGACATGACAGTGCGAAACAATAAAAATAAAATTATCCAATTTTCATATGGCGACAGTGGATTTGACACAACTAAATATGAAAAACAGTTTTTGAATCTCATGGAAATGACCATGGATGAAATATACGCTCATTTTGATTTAAGTGATCCGGAATCTATTACGCCTTCACTGTATACGGATGATGCTTTTAAACGAATGAAAAAACAAAACACGGCGCTAAAAACAAAGTGTAAATCATTAATTAATATGATGATTCAAAAGAAAAAAGAAATTATTGAAGAGATTTTTGGAAATAGAGATAATAAAGCATTATATATGCCAATTTCATTTGTTCATGTGATAAATAACATTTATGGGCAAAATAATCTTCAATCCAATTCAATGACTGATATTACTCCGGGCGAAGCATATGAAATGATTGACGCTGGATTTGAACGATTAAATAAAATATTATTTGCTAAACCAACAGAACTATTTAAAGTGATGTATTATTTCCATTTAAATCCAAAAGATTTACTTATTAAAAGAAAATTTAATAAGCTCTCACTTTCATGTTTAATTCATGAGATAGAAACATTATATAAAAAAGCTTTGGTTGCTCCCGGTGAAATGGTTGGAATGATTGCTGCTCAAAGCATTGGAGAACCTACCACTCAGATGACACTTAACACATTTCATTTTGCTGGTGTTGCTAGTAAATCTAATGTAACCAGAGGTGTTCCGCGAATTGAAGAGATTCTTTCACTTTCGGATAATCCAAAGAATCCTTCATGTACAATTCATTTGAAAAAACATGATGAAGATAATCAAGAAAAAGCAAAAGAAATTATTCATCATCTTGAACATACAAAATTACTTTCAATTGTTGATTCAGTTCAAATATATTTTGACCCAGATGATGACAATACCTTAATTGAAGAAGATGAAAATATGGTTGCTATGTTCAATGAATTTGAAAAGCAATTTAATAATTGTATTGACGATGAAATTGATGAAAAAGAAAAATCGCGATGGATTATTCGCATGGAAATGAATGCCGAAGAAATGTTTGACAGAGGCATTACAATGGATGATGTCAATTTTGCGATTCATAATTCATATGGTGAAAACATAAATTGTATTTATAGTGATTATAATTCAGATAAATTGGTATTTCGTATGCGAATTGATAATGTGCTTGCCGGTAAAAAGAAAGATAAACCACAATCACTTGACCAAAGTGATGAAATATATTTGCTTAAAAATTTACAAGATGACTTGTTAAATAAACTAATTCTTAGAGGAATTAATAAAATTGAAAAAGTTATACCGCGCAAGATAATTGACACTTTGATTCCAACCGAAGATGGATTTGAAAAGAAAGAAACTTGGGTGTTAGATACAGTTGGTAGCAATTTGTTAGAAATTTTATCTTTGAACATGATTGATGTTAATCGAAGTTACACAAATGATATTCAAGAAATTTATAGAGTTTTGGGCATTGAAGCAGCAAGACAGGCAATCTTTAATGAAATTTCTGAAGTTTTAGCATTTGATAGCACTTATATTAACTATCATCATTTGAACTTATTATGTGACAGAATGACTTGTAAAGATTCGATGGTCTCAGTATTTAGACATGGTATTAACAATGATGATATTGGTCCATTGGCAAAGGCGTCGTTTGAGGAAACGCCAGAAATGTTTTTAAAAGCAGCTCGTCATGCTGAATTAGACCCAATGCGAGGTGTATCAGCAAATGTTATGTGTGGACAAGAAGGATTCTTTGGAACAAGTGCTTTTCAGGTAATTCTTGATTTAAAAAAGTTTTCAGAAGTTAATGAGGAACAATGGGAAAAGAATAATGAGCAAGATAAAATTGAAAACGCGTTCCAAGATATATACGATTCTACAGGAGTTTGTTCAGCAGAAAATTTACAAATTCAATCTAATATTAATTCCATTGAAAAAGCCGACATTATAGTTGACGATGATTATGATTTGGATTTCTAAAATATATTATTTTATCTTGAAATATAATATAAAATAATATTGTAATACTAAAAATATATGAAGGGTTTTTATAATATATTTACTAATTTTTTTCCCAACATTAATCTAAATAAGCATGCTTTTGATAAATCTCGAGATGGTAAATGCGTCTATAATACTGATATAGTTTCATATAGTTTAATAAATTTATATAATCGCGAACTAGAAAATAAAAGTAATAAATCTAAATTTGAAATAATATTAAAACCTCTATTAAATAATTCTGAAATTGAAGTTGATAAATCAGACGAAATATTAAATATATTTTATAAATCACAAAATATTTATAATGTCTTTTGTAAAGCAGTGCGCCGTTTTAAAATTCGCAAGGCAAAAAGTAACACAATTGATACAGATTTACATATGAATCCTCTTTCTTCAATAAAAGAACATTTAAAAATTGACGTTTATGATGATGATTCGAGAACAATATATACATTTCGAATATCAAATTTAATAGGAATAATAAAAGCCGCCCTCTCTCATGCGCCTGATTTTTTTGCAGACCCATGTGAAATAAAAAATCCATATACAAATATTCCGTTTACACTTGCGCAATTATATTCAATTTACTTTAAATTAAAGCAAAGTATATTTATAATACCTAACATTTTTCATTTGTTTTTCGAATGTAATTTTAACATTAATATATTTTTTAAATATAATGAATGTTATATTCGAGAAGTGGCAATACAAAACTTTATGGATTCTGCCACTGATGGCACACAGCTTTATTATATTGATAAAATTATTCGTGATTATAAGAGAGAATTAAATAATTTATATATATATCCATCATTTAGCGCCAATATTCTTTTAAAAGCATTTAAACCATTTTTATATCACTATCTTTTATCGGAATATTCATTAAATCCATCGTTGCGACATTTCTCTCGTATACGATTAAAATCAAAATTAAAACGATTTATTACATTAAATCCATCATTTGGTAAACGAACTATTAGAAAAACAGAATCTGATAATGTAAGTGATCAAGATTATACATTTATTTTTAATGAAGAAATTAACCTGGAAACACCCCCGCTTTCACCAAATCATAGAGAATCTAACATTAATGAAATTGTTAATTATTATCAAGAAAATTCCGTTGAAAATCCTGGTGAAAATCCCGTTGAAAATTCCGTTGAAAATCCCGTTGAAAATCCTGGTGAAAATTCCGTTGAAAATCCTAGTGAAAATTCCGAAGCCAATTTAGATGCCACAGATTCATTTATTAATTCAATTTTAGCAACAGAAAATACTGTTGATAGATTAAATCAAATACGTCAACGATTAACTTCAACTTCTGATTTAAATCCAATTGATTTTGCGAGATTATATGCTGAACGACGACGATTAACAAGAAATAACACATCTAATACATCTAATGCCTCTAATTCAAATTCATCACAAGCTTATCAAGGTGGACCATCGCGCCCTTTATCGGCACATCCTGATCCAGCAATTGCTCGTCCTTTACCAACGCGACCTGAGCGCTCTCCTGAATTGGAAACACCAAGTGACATATTATCTGATATTAATAATGCTAGACGTGTAATTGATGAAGCAACGCGCGAATTAAATAATATACGAAATTATAATATATCGGATAATCTCTCTTCATCAAGAGCTTCATTTTTAGACGATGCCTATGAACGCTACGTAAATAGTGTTACTAATATAAACCCGCCAAATTCTTCGCAAAATGACGTTCAAAATGATGTTTTGACTGATTCAGATGAAGAACCGATTTTAGAAGAATGTTTACCTGAGGAAGAAAGTCCTCCTGCTCCTGAGGAAGAAAGTCCTCCTGCTCCTGAGGAAGAAAGTCCTCCTGCTCCCGAAGAAGAAAGTCCTCCTGCTCCCGAAGAAGAAAGTCCTCCTGCTCCCGAAGAAGAAAGCTCTGTTTCTCCTTCTCAGGAATCTAATGAAAATGAAACGACTTCAGAATATATACCGCCAAACAACGATGATAATATTTGTGATTTTTAATATAATTATAATTATAATTATAATATTATAATTATTATTATTATTATTATTAATCAGCAAGTTCAATCTTTTCGGGTTTTTTTCTGATTATTTTCAATTCGGGTTTTGATTCATCAATAATAATAAATTTAGACTTAAACTTAGACTTAGACTTAGATTTAGATTTAGATTTGGTTCTAGACTTTTTATTTTTTGATGTTTTTTCAGCTAAAATTAATTCTCTTGCTTCTTTTTTAGAATAACTGTATTTATTTATATATTCAATTAAATTATTTTCACTTATTGTATTTTCTTGATTTATAATTTTTTTTTTATATTTATTTGATAATGTTTCTAAATCAAGTAATAATGTATTATTAAATTCACTAACTACATAAAATACAGGATATTCATTGTCTTCTTCAGTTGAACTAATAATTTTTATTCCTGGACATTTTATAAAATAGTATTTATTATTGTTACTTTTATTTAAAATTAGAAGACTTTCTTTGTTTTCTAATAATGTTTTTTTGGAAAATAAAATAATTGGTAAATTATATATTTTTGCTATTATCCAAATATCTAAATTTGTCAGATAATATTCCGGGCTTAATATAATATCTTCTATTTTAACTTGTCCAGATAATATTTGTTTTGCCAAATTCTTTTTGCCTTGTGAATTTAAAACATTTGTTACCCCTACTGGATTGTCTAAATATAATTTTTTATATTTAGTAACTAGTTTTTCTTTTATAGAATTAATTGATGTTATTTCATCTTTTAAATAATCATCTATTATTATTTTTATAAATTGGAATGTACATATTTCTGGTAATTTAGAATAATATAAAAATTTGCTTTTTTCTGGGAAAGTTTTTTTCCATTTTTTATCAATTTCTTTGCTTTTAATGTTTTTATCGCAATCAACTTCTTTATCTTGAAACTGTTTCATTAATTTGCTCGTAATAACATTTGAATAATAATTTGAGTTAAATGGCTTACTAGTATCATATGTATTTTTTTTTATATAAGGATTTTTTGGTTCTATCATGTTATCATCAAAATATCCTTCTTTTTCTAAAATTATTGCTTGTGACAAAATAATTTCATCGTCGCGCAAATTATATTTAACATCTTGAAATGCTAAAAACATATTAGATTTAAGAATAAATGATTTTATGCGATTATATCTAACAATTTCATCAGCAATTCTGCCAAAATACATTTCTTCGTTATCTTTGCCATTAATAAGATTTCGTTTGGGAATTAATAAAACACACTCATTTTCTTTTTTTATTAAACAGAAATTTTTTTCTCCACAAGATTCATCGTCATTTAAATAACAGTTTGTAATATCTTTTAATTTATATAAAACATCTTTTTCATATATTATAAATTCAAATACGTTTTTAACTAAATCGTATATAACTTTTCGCACTTTTTTAAGTTTGTCTTTGTAAGATATTGGAGATTTATTAATTTTCATAATAGTCGCGTGTTCTTTTTTATTCTCTAATTTATTTAAAATAATTCTAATTGTATTTCTAAAAATGCTAAAAAAGTTATTTTCAAGTGAAATGTTTTTAATAAATTCAACACGTTTAATATCTTTTTTTACGCTAGTCATAATTTTCTTATCTAAAATTATGTGATTTGTATCTTTAAATTCAATTAAATCATCGTCATTGTATATATTCGGCGATGGTTCTGATAGTTGAACAAATTGATTAGTTTTTGTTATGATTCCAATTATTAATTTGTCTTCCATAATTTTTAATTTAGGATCACATGGTATCTGTTTTTTTGATTTTTTATAAATTTCTTTTAAAAAATCACGAGTTTTTTCATAATTCATACCAGTTAACTCATCGATCCAACTTATTGACATATCTGATTCAATTAATCCTGATGGATAACAAGGAATAAATGCGATATCATCCATGTAATTAACAGTTACTCCGATAACCTTTCCATCATAATTCAATACTTGAGAGATCGGTTTTATTTCAATTTGAGAAAGAAGTTGAATTAATTTAAAGAGAGAAATATTGCGAGCAAACTCATATACCTCCGGAATGCTTTCATTTGGCAAACATGTGTTATTTATAAAGCGTTTAATGTTTTCTAGAACACTTTTAATGTTACCCATTAAATTTGAATTTTTTATGCTAAATGTTGCGTTAACATGTAATGTTGTTTCTATATCATAAAATTGATAAATCGGTTCAAAAAATAAATCTTTATACATTAAAATTGCGGTTTTTTTATTAATGTCAAATAAATTAGATGAATAACTATTTGTTGGACAAAGAATGTTCATATTATCTGTTGAATCATCTGAATTTGGGTTTATTATTACTAAGTTAATGCCATCTTTGAATAATTGTGGATTGGGCTGACAAACATAGTCCCATAAATGCGTGTGGTCTATTATAACTTCATCATCTAATAAAAACGATTTAAACCCTTCAAATGCTCGTATCATTTTTTTAAGTAACAATAATTTTGCCTTATTATCTTTATTAGTTTTTTTATAAATAGACGAATCACTATATTTTTCTATGTTAGTTTCTAACCCATTGTCAAATTGCTGAATTAAATTACCATTCTGAAGATTTATAAATTGATCTAACGACAATTCATTGACTATTTTTTTTTTAAATTCAGAGATAGTTAATAGTGGTATATTATTTTCTTTAGAATATATTTCTGAAATACAAGCAATAAAAGATTGTTTGTTATGATTTTCAACGCCATGTCTTAATATACAATAATGAAATGGTTTTAACTTATGTTTATTATTAGGATTAATACATTTCGCATTATCTGTGTGAAGAAATTGTTGGATCGATTCCGGCAAAAATCCATATTTTGCTTGTTTTAAGGGAAATGATTCTGCCTTATTAATATAATCGTCAGGATTATCATTGGATTTTAATTTTGAGATTTTTATATTAGTTTTATTTTCATTGTTAAGACACTCTGAACGTCTGGCTATTTGTAATTTACTATTCCAATCTTTAAAACAACACGGAATACATTTATTATCTGGATGATTTTCTTTATCTAAAAATCCTGGATAATGGTTTATATACTTTTTAGTTGTTCCTTTAAAATGTTCTGAACCTTTTGCGAACTCATATATTTCATCGCCTTTCGCAATCGTTTTTGAGTCGGTGGGAATAATTCCTCCATATTTGCCAGATTGTGCTTCTTCTTCAGTCAAACTTGTATTTTGAGTAAGACTCCAATATCTTGGACAAATATACCAGTATTTTTTATCGGTGGTTCCATATTCAAGAGCCTTTGTGTATGAATCAGGATGCTCTCTGTCGATGCGCATTTTTTCTTCATTTGTTAAAATAATTGGCTGTCTTCTATTATTTGCCGGACAAACTCTAGAATATGAATCAAATTTTCCGTCTTTTCTTTTTAAAAATAGTTTTGGTTCTAAATCCGTCATTTTTTTTAAAAATGGTGACCTGGTTAAACTCATACCAGTTACATCTTTTATAGATTTACTGTTTTTTGTTCCACCAGAGGTTCCTGAATTAAAATCAGACCCCGACTCGGACTCAGATAAAGCATTTCGCAGATTACTACCAAATAAATTATTATTCGTTTCCGAGTCTGATGTCACCGTGACAGGTGTTTTTTTTGATGTTTCTGCCATATTAGACTCTTCTAATTTACTCGCTTCAAGAAGAGTTGCTTCTTGATTAGCTTTAACCTTTTTCTTCAACTGAGCTTCCTTAATTTCTTTACTCATTTTTTTTGAATCACTTGATGATTCGTTTGATGAATCATCTAAAGAAGGTTGTTTTATTGGTCCAGCTTGCTCACTTACATCGGATGAAATTGATGAATTTTTTGATTTGTTTTTATTAACAGACTTTTCGCTTTTTTCGCTTTCGCTTTTTTCGCTTTCGCTTTTTTCGCTTTCGCTTTTTTCGCTTTCGCTTTTTTCGCTTTCGCTTTTTTCGCTTTCGCTTTTTTCGCTTTTGCTTTTTTCGCTTTCGCTTGTAAAAGCATTGCTTATAGATTTTTCCCGCTCTTCTTCATCTTCTTCATCCAACAACATATTATACAAATCATTTTCATTGTCTTTATCAACAATTTGTACAATGTCAGTTGATTCTAAATTTAATTGTTTATTAACAAATGAGCGCTGTTCATTTATGGCAATAACTTCATCCATTTCTTTTAGTTCTTTTATTTCTTTTCCAGAACAAACTTTTCCAAAATCTTCAACTGAAACTTCTGATGATTCAGGGTCTTCAATCATTCTAATTATAGAATCTAAATATAAAGGCAGACGCTCGATATAATCTAGTCTATCAATTCCATTAACATTGATAATTAAATTGTTTGTGTATTTTTCTTTAATCATTGTAGTTTTAAATCCAGGGTCATCTTTAATTTTATAATGATTTTTTTGATTAGCTTCTTCTTCAATCTCAACTCTTGAAGCAAACTCATTATATTTTTGTTTTGCAACTTCATCTGAATGTCCAAAATTAGATTTTAATCCTGTTAGTATTTCATTTTCGCCTTCATCATTTTTTAACATGTCATAAATCCATCTATCTTCGGCTGCCATTTTGTTATAATTTGAAACACGTTTGTATCGCATTAAAAATCCTTTGTTTAAATTCTTGATATCAATAATATTAAAAATAGAAGATAAACATTTTTGAAATGGTTTTAGGTCAAATTCGGTTGTAAGTGGAAATTTAATTTCATAATTTAAATCAGTCACTTCAACATTATTTGAAGTAATGTTTGTAAATCGTGGCATTGAATAACCATAATGTTGAATTAAATTAGAAATTTCGTCAATTAATGGTTGAATTTTTTTTTGAATTAAATTTTCGATTGATGCTGGACTATAAAGTGATTTAAATTCTAAATCTATTTTTATAAATCCTTCATCGGTTAATTCGCAATACATGGGGTTTTCATTTATATCACTAATATGAATTGTAACACTTTTATTGCGACCAATATTCATTACATCTTTTTTTATATCTGATTTTGAAAGAATTGGGATTTTTTTTCCATTTATTGAATTATTTGGCGCATATAAACGATATAAATTATCGAGTTTTTTATCAGGATTAAATTTAACTAATGGATATTGTTTATTTGCGTGAAATAATTTAAAAATTATATCAAGAGGCATTTTTATTTGTTGTTCAGATGTCAATTCTAATTTAATTGATTTAATACCTTTTGAAATATAATTTAACTCATGTCTTCTTAATTCAAATAAATTTATAAGAGTTGAAATAATTTTATCATTTGTTTTAAAATTAGCATCAATCATTTTTTCAGACTCTATAATTAATTTTTCTCTTATTTCATTTAATTCTTCAAGCGATTTTATTTCTTTATCATATAGTAAAGGATAATATGTTTGTATTGCGAAAGCATGAGACATAATTGAAGTGTTTAATGAACTTAATACATCATTAGCTAAACATAAAAATATAAAATCATTTTCAAGATTTTTGATATTTATTAAGAGTGAACGATTTGTACTTGAAAGAAAGTTTTCCACATGTGTTTCCAGATATTTATCAATTACTGTTAAATCAAAGGGATTTACTGTATAAGAATAATTAGTTTCAATCGAGGTAAATTTTTGACCAATGGGCTTGTTTATTTTTAGTTCTGAATTTAAATCTAATTTAACGACATCGTCATAGTCATAAACCTTTTTATCTTCTAAAACACTTATATTTATATTTTGAAATTGACTTAAAAACTGAAATAAAGTTTCTTTTGTTAAAGCATTGGTGTCATTGCGAGTTAAAGCTTTATATATTTCTTCAGAAGAAATATTCATTCTTTCTTTTCCAAAAAGATATATTTCAGGAATGGAAATTCCTAAATTACAGTTGCTTACAATTTTCTTCTTAATTGTTTCAATTGTGTCATCCTCATGAATTAACAAATTAATAAATATTATTTCTGGATTGTCTTTTTTTATTAATTCTTGTGTTTTTTCATTAAATATTTCTTTATTTGAAATATTTTTTTCTTTTTCTGATATATTATCGCCACAAAATACAAATATTTTTTTTATTTCATTATCTATTGTATAAGCAATTTTAAACAATCGCAACATATATATAAAGGAATGTTATTTTAATTTATATAATGAACTTTAAAATGATCGCTGGCATGAGTTTAAATAGAGGCATTGGATTAAAAAATAAGTTGCCATGGCATTTCAGTGAGGATTTGCGTTATTTTTCAAAAATAACTAAAGGAAATGGAAATAATGCCATTATAATGGGAAAAAATACTTGGAATAGTTTAAACCAAAAAGCTTTACCTGGCAGAACAAATATAGTATTGTCTTCAACGCTTACTCAAACATTAGAAAACGCAATTTTATTAAAAAGCATATCTGAAGCAACAGAATTTTGTCTAGAACATAAATTTGATACGGTTTGGGTTATAGGCGGTTCCCAAATATATAATCAGTTTTTAAATACTGAATTAATTGATGAATGTCATTTATCAGTCATCAACAAATGTTATGAATGTGACACATTTTTTCCTAAATTTGATGACAACTGGTATCAAGCAAATTTGATAAAGATAAAAGAACAAGTAGGAAAAAAAGAAGAAGAAAAAGAAGAAGAAAAAGAAAACAATAAATATTCGCCAAAAATCGAAGTAATTATTATGAAAAAGAAAACATAGTTGATTTATTCATACAAAGGATTTTTATTAATGGTTGTTCCACAATATCTCTCTGGATTTTTTTTATAATCTACTGGAGAATATAAATTATTTTCTTTTGCTACTTGTAATAAAAATTTAAAATTATTCCAAAATTCTTCTGTATGACCAATGCTTACAGAAGCAATGTGAGATAATTCATGTATTGCCACAAATGTTAATGTATTTAAGTCTATTAATTTTTTTCCATCTCTTTCTTCGTTTAAACAAAATGCGATTTTCTCTCCTTTATTTTGGCTATATGCGGTGTATTCACTAGTTGGTAAAGTTTCATATATTTGTTTTGGATTAAACCCTTTTACAAGACGCTGAACATTATCTCTGTTTTCATATTTTTTTTTACAAATGTCAACTAATTTTTTCATATTTGCGGTAACTTTTGCTAATTTATCCGCGGCCAATTCGAGTTTGGCAGTTTCGCGAACACAATATGTATTGCCATCTATGGTTGAAACAACACATTTTAAGTTAAAATAATCAGATTCTAAATATATTTTTATGCTAACAATTAATATCAATGCTATTAATACATAACCTAACAAATTTACTTTCATATAATATTAATTGTGATAATTAATATTATAAACATTATAAACATTTTATATCTGCTAATATATATATATATATATATATTCATTTACTGTGAACCACATCCGATTTCAAGGGGGCGGCGCATGTCATCAGGTGCCATTGTGGTTTGATTCCAGGGACCCACTTCCATTTGAGGATTGGCAGGTTCAGAGCGAATTTGTAAATTAGCGTTTCTTAGAGATTGAGATGCCATGCCAATTATATTGCCTGGCTCCAAAACGCTAATGTCAACATTCTGAGGCATGTTAACATCCCACTCACTGCCCTTTGGAAGTAATTCAGCTGCGTCGATAACAGTCTCTTTTGTACAGCTGGCCACGCCAGAACCTTTGTCAGAAACTTGAAAGTCAATCGGAGCGCCATCTAAATTGTCATCATCGACAACTGGGCTCCCTTCGGGTCCAGCAACAGCACTTGAAGTTGCGCTTGCCTGAGCATTCATGTTGTCAAGGACAACATTTTTGTCGCTTGAATATTGCATGAAATAATATCCAAGAAACAGAATTCCAATTGTAATAATAACCGCTGTTTGATTCTGTTTAACGAATGCAAGTGGTTTATTAAGCATTTTTGTCACACTCATTATATAAAATGAATGATAAAATATTTTTAAAAAATTTATAATTATTATTTTAATTTTAGTTTTAATTATAAATTTCTAAAATCTCTAAATTATTCTAAATAATTTTGAATATCATCATTATCAGAATCATCCGAATCATCCAACATGTATTTTACTTTTATTTGCTTCGCTTCTAAATGGGCCTTTAATGCTTTTGTTTTTAATTCTTTTGCTTTATGCTTGGCGCTTTGATATATTTCGTAATATATTTCATTTGGCTCCCGAATCTTAATTTTATCTAAATTATCGTCACTAACGTCTAAAGTAATTTCTTCAATTTCATTTTTTTTCATATTATTGTTGTTTATATTGTGCTTTTTAATGGGTTCTGCTTCAACTGGTTCTGCTTCAACTGGTTCTGCTTCAACTGGTTCTGCTTCAACTGGTTCTGCTTCAACTGGTTCTGCTTCAATTGGTTCTGCTTGAACTGGGTCTGCTTCAACTGGTTCTGCTTCAACTGGTTCTGCTTCAACTGGTTCTGCTTCAACTGGTTCTGCTTCAACTGGTTCTGCTTGGAGTTCTTCTGCTTGGACTGGTTCTGCTTGGAGTTGTTCTGCTTGGAGTGGTTGTGTTTCAACTGATTCTGCTTCAATTAAATTATAATCAGTGTTATTGGAGTCAATTGTTTCAACTTTTGTTTTAATTGGTGACTCAGGAACAATGTCTTGAGTTTTAAATTCTTCCTTAATGTTTTTTTTTTCTAAAGTATTGGAATTAGATTCTTTATTATCAGTTTTTTTAATTAAACATCTATGTTCCATTACTGAATTATCAATAGTCATAAACTGAATTAATTTAATATCAATTTCAAAACTCCTTGATGTAAATCTAATTCCTTCTAATAAAATTAATGGAATAATATTTGTTGATGATTCCAAATTATCAATATCAATATGAACTTCTTTTTCATCATATCCAACACATTTAGTTTTCCCTGTATGTTTATTATAATCGATATTAGTTCGAATTAATATAAATTTACCTGATTTAAATGAGCGTGATATGGGATTTATCATAGTTTCGATATCTGAATTTGTTAATTCGTTGTGAAACCAAATGTCTTTTTTATCCGAAATAATTTGTAATATTTTTTCCTCAATCTTTTCAATCCAATCAATTAATAAATTTGAATCACTTCGCTCATACATTAAATCACAGTATTTATTTTTCTTAGTTGTCATAATCCCTTGTTTGGTGTTACATTTTGGAAGTTGAATATAAATTAATGAAGAATCATCTGTAAATATTTTAGCATAATAAGAACCTCCTTGAATAGACTGAGGATTTCCTAAAGTTAAGTTATTATAATTAAAATCATCGTTAATAGATTGAATATTCATTAAAAATATTTAAGAAAATTTACTTTGTAAAAACACGCAGATCTTTTTATATTTTTATATTAATGAGTCAAAACATTATATACGAATCTTTATTAAATAAATGTTTGACAATATTAAAACGTGACGATGTCAAAGACGAATTAAAAAATATGTTTGTTCCATTAATAAATTTACTGTTGGTGGAGATTTATCCATATATATATTTGTCAATGCTCTTTGTTATAATAAGCTTTTTACTACATTTAGGAATATTTTTTTTACTTTTAAGAAATAAGAATTTTTCTAAAGACGATTAATTTAATCTTGCGTTATATTATAATGGCTCTTAGAAATAATATTCGTGGTGGCGCTTGTAATTCTAGTGCTTGTAATTCTTGTGTGGAAACTCAATTTGGAGGCAAAAAGTCTCGTCGTGCCAAGTCTCGTCATGCCAAGTCTCGTCATGCCAAGTCTCGTCGTGCCAAGTCTCGTCATGCCAAGTCTCGTCATGCCAAGTCTCGTCGTCACAGAACTTGTCGCAAGAGGCGTTGCCACAAGGGCGGCGGCATGCTTGAAAATTTAGGCAAGGCGGTTGTTCCAGCGGCAATTTCATATGCTTTGTTTAAAGTTGGACGTAAAACAAAAAAACGTCGCAAGAGCAGAAAATCAAAGTAAATATGTATCTAAGAAATATATTAAATATAATTTTATAAATTTAATATATTAAATGTCTTTTGAGAATAATATTAAAACATGGGTTGCGGTTGATAATGAGTTGCGAAATTTGAACGAAAAAGTCAAAGATTTAAGAGAGAAAAGAAATCAAATTTGTTCATCGATAATGACGCATGTTGAAAATAACAGTCTTGAAAATGCCACCATAAAAATATCAGATGGCATGTTAAAATTCACATCTTCAAAACAGACTGCTCCACTTACTTTAAAATATGTAGAATCTTGTTTAAATGATTGTATAGATGAACCTAGTGATGTTAAAGCAATTATGGAACATATTAAAAGCAAACGAGAACATAGGTTTTTGTCCGAAATTAAAAGAAATTACGATTAATGTAATAAAAATATATTCAGAATATATTTATATAAATGAACAACTCTCTCATTTTTAATTATGACAAAGACAAAAATATTACTGTGGCTGGTTATGAAATTAATTCTGACATGTTAAATGCCAACCGCAGTCCAATTTCAACTTTAAATTTTAGCAAATCCGCAAAAGATATTAAATCAATTGCTGATATTTTTAAAGGTAAAATTGTTCCAGCGGGATTATTTTCTGGTGAACAAATGAATTATTCCGATAATAAGGATAAAGATGTTTTGGACGATTTAAAAGATTTAATTGAAAACCCAAATATTACTCTCGATAAATTTGCGAAAAAACACTCAAAAACAAAAAAACATTTAAGTAAGAAAAAGAAACAAAAAACAAAACGCAACAAATAAGCACCGCCTTAAATTAATATAAATAATTATTATAATATTATATTATTATTTATATGAATTTTGATTATGACTCCGAAATAGAAACCGAAGTTAAAATCATTTTAAATGAAATAATTGAACATACTTGTGATTACGTGCCAATTGACATGCCAATTGAGGTATCAAATGTCGTGCCAATCGAGGCACCAAATGACTTGCCAATTAATGCTTTAATGCCACAAGATACAGATTTAATTGGCATTTCGTTGATTGATCAAGAAGATGATTCAAAATTATGTGTCATTTGTTTAGATGATTCAGACACAAGAGTTAAAAATATAAAAGAATTAAAAAATATAGAAAAAACATGTGATTGTAATTTTAATGTTCATGTTAAATGTTTTCATAAATGGATTCGCACTACACCAGCTTGTCCATATTGCCATGAATTAATTTTAATAAAAAATCGAGGTCAAATACGCGAATACCAACGAGTTAGGTCACAAAATAATTCAAGTGATGAATCAGATGACATTGGAGATTTTAATGGAATTCGAATGAACTTAGAACGTCGTAATTCAAGAAACTCCACTTGTTCGGCATTGTGTGGGTGTATATATCTTAATCAAAGAGGTATATTTTTGCTACTGCTTTTCTTTTTTATTATGCTGGTTTATTCAGATGCTATATATTTTTGATTATTTCATTTTTGACTATTTATATTTTTTGGCATTTTACATCATTTTTTTACATTATTTTCTGTATTATCAAAAGTTCCACCAATTAGCCAGGGAGGTGTTGTGCGAGCCATCGCGTTTTTATCTGAATGAAGTTTAATTGAAGGGCGGCCCCCGGCATTGGGGTCCCAAATTGAATTACCAACATTCATTAATGAACCATCGCTATTAATTCCATTTGAACCATATTGTTTAGGCATTATAATATATTTAAAATATTAAAATATTTTATAATGAGTCAATTTTTAATAGGCGTTGCTACTGGAATTTGGCTTGGAACAATGTATGACTTTAAACCAATTGTAGAGCAAACTACAAAAATTGTGAAAGAAAATTTTCCTAAAGAAAAGGATAATTAAAACATACTCCAATTATTATTATTAAATGGTGAAACAAGAATATTTGTTAAACGATTTCTCCAATAATCAACTCGTCTTTCTTCCATAATATCTTTATTTGTTTTTGGATATAAATCTTTTGTTTTCATTAATTTTGCTTCAGCTGCAGTCATTTTTGGCTTATATCCATAACAATTTACTCCAAATCTAGCATTTTTATTTTCTATGAATCCTCCGTTTATTCCTGGGCGACCACAGTCATTTTTATGACCGTCAATTTTTTGTAATTTTTGCCATTTTTCTAATTGTGTTGGAAATAAAGCCATTTGATCATCAGACCATCCATAATTACACCAATCTGCCCCCTTTTCATACGCATCACTTATTTCCTCGTATTTTGCTAAACGTCCGCCATATGCTTTACACAATGCTTTGGCATCATCATATGTGTATTCGTTTTCTGGAATGTTAAATACCTGTTTGGAAATTTTTATTTCTGGCACCGTTGGCTTGCTTGCTGAGGGCTTGTCAGAATTAATCATTATATCAATTTCTGGTTCATCAGTAAAGATATTTTTCATATCAGTGTTAATTGTAACATTATTATAGTACGCAAAAATATTAAATATTATTAAAAATGTTAATATTGCCCACAATAAAACATCTAAATTGCTGTCTCCAGAAGTTACTTCTCCAGTAGGAACTGTAACATCTCCTCCGATTGAAATAAACATAATATAATATCCAACAACGATTATTAACATTATTAATATCACCATTGGATTAATTACTAAATTATTAAAAAAATAGAACGGGTAAATTGGACCCGCCATTGAATTAAATTCAGACTCCATTATATTTAATATGTTATTTTTTTTTACGATAAAAGAAACAATATGCTTCGGTTGAAATCAGTGATTCCTCATTAATTTCATTTACATTTGTGTCATTAAAATTATACCATTTACCATTAGCATTTTTTACGTTTGCATGATAATGTCCTCCTGAACTACCACCAGAATGATTACAAATTCCATATAATTCATATACATACGAAGCGCTATTATAACCTTTAATAAATTTAGACATATCTAAATTATTAATTGGCATGTCAACTTCTTTATTGATTTTTTGTCCATAATTATTCCATCTTTTAAGACCAATAATTAAAATATTTGGTAGCGACCAAAATACAATTCGTTTATTTACATCTTGTTTTTTTTTTATTTTTTCATTGTACCATGCATTCTCGCCGTCCATTAACTCGCTTTTACAATGAAGTTCAACACAATCAATTAACGTTGGTTTTCTAATTTCTGGTATGGGCAAATTTAATACTGAAAATGGTTCTGGTCTTAAACTAAGAATTTCATTATTATCTTTTGCCGTAACAACACTTACATGTATTCCATAAAAAAACTCAAGCATTTCAGAATATTCTGTTTTATACATATCTTTCATCATCTTATAACAAACTTGTGCCAATTTATCCGTATTATTTTGTGCAACTCCTGTTATATTCATGTCAACTTCTCTTGCCAATGCCTCATGAAAACAATCTATTATAAAAAGTAAAAATTCTTCGGTGTCATTTTGCGAATGTCCCGAAAAAATTTCTCGTTCTTTTAAAGAAGCCACTTTTTGAACCGATTTAACAAATCCCCACGGAGCAATTGTACAATTGCCACTCCACATCAATTCTCTCAATTTATTCCATTCTAATATTAATACAGAATCTGGCTTGTTGTTCAGTTTTTCTTTATATTTTTCATCTCTTAAAAAATTAGATAATTCATAAGAATGAGATAAAATTTGAACGCAAGAGTTTACATAGCATAAATTTCCCAAATTGGCCAACCCGGTTAATCCTTTGTCTTTATATTCTTCAAAAGAAGATTTTGTATTAAGTTCCATTAATTAATATTTATAGATATATTTAAACACATTTTTTATATTACATAAAAATATATGAGTAATATTAACTTTGTTCAATCTTATATTGAAAGCATTGCTTCGTCGAGAATGCTACTAAGTCAAATTGTTGCTACTATACGACAACAAGATACTAATTTAAATAATATGATTAGCACTATGGTGCGAAATCAAAATCGTGTTGAAAATCGCGCTGAAAATCGCGCTGAAAATCGCGCTGAAAATCGTGCTGAAAATCGTGCTGGAGTTGATACACAAAATGGCACACGACAAAATGTTTCCAACGAAAACTCGTCTTCTTCAAGACCAGTTATTCCAAATATACCAAATGATTTATTTACAACTGTTCCTATTGACTCACTTTATAATGAAGATATATATCCTTCTTCATTTAGAAACCATGTTAGTCGCATTCGTTCAGCTCAACCAAATGAGCCAATTGTTCGACCAGCGGCTCGAAGTTCAATTCAATCGCCCGTGCCATCCGTCGCTCCACCGGCTCCTCCAATGTCCCGCCATTCATCACGTTCAAATTCTCCAAATCAAAATATAAGAATGCCTCCGAATTACACATATACTCCTAGCTATACTATTCCTCGCCGAACAACCACTTCTAACAATTTTAGAAGTTATTTATTTGATTGGCGTGAAAATAATATTAGACGCATTCAACCTGACATAAATTTTGAGAGCTTTTTGCGTCCCGTAAATATCCGACCATCTCCGCAACAAATTAATCAGGCAACTGAAACATTGTCTTTTGGTGAAATTATAAATCCAACTAACACTGAATGTCCAATTACTCGTGAATCATTTACAACTGAGGAACAAGTAATTCGAATACGCCGTTGTGGGCATATTTTTAATCCACCCTCACTACGTCAATGGTTTCGCGTAAATGTTCATTGCCCAATGTGTCGAATTGACATACGTGATAATTTAGAAAGTCAATCTCAAGAAAATACTAGAATTCCATTTTGGAGAACAACCAGTCGAAGCACAGAACAAACAAGCCAAACAAGCCAAACAAGCCAAACAAGCCAAACAAGCCAAACAAGCCAAACAAGCCAAACAAGCCAAACCAGCCAAACCAGCCAAACCATGCCATGTAATTCACGCGGTTCAAATAGTAGAAGAATATCCGCTTTTCAACAGCGTTTAAATCAACGTCGTGCTGAAAGACAAAATAATATTAATGCCCCGATTGAAACATTTAATCCTGCTGTTCCCGCAGATGAAGTCTTATATGATAATGTAACTGATAATGTAACTGATAATGTAACTGATAACGTAACTGATAATGTAAGTGATAACGTAACTGATAATGTAACTGATAACGTAACTGATAATGTAAGTGATAACGTAACTGATAATGTAAGTGAACAATCTTCGACGCTTGAATCACGATTATCTAATATAACCAATTTTATAGCAAGAGGAATTAATTCACATCTAAATCAAGCAGACCCATCAGATAATTTATTAATTCAATATGAATTTATGTTGCCAGATAATTTAACCGACATTTTAACAAATGAAGATATTAGTGACCAAGAGTTATTAAATCAATTTCATTATAATAATTTTTATTATGATAATTTATCACGTAATGATTTTATTAACATGTATAATAATATGACAACCAATTCAACATCAATTGACACGGAGACCAATATTCGTACCGACAATATATCATCTTCGGCTGAAACAAATGACTGATTTATCTAAATTTATTTAAAAATTGATTTTGAAATCATTTGATTACAAATAATTATTCATATGATTTCAAAACAAATTATTTATGAGTATGGAAAAACAATAGGACGACAAGTCTGGTTTGTTGGTAAAATTTATATTATTTGGATTTTCATTTATTATATTGCTGTAAATTCGTATTCATATTTTTGTGCTCCGACTACCTTATGGGGATTCTTAATCGCACCGTTTCTTGTTCCTCTCCCACATTGTGTCGGTCTTAGATGGTGTATTCAACATGGTTCAGACGTTATTACCGCAATGTGGGTAATGTTGGGGTCATGGCTTGTTGCCGGTTTGGCCGGAGGATTATCAAATAATAATTAATGTAATTAAATTTGTATAAATTTATATAAATTTATATAAATTTAAACTGTTTATAATTTAAATTATTTGTAATTTTAGCTATTTATATCGATTGGTGTTGGAATTATAATTGGTACAATTGGAAACCATAACAAAGCATTTTTTAATTCGCTGACTCCACGGCGAGCATTCCAGCATTTTGTTCGCGTTCGACACATCTTTTCACGGGCTTTTGAATACACTAACGGTTCTGTTTTTAATAATTTTGTAAACTCTTTTTTTTCTTTCTCACACATTTCAAGTTGTTCTTGCTTTTTATAATATTTTTTAACCAAACTAGTTAATGCTTTCGGAGCATCAGGCTTTTTTGCCTGATTTAAAATAAAATTAAATTTAAATTTCTCTCCTTCTGTGAATTTCATCCATCCCCTTTTTTTACCACCAACATAATTATTAATGCCATTATTTCCACAACATGGACATCTACCATCCTCTTGAATGTGAGTAAAACCATTATGTCGAAACCACGTTACAATACAATGTGTATGAAATTCATGATTACATTCTGGCAATTTATATGTTTGATGGTCACTTAGAGCGCCTTGACATATAACACAAATTGGCGTGTCGTAATCTTCCGGCAATAAAACATTCATCGGATTTATCGCATGTGAATTAGACATTATTATACAAAAAAAAATAAGGTTTATATTACTTTACTTAATTTATTGAATTAATTTATTTAATTTACCGGGAGTTTTAAAATTTAAAATTAATAATGATATTTGTGAAACACGTGTGTAACAATAAAGTTCATTATGGATACAATCTGATTGTTTTGGTGCTTTTAACAATTTGTTATTGAAAGAACCATAATAAAGCATATTTGTTTTATCATTTAATTGTTGTAAGTTATAAATTAAATTAAAATCAATAATTTCATCAGGATTAATTATCATTTTACATAACAAAAATTCCAAATACAAATCGTATTCTAATATTTTTATTTTTTCGGAAACATTATCCAAAAAAACAATACATTTTTTATATAATTCCATGCGTTTGTTTCTTGGTTTTAAACATCCATGAAATGTATCACATAATATAATTTGTATTAGTACACTTGAAAAAACTTTAAGTTCTTGTGTATTATTTATGTTAATATATGAGCTGAAATCTAGTTCATTTATTTTATCTAAAAAATATTCATATTCATCAACATTTATATTTACAAATAAACTCCAAATATATTTTAATCCACCGTAAATTAAAAAGTAAGATTGAAAGCTCATTTCTTTATTGTTAATAAAATAATCAATTTCTTCTAATGAAAATATAGAATTTATAAAATCTTTATTTGTATTATAAAATTCTAAATATTTTTTGTATCTGTCATCAAACTTTTTTTGTATTGTTTGTATAATTAAAACGTCATATATTATAACTGACATCAAGAAAAATGTATATGGGTCAAATTCTATATTAAATTTATCTGGGTCAATTGCTTTATAAAATAAATTTGCGTTATATTTTTCGAAAAAATCTTTAAAACCTTCTAATTTTTTTTCGTACATAATCATTACATAATCACACAAATTATTTAATTTATTCGCAATAACTTTATTATCATTGTTTATCAATAGCATATTTATTAGTCCAATGTCAATTGGTTCAAATAATAATTCATTTGTTCGATAATATTTCAAAATATATAATATCCAATCTAAACATTTGATAATTCTTTCATCGTTGTCCATTTTATTATAACAATTTATATTTTTATTTTATATTTTTTATTTATTTTATATTTATATTTTAATTTGTGAATTTATTTGAAAAAGCTCTCAATTGACATCATGCCGCTATTTTTCTTTTCAATTTCTTTTAAATATTCATCAAATATTAATGCTTTCACTTCTTTATTGCGCACTGTTTCCAACTTTTTTCTGAATTGTTCCTGCTCTGGATATTTCAATTTAAGAGCATCCAACTCCTTTTTCCACAGCCTCAATGTATGCCCTTTCTTTTTCTTAAAATCTTTCATATCTTCCAACACCAGCGCAAATACCTGTTGAAGTGGTTTCATAATCTGATTTGTAATATAAAACGCATAATTAATCTTTAAACCGGACTCGACAATGTATTCCGGCGTCTCAATTCGCTCCCCTTGAAGAGCCTTCTTGTCCGAATTTTCAATATACACAAATGCCACCCGGTCTCCCACACTCGGTTTATTTCCCGGGTCTCTTTTACCAATTCTATCCGCCAAAACCTTATGAGCAATCGTCTTGGGATTTTTGTATTCCCCGCGCAGGGATTTTGTTATCACCAATTTTACCATATCATATTTCTCTTCAATCATATTACGCAAACATTCTCGCAAAAATGCCAGCGCTTTTTCAATATCCCGATCTTTCATCAAAATATCAATTACGCCGCCATAAATATCTTTCACAATTGGCGCATTGTCTCGCCGCTTCAGCACAATTCCCATCGACTTTCTCGAACACTTATGTGGGTCCATTTCATAAAGCATCCCCACATATCTTTTCTTTGATAATAAACAGAACGGCCAGAATGTTTTTTCATATTCTAAATCATGTGGTTTTTTCAGGAATTTTGTGGCCAATTCGCCCGCTTCCTGCGCCAATTCAATCGTGACTTCCAACGCTTTTTGACCTTTTATTTTATTTCCCTTACCATCCATGGGGTTAAATTTGAAGAAAACACTGTCCGTATCTCCGTATACATACTCTGCGTCCACTTTTATCTTTCCATGACACTTTGTCTCAACCTCCACGTTCTTATAAGCCTCCTCAATTACCCGTCTCGCATATGTAAGTAATTTACGTCCAATTGCCGTCGTACTCGCAGCACAATCCACTTCATAAAATGTGCTAGTTTTTGCGCCGGTCTGACCATAAAGCGAATTGGCCGTCGTCTTAATACTAAGTTGCCTTTTATCCAGAATATTTTTCATGAAAGCATCCTTTTGGAGTGGAATCAATTTCCGTGTGGCTTTTCTTGCCGCCAAAAGCTCCTCCAATATTGACGGCATTACTGCGCGACTGCCTTCGGGAAATTGTGCGAAGCGACAAATCTTATACCCAACACAAACCTTCTCCATGGCGGCTTTCGGATTATTATTTTTCCTGCGCCACTTATATGTGTCATATTTAATATCAACATATTCATAGCCATCCATGTTATCATATATATATTCACCTTCCTCATCTTTATCACCGGTTTCGCGAACAAGATTATCATCTAAATCATATTCTTTTGTCCAAACCTTGCTGTCATGTGAAATATTTTCGCTAATCATCGACGATGGATATAGCGAACTATAATCCACGCAAGCCACCGCTTCATCCAGATATAAATTACATTTCGGTGGCAAGACAATTGCTCCTTCATAACTCTCGTCATTCATCGACTTTTCAATTGTCGGCATCAAAATACCTTTTTCCCGGCATTTTTTACTAATGTATGACGTAAGTTTGATTCCCTGACCACGCAAAACCAAGAATTCCATCGGAACGCTACAAAGCGATGCCATTTCCACAAATCCCGTAATAAAATCGACTTTTCTTAACAAATGATGAACCAAGTTACAATCTTGAATACAGTATTTGGCAATAATTGCCTTCTGGTCTGGTCCTTCATTTGTCATCCTGAAAATATCCTGTGGAGTAACGTCATCTTTTGCTAAACCCCAGCGCACTTTTTTGCTCATATCCGGTTGCTCAAGGCCATCAATCCAAAAACTGCCTTCTTCTTGATTCAGATTTCTCACAATAAATTTCTGTCCCTCTTTATATAAATCTACGCTATGCGCTTCTTCTTCGAAACTCACATAACTCTCCTCTTCTAAACCGGTTAAATTTTTACTGAATATTTTTGTTTTTCCGTCATGGTGTTCAAGCTTGGATACTTTATCACCAATGAAATAACTCGCCACATAATCCAGCTTATATTTTATCAATTGGAAATCGCGGCGAAAACAATTATACAAATCGATTAAGAGACGACCATTCATTTTCATATATTTAATATCATATTGACCGGTTGCCAAGAAAATCGAGTTTGTTTCCAGACCAGTTTCTTCTTGATTTGTTTCGCGATTCCATTTTTTACTCGTACACGATTCGCCTTTATTTCGCGAGCATTCCATGAATTTTGTCGCACAACCCAATTCTTTCGCACGCACATACATAAACTCGAAATCAAAACCAAAACCATTATATGAAATAATTATATCTGGGTTATGTTTTTGGATTAATTTACTCCATCCAACCAGAAGCTTTTTTTCGCTTGAGAAACACTCAATTTCAGAGTTTTCCACTTGTGGCAAATCAGAACACTCACCTTTTACCGCGCAATGATTTAGATATGGTTTTTCTTGTCCGTAATGAAGAAATGTTGAGCCAATAAATGTAACTTCGTCACCTTTTAGTTGCGGAAATATATTGTCCATTAAGTCCTTCAATTTTTCAATGCGAAGATCTTTAGCTGATTCCGAATCATTCAATAAATTCATGATTGTCCCTCGCTTTTTATATTTCTGCTTTGGTTCAAATTTCTTGAATCCACCACTTTCATTTGTGCCATCTTGCTCGATAAACCCTTCATCTTCGCCTTCAATTTCTACATCTTCTTGTTGAAAATAATTCATCTCTTCTTCTCCTTTCTGAATTTCTTCAATCTTTGTCGTTTTCCAACGCAAAAACAACTTTTCAAGCTCATCTTCACTTATTGCCCGCTTTGGATAAACAATATCGATTCCGTCCATTTGATACGGCTTAATTTGAAATGCTCCATCAATAATCATTCGCAAATATTTATCCGTCTTATTATCATCACTCAAATCATCCCAGTGATTAATTATGTTTTGCGCCAGTTTTTTATATGTCTTTTTTGGCAACGGGAAATCGCCATGACTACTACTTGCCTCAATATCAAAACTACAAATTTTATATGGCACCAATGTCTCTTTATCTGGCAATGGAATAATATCTTTATATTGAATCGTAAATTCATAATCACAAATAGTTGATTTTTGATATTTTTTATGACGCATCGTTTTTTTATTTGGAAGAGCAACCCAGCCTGATGGACTAATATTATTTATATGAAACAATCGAAGTAGCGGTGGAATATTTCCTTCGTATAATTCGAGTCCATCGCCTCCGAAATCATATCCACCTGGTATAAGACGTTGATTTCCACCTTGGTAAGTATACCAAAGTTTTTTTGCTTTTTTCATGGAAATCTCACTCTCGAATTCAATCATCACGAAATTATGGTCTACTCCTCCATCAAAACCATATAATTTTCGCCGCTTTATTAACTTTGCGCCGATAATACTGTCTTCGTAGTAATCTCCCATTTCATCGCGAAGTTTGGAAATAAACATAGATTTGTTTTGCTCTTTCCATGAAAGTGGAACTTTAACATAAAAGAATGGTTTGAATCCTTTCACGAAAATACTTGCTGTTCTTCCACTCTCATTTATACCGAACATCTGAACCAAATACTCCTGGTCAGACTTGAAACCATCCTTCGATTCTGAATCATTATCGGAAATACACTTTTTATCATAGCAATTAAATGTCAGTAGTTTAAATGTAACATGCATGTTTACACTTAAATGAATGATTTTAAATCTTTCAATTTTAATTTAATTTAATCTTTTAAGTTTATATATGAACTTAAATAAAATATTGAAGAATCCAAAATTCCTTTATGGATTTTTATTTATTGCCTCTATTTACAACTATCTAATGTATTCAAAAATTAATGATATTGGTAAACGTGCGCATATATCATTCTTATTTTTTGCGAATTGTTTCGCCCTGTTTTCTGTTGCCACAATTTATTATTTATTTTATAGCGAAGATTCTAAAAGTATGATGACAAGTTTAAAATCTTTATATGCCGAAGACTATGGAAGCTTACTATTGTTTGCCATATGTAATATATTAATCGCATTAACGTCACTCATGCTCGTTGTGAATTATTCTTCTGAGAAATATTATATTTCGGAAACGATAATACATGTATTAACTGGAACGATGGTAATCGCATTGACTTCTGGTGCTTTATCGAGGAATCAGATGTTGGGTGTTGCGTTTATAATTGGAGGCGGTATTCTTTTTAATTATAAGTAATATAAACATATGTATATTATTTTGATATATATATGTTTTCGGAAGAAGAGCATTTAAGTGCTATTAAACCGTTATTTCCGGATTTGGATGACGAGTTTTTGTGGAATGTGATTTTTGAGAAGGGTATGTCACCCGATGGTTCATATAATCCTGAACGAGTTATTAATTATTTATTGGGATTAAAAGAGAGAGAAAATCCCGAAAAAAAATCGAGCTGTGTCTTAGGACAATTATCGGGGCAGTCATCGGAACAAGCATCGGCATTAGAACAAGACATTGATGTTAGTGCTAAACCAGATGAAGACCGATTGCGTTCATTGAATGATGTTGAATCAGATCAAGAATATGACGAGAAAGATGAAAATATATTTTCACAACTAGCAAATATGACATTTTTTAATATGGGCGAATATGAGCAACTTAAACAAACGAAATAAAACTTTTATTTTTTATTTTTGTTATGTTTACGCACGCGTGTTTTCTTTGGTTTCTTCACTTTTTTCCCGCGAGTTTTTTTGTTATTTTTTGCGGATTTTTTATTGCGTTTTTTATTACGGGTATGTTTCTTGGCCTTTTTTAGACGGCGCCTGGTTTTATGACTTGGTTTATTACCGCCCTTAGAAGAATGGCTTTCTACCGCAGGCAATAAAGAAGGTATTGCTTCGTTCAAATTATTAATATATTTTATTAAATTAATTTTTAATGTATGTTTATTATATTTTTCATCCGGTTCCACATCATAATCAGTCATATTATCAATCTTATCAATATCCTCGAAATTTCGCTTAATCCCCCTACCCTCCATCTTTTGTCGTTTAGGAGAAGCTTCACCATCATCAAAAATTTGAATAAAAAGATTTTCGACATCATCTTTAGTCACATCATCTTTAGTCACATCATCTTCATCCATGTCATCCGGATTCACACCATTTTTAGCTATATAAGTAGAAAATGGATTTATCATATTTAAAAAAGAATCCAATCCATATGTTGAGCTCGGCGGGTCATTGTTAACCTCGCCCATTTCTTCATCCTCTTGTTCAAGCTCAGCACCCTTAGTGGTGAGGGGCACGGGGCTCTCCGCCCCCCACTTTATGTCCATCCAATTTAATATACGTATATATATACTTGATAGTAAATATAAATCTTTGTATTCTTCATCATTTAAGTTATCGAATTTATATTTAAACCGTTTTTGTGGCGAGTATTTGGAGCCTGCCTCTTGGACTTTGTCAAGGGCGAGTTGACTTTCAACTCGCTGACGAATATTAAAGCGCTCGGACTCAGTTAGACTATTAACTCGCTGACGAATATTAAAGCGCTCGGACTCAGTTAGACCCATCAATTTCATTTGATTTAACACAGATTGATTTCTCTCGTCTGTTAAAAGATCAATCGCATGATGAATCTCCTCCTCCATGCCTTCCTTCTCGTCTCTGCTATAGCGAACACGCGACCTGTTCCTCCACCTCGAGTCGCGCCCCTCCATGCCATCCTCCTCGTGACTGTCATAGCGATCACGCGACCTGTCCCTCTTCCTCGAGTCGCCATTGCGATCAGGCGACTTGTCCCTCCTGCGCCCCTCCTTCAATTTTGTTATGTCTGTTGCAATGCGCACGATGCTGGTTATTTCTTTCTCCTCTGCCTTCATCTCTTCGTAAATACCAAATAAATTAGGCTTATCTTTTTCATTTTCTAAAAATTCCAGTTCTTTTTCTAAAAATTCCAGTTCTTTTTGAAAATAAAAATTTTCAGCACCAATCGAAAAATTCATCCGCGCATTTAATATGAAAAATGTTTTCCTAATTAAGTCATCAAGTTCAAACCATTTATCATAATCTTTTTCGGTCAAAACAACGCCAATTCTTTGGCCCGCTTTTACAACAATGTCATGTTTGGAGTCGCGTTTCGTCTTCTTAAGCTTTTTCCTTGCCGTGTCTATAAGATTTTTATTTGCCGTTTCCCTCTTAGCCACTAATCTTTGATTTCCTTTCCTTGCTTTTATATTTCTCCAGACCATACCCTTAATCTTACCGCCGCTCTGTTCATTATTTTCCGGTTGTTTTTTTATTTCCGATTTCTCTTTCATTGTTTTATATTTTCCCATCATCTTTCGTATTTTTCTTATTTCTGCCCTATAAAATAACAGCGCAGTGTCTTCAAAATAATTCTTAATATTAACCTCGAGCTTACCTACAGCATCTGATATAATCTTCGAACATGATGTGTCTCCAAGTTTATGCTCGTCCTTTAAAGCTTGTTGATATTGAGTAAGAATTCTATCTTCATCAAACATTTTTTTATACATTTTTTTTCCGGCCATCATTTTTTTCGTGGGCATTTTACACTTAACTACTAATTCATTCTTATCAATTGATTTTTTAATACTTTCAAACAAGTTAACATCGAAATTAAGAGCCTTCACCAACTTCTTCATTTTACTTAGACCTGATAATTTTGATAATAATTGATTAAATTCATTTAGAACGGTGGAAAGTTTTTTCTTGGCGGGATAGTTATCTTTGCTGAAGTTGGCGCTCGCAAGGAGGATGTCAGTCTCGAGAGTCTCAACATCAGCCTTCGCCTCAGCAGCCTTCGCCTCAGCAGCAGCCTCAGCAGCAGCCTCATCCTCAGCAGGCTCCTTTACAGAGTCTGGCTGAGCCTTAGCCCCATCTTCGGATTTAAGTTCGGGTTTTATATACTGTGTGTCAAGAAGTTCACCTGCATCGTTATTTAACATTTGATCTTTTCTAATATATATTATAAATTCACTTTGGCCGGGTTGAGTTTTTTCATATAAAATAAAAGGTGTTAAAGTGTGAAACGCTTCCACAATGGCAATTCGGTCATAACTGATAAACCCATATATGCCTTTAATGTAAAAACTGTCTTCACCGGGAGCTTTTGTAATGTATCTTCTCACTGTTTCCATTGCTGAATTTGCATTCGAAAGAGTCCAATCTAATCCACCACCCTGCTGTTTAGAGAAAGGATTATCCTTGAGCAATTGAAAAGGCGTTTTTTCTCCACACTTTACCGATTGTAGTTTATCGCCACAAAATTTTGCGATAAATTTTACTTCATCACTCCAACTTCCTGGTCTGCCTGGTAAATACATACCAAATTGAGTAGCATGTTTTAGTAACATATTTGTTGTTTTATCAGTTTCAATCATGGACGTTCCACCATGATGATAATTTTTGGCGGCCATTTCTTTAGTAGCATAAATGTATTCGTTTCGATCATTTACTTTGTTTTGTATGATTAAATACGAATTACGTTTTTTATAGTCTCTTTCTTTGCCTTCTGGGGCATGACTAATTAAATACAATGGTTTATTTAATCCTAACATTCTTGGCCAAGCATCCGGCAAAGCATCAAAATCGCCTTTATTATTTTGATTGAATATTTTATATGATGTTACTTCCTTGTCCCATTCAGGCAATGTCATCGATGGCACATATTCGTCTGTATATGCTTCTTGAATAAACTGAATGTGGCCTCCAGGTTTACGTGGCCCTTCATCATTACGTAAACCCATCTTAAATCCAGCAGGCGTATGTGGTGTTGTTTTTCCAGCAGGGTCGTAATCACTTGCCGCATAATGAGCCCAATATAATGCTTGTCCCCCAGATGAATCCCATTTTTGAAAATCATCTTTTGAACCGCTATAACAGACATCATTTGATAAAATAAGCGGCTTGGTTGTTATTCTCAGGATTTCTAATAATTTTTGTATAGAAGAATAATTTAAGTCGGCTATTTTTGGCTTAACTATTTTAAAACCCATATAAGTATCTTGATAGCGTTTATTATAATTTTTCATATCTAATTCATGGCATGTCACACCGTCGTCCCCTTTGAACATATTATTACCAGAGACATATTTCGTATTAAATTTTTTTTTATCCTCCATTATCATGACATCCATCAGACTATTCTCTGGCAGCGCTTTTATTTCGCTGGCGTTCGCCCCATAAGCTTTTGCAAAAAACCCATTTAATTTTGATTCTAATTTATTGAATAAATTTACGCCTCCATCACCAGAATGTGGTTTAAAATCATGTGCACTGTCAGATTTAAAAATTTGTATTTGATCCCTTAAAAATATATTTGTTATGTTATCAGCTCCCACAGCGGCCTGCATATATATTAGTTATCTATTATTTTTAATTTATTCTAATCAAATAAAATAAAAATATAATTTAATTAATTTGGATAAGGTGTCGGCATTCTATTTTTAATTTTATATTTGCGAGTTTGCTTCGTCTTTTTCTTGGCGTGCTTCGTCTTTTTCTTGGCATGCTTCGTCTTTTTCTTGGCGTGCTTCGTCTTTTTCTTGGCATGCTTCGTCTTTTTCTTGGCATGTGATTTGGGTAAGTTATGAACACGACTAAAATTTTGCTTAATAAAATTCAACATATCGCCAGTTGTTCGGTTTCCGCTAAATATATTTTGTTCATTACCTCCTTTATCAATTTTCATTATTGTTGGATATCCCCTGACATGTTCCCTAATTTGCGGAGGTAAATGTTCAACCATTGTGTTTTCGACATCTAAAATTGTAACATTTATATTTTTAGGAGTAACGTGTTCAAGAGCATCCCAATCATTTTTCATCATTTTACAGTAACCGCACCATGGTGCGAAAAATTTAACAAAGCATGGTTCGGTTTTAAGTATTCTATGTAAATCATCAACATTACTATTACTATGTAAACGTATAAATTTCATATATATATATAAGTGTATAAATTTTTATTCGCAATATTTTATATTCGCAATATTTTAAAATCTAACGATTTATTATATCATGAAAGTTGTTCATATAATTTTATTATCAATTGTTTTAATCAGCGTTATAACTTTTTCTTATCGCAAATCATTTGAAGGTTTTTCGTTAAACGACGCAAGTTGCCCCAATTTACTAATAAAAAAAGGTAACAAATATCATTTATTAAATTCTTCAAAGGCCAAGGTTCCAGGCGTGAATCCAGTTGAATTTAATAGTTTAGAAGAATATACCGAATTTATTGAATGGTATAAAAGCCAGGGCATTCATTGTCCAGTGCTTTATCTCCAAGAAGAATACGATGCCCAAGGCGACCAAGTTTTTGCCATGAGACCTTCTCCTAATTCACTTTGTGGCGGGGCTCAAACAAAACCGGTTAATTCATTAAAAGATATTCGCGTGATAACTGAAACCGATTTGATTTTTAAAGAGGACATGAAAAAACGCGAACAAGCCGCAGTCGATTTAGCCTTAAATTCAAATACACCGCTTAATCGCGCGCTTAATCAGCCTGGTGGCTCTGCGCCGGTGAAACGGTAGTTTCTATCTGAATACAATTAGTCACTCCCAATAAATATTCATATATATTGCTAATACACGTCTTGCTTATACGACGTTCTTTGCCACCCTTTACCTCTATTTTAAGGTCGTTTAATTCATTTGGATTATTTTCCAATGCATGAATCAGGGTTTTCATAGATCCATATTTTTTATTTATTAATATTGCCACTGCATTACTAATCCCAGGAATCTGCGCTAACATTATCTCTCCAATATTTTCTTGACTCACATTGCTTTTTTTAGCCCGTTTACAAACACTACTATAATTTTCAACCGGCTTGCCACCATCGCCCGATTCGAGATAAAAAGATTTTGCTTTGTCTTTCTGTATCTTACTCGTCATCTGTAATATCCACTCCGCCGATTCAACCAAATTATTCGTTTTATACAAAGAAAACCCTTTCGCATAATGAATCGATGTCACCGCCGAAAGCAATGACCGTTTACCTATGCGTGTATATTTTTCATTATAATATTTTAAATCCCCCTCGATTAAATATATAATATTATGATTATGAATATCACAATCATTTAAACGATAACTCTGCTCGGCATATCGTCCATCCCGAATACTCGCCGCCAAATCTTTCCATGTTTTTCTCTCAATAATAATTATTTCGCTGCCATCATCGTCTTCGATTATTACATCTCCCAATAAAAGATTCCCTGTCTCAATGTTAATTTTATAATCGATTTCTTCGTTCAAATTTTTACATATAGGAATCAAGTCTTTTTCTCGACAATCTATTTTTATGCGCATATTTTTTAATTATTTGTTTATTTGTGTTTAATTTCATTTCAAAAACATTTAAAGATTTCACGTGAAATTAATCATAAAGAAATCATGTCACGCTCATCATCACCAGACGTTTCACCGGTTGGGTCACCAATTGGAAAAATGAAAGAAGATGAAAAGTTAGAATTTGACCCATTTAATCCCAAGAACACTGAGATTACATTGAATGAAGTTCAATCTATTCTCAAAAGTTATGGGGTTTATGCGGATATTCATAATTTAGATTTATATAAACGGGCTTTTGTTCATCGTTCATATGTTAAAAAACCAGACGCCGAAAATGAAGAGGCAAATATTGTTATCGCCGCAAAACCGTCAAATTGTATGTCATTGAAAACAAAATCAAATGAAAGATTGGAGTTTTTAGGAGACGGAGTTTTAGAATTGATTACAAAATACTATTTATATCGGAGATTTCCGAAAGCTGATGAAGGGTTTATGACTGAAAAGAAAATAGCCATTGTTAAAAATGAGCATATTGGCAAATTGGCATATGAAATGAAATTGAACAAATGGTTGATTTTATCGAAGAATGCCGAAGAAAAAAATACGCGAAATAATCTGAAAAAATTGGGATGTTTGTTCGAGGCATTTATTGGTGCTTTGTTTTTAGATTTCAATAAGATAACCGTTCATGATGAAGAAAAATGGTTTGATAATGTATTTGTAACTGGTCCTGGATTTCAAATGGCGCAAATCTTCGTTGAAAATATTTTGGAGAAACATGTTGATTGGATTCAATTAATTAAGAACGATGATAATTACAAAAATATACTTCAGGTGAAGATACAAAAGGAATTTAAGGTTACTCCGGAATATCTTGAAATTTCTCATGATATTGAAACGGGTTATTTTGTCGGTGTATATATTTGTATTGGAAAACCGATTCATACATTTTCTCCTGATGATGCGATGCCTTTTGAGAATTTTGGTAGTTTTGCGGAAATCCAGAAATACTTATTAGAGAATGAATATATTTTTGTTTTTTTGGCAAATGGAGTACATAAGATTAAGAAAAAAGCTGAACAAATTGCGTGTGAAAAAGCAATTAAACTTATTAAATAATAAAATATATAAATTAAATGTAAATGTTTTAATGTTAAAACTTTTATATTATTAATTTATAAATGAATCAATCTAACAGTAATGATTTTGCCGAAGATCCAATGTCAGAAAAGGGTTTGGATTTAGACAGATTAGATAGATTTGAGAAAAAAGATGCTCCAAAACCACTTAAACAAATTGCTTTTAAATCTGCTTCTAGAAACAAAAATAAAATAAACATTAAAAAAGTTATAAATAAAAATTTGATTGACATTTCTGAATTTAAAAAAGGTTTAACCACTGTTAAGACAACTTATAAAAAACCTGATATATTATCAGTAACTATCAAACCAGAAGTTGTTCCGAAAGATGCTGTCACATCGTCATCGTCTTCATCATCATCATCATCGTCATCATCGTCATCATCGTCATCGTCATCGTTAACATTAACTTCATCTGATGATTTGCCGGCGATTATCCCACGCACTGTTGCTCCAACTCAGTCCAAACCAAAGTCAAAAATCTCGCGTTCGGCGATTTTAAAAACAAAAGGAGTTATTAATTTTGATGTTTCAGAAAAAACAAAGATAAATGGTTTGGAAAACAAAGAACGATTTAAAAATCCAAAACTTGAAATGGGATATCCTCTTGAAAAAGATAGTTATTATCCAAATAATCGCATTTCATTTTTAACATTTATGAATCAACTTTTTAATGACTATAAAGACGAAATTGATACGGCAAATGAAAATGCCACTTGTGAATATGATCAAAATGCGCCATTTTCGTTAATGCCTCACCAAAAAATTATTCGCGACTACATGAATATAAATACTCCTTATCGCGGAATTCTTTTATATCATGGTTTAGGTTCTGGCAAAACGTGTTCTTCCATTGCCTTGGCTGAAGCTATGAGAACGAATAAAGACGTTATAATTATGACTCCAGCATCTCTTCAAAAAAATTACAAGGAAGAGTTAAAAAAATGCGGAAATCTTCTTTATCGTAAAAATTTAAAATGGGATTTTATTGATGCTGAAGAAAATTCTGAAATGAGTTATTACTTATCTTCAATGTTAAGCTTGCCAATTGAATATGTTAATAGCGCTCGTGGTGCATGGCTTGTTAATTATAATGGAGATGCCAATTATGATACGCTTGATTCGAATGAAAAAAAAAGTCTTGATAAACAATTAGAAAAAATGATTGATTTTAAATACAGGTTTATTAATTATAACGGTCTTCAAACCAGCACATTTAATAAATTAGTTAATCAACCTCCTGGCAAAAAAATGATTGATCCACTTGAATCAGAAAGACTAATTAATGACGCCAATAAGATTGGTGGGGCGGACGGTGATAAAGATACAGTAGAAGGCAATAAATCTGGTGTAAATTTTAATATTTTTGATGGGAAAGTTGTTATTATTGATGAAATGCATAATTTTGTAAGCAGAATTGTTAATAAACTTCAAAGTCCCCATTCAATTTCATTTCGGCTATATGAATTATTATTAAGAGCCAACGATGTTAAAATTATCGCATTATCAGGTACTCCAATTATAAATTATCCAAATGAAATTGCCGTATTATTCAACATATTAAGAGGTAGCATGCCAATTTATAGTTATACTTTAAAATCTAAACGCGGTAAAATTACTGAACAGGCATTAATTAATACATTAAAAACAAATGTGAGAACTAAAGGCATTGTTGATTTTATTGGAACACAAATAACAAGGGGTGTTACCATTTTAAACATTACAAGAAATCCATATTGTTTTGAAAATTATTATAAAATCGAAAATGGCAATAAAGTTTATAAAGGTCTTCAAAGAAAAAAAAAAGAAAGCGAGTGTGTTAGTGAGCCTCAATTTCTTTCAAGAATTAAAGAAGCTCTTGGAACAATTGATGTTGACGTAGTTAGTAGAAGTCCAGAAATAAATGAATTTGATGCGTTGCCAACGAATCCTGATTTTTTTAATTCAAAGTTTTTTGATGATAAAAAAAAGTTAAAAAATGTAGATTTATTAAAAAGACGAATTTCCGGACTAACTTCATATTTTAGAAGTGCTCAAGAAAATCTAATGCCTGCTTTTGATAATGATAAAGACATACACAAAGTATTTTGTTATATGAGCCCGCATCAACTAGAAATATATGAAAAAGCACGAGTCAGCGAGAGAGACAAAGAAAAAAAAAATGCTAGAAAACGTCGGGAAGGCGGGAAAAAAGACGAAGAAATTACATCGACTTATAGAATTTTTTCACGAGCATTTTGTAATTTTGTTTTTCCACCCAAAATAAAACGACCTATGCCAGGAATTGATATGGAAATCGCTGATTTAATTTATGATGAAAATGTAGATGAACTTTTTTTGGATGGCGCAACAGGCGAAGAACGCATAAATCATGCCGATGGTAAATATGATGCCGACCAAGTCGCGAAAATGGAACAGTCTTTAACTACAATTGCCAAGAAAACTGAAGCTGAACCTGCACCAGGGATGTTATCACCCATTAAAGAAGAAGAAAATGAAAATGATAACATAGATGATAAATCAAAAATTGTTGGGGGAGCTGGAGAATCCGAGAAAGAATCCAAGAAAGAATCCAAGAAAAAATCCAAGAAAGAATCCGAGAAAGAATCCAAGAAAGAATCCAAGAAAGAATCCAAGAAAGAATCCAAGAAAGAATCCAAGAAAGAATCCAAGAAAGAATCCAAGAAAACAGTTAACATTCATTCAGCTCCAGCAGTTTCCGAGTATAATCAAAGAATTTTTGCCGCCTTAGACGAGTTAGAAAAAGGAGCTAGCGAATATTTATCACCCGTTGGGTTACAACAAAATAGTCCAAAATTTTTGAAAATTTTAGAAAATTTAAAAGATCCCGAACACGAAGGACTCCATTTAATATATAGTCAATTTAGAACAATTGAAGGAATTGGCGTATTAAAACTCGTTTTAGAAGCAAACGGATTTGCTGAGTTTAAGATTAAAATGATTGAAGATTCCAATAATGATTGGAGTCTTGACATGTCCGAAGAAGATTTAGAAAAACCAAAATTTGTATTATATACTGGTACTGAAACAGTTGAACAAAAAGAAGTTATTAGAAATGTATTTAATGGCAATTTTAGATATTTGCCACAAACATTAAAAGAGCAACTTACTTCAAAAGAATCTGGATTAGGTTATGACACTAATAAAATGGGCGAAATAATAAAAATATTTATGATTACTGCTTCGGGCGCTGAAGGTATTTCATTGAAAAATGTGCGACATGTTCATATAACAGAACCATATTGGCACCCCGTTCGCATGAATCAGGTAATTGGTCGCGCAAGAAGAATTTGTAGTCATCAAGATCTTGAGCCTGAGTATAGAAATGTTCAGGTATTTTTATATTTGGCAATAATTCCGGATGAATTATTAGACACCAAACATTATAAAGAATTAATTTCCGTTGATGATGGTAAAACAAGTGACCAGGAATTAAATCGTATTTGTGAAAGAAAAGTTGAAATGACTAATAGTTTGTTAAAGGTTATTAAAGAAACTGCGATTGATTGTCAAATTCATGCTGAGAGCAATAAAAATGAAAAATTAAGTTGTTTTGTCCCTCCTTATTCAAAAAATGAGGATCTTTTATTTTATCCAGACATTAAAAAAGAAGAAGATGAATCAATTATGCGTCAAAATCAAGAGGGTGCAAAATCATCATTAAAACGAGTTGTTTTTGAAGGAAAAAAATATGCTTGGGACGAAAAAACACAAAAAGCATATGATTATGATGCTTTTAAACGTAATCCCAACGAACCTGTTTTTGTTGGCACATTTTATAAAGAAAAAAAAACCGGTAAAACGCAGTTTAAAGAAGCACTGTAATTTATTTATTTATTTATTTAATTGCTCTAAAATTAAATCTTGTTTTCTCTCAATTTCATTTAATTTTTCTTTAATAAAATCCAAATCTAAGGTAGAATTAGAAATTGTGGTTGATGTTGGAGTTGGAGTTGGAGTTGGAGTTGGAGTTGGAGTTGAGGTTTGCTTAGACGATTTCAGCTTAGACAAGAAATCAATCATATTTGCTTTAGTCGGTGGCGATTTTTTTTCGTCCTCAAAATGAACTCGCTTTGGATTAGTCTCGCTTTCTTTTATTTCAATGCCTTTTATGTCATGAGATACTTCTTCGCCAATTGAAATCACCGTATTATTTCTTTTTTCGGTTTCTTTGTCCAATATAAAATTCAATTCTTTTTCTCTTTGCGCAATCGTTTCATTCATTAATCGGTCAATGTTATCACCAATTGGCTCATCTTGTTTATCGCGAAAATCTATTTCTTTCGGGCGGGGTGCCGATATTTGTCTCGAAAAATCCGATTGTTGTTTTTCGAATTCATTGTTAAATCTTTCTTGACGGTCTTGTGAAATTTCTTTTGCTGTTAATGGTGCGCGTTGTCTTCTCATATTTTCCATTTCGCTCATCATATCTGATAGTATCATCTTATTTAATTCAGTTAGTTCTAAATTTCCTCCCGTGCGCTCAATCGCAGTTATTTTCGTTTCAAATAAACGTTTTATAGATTCAGTATTTGTGTTTGGAATATCGCTAAATATACCTGTTTCATTCATTATATTCCAGAGCAATTCTTTATTCGCAATCGAATTAAATTCATCCATTATAAATAATAGTTAAAATCTTTATTTTAAATATTATTTATCATTTATTTTCTCTTTTTTGTGCCACGGCGCTTAGCCTTCTTGCCACGCCTGGCGGTCTTCCCATACTTGGCGGTCTTCCCATACTTGGCGGTCTTCTTGCTGCGTTTGGCGGTCTTCTTGCCACGTTTGGCGGTCTTCTTGCCATGCTTGACGGTCTTCTTGCCATGCTTGACGGTCTTCCCATGCTTGGCTGTATTTTTTGTTCCTTCTCCACGAAAGAATCCACTTAAAAATCTACACTTCTCGGATTTGGCACATTTTGCATTTCTTCTTTGTTTAAGTATTTTTGAAACTTTAATTATGTCAGCATCTATACCCATTTCTTCATGATCTTCCGTTCCGCCAAATTCATGAATAGTTCTCCTAGCTTCCGTAACTTTCTTTTTATTTAAATTAACTAATAATTCTTCAAGTGACTTTGTATTTCTTTTAGACATCTTATTTATAATATATAATAAGAATAATTAATTTTCGCTAAAATAAATCTTACGCAATTCTTCCATCTTTTCATCCGGAATTCTTTCTCCCTTTTCCGTGAATTTATTATAATGTGCTCCCTCAACCATCGATTTAATAAAATAAATTGAATATATACCACATTCCGTATTTTCATGCTGATGTTCCATTGGAGCATTCTCTCTAATTTCTAAATTTAATTTGTCTCTTTCGCCCTGTGCTTTGATTCTCTCCGCCAATTTAACAATCTCTTTTGGAGTGGGGTCACCATTACTATCGAAAAAAAATATAAATTTACGGTCACAATCAACAAATACCGAAACCCAATGTGAACCGCCTTTAAAATGCGGGTCTAAATTAAAAATCATCCCAATTTTTCGTTTCCCTTTTTGTCGCATTTTATGTAAATCAAAATTACATAGCTCCGGCCATATACATTCGCCATCTTTAACCAGGTCAAAATCTATTGGTGATGGTCCTAAAAAGACGAAATCTTTATGGGCATGTTCAATGTGTCGCATCGCCTGCGTTAAATCACTGCTTGTTAGCCATTCATTTATATTGCTCTTCCATTTGTATGGCATGCTCGGCGCAAATGTATATGTTTTTAATTCTTCCGATATATTATTGCTCATAAAATGTTGATTTAACCAGCATTTCTCCGTGTCACATACATGCGACATTTTATCACGTAATTCGCGCCAAATATTCCGCGGATTATCATTGAGTATTTTATCATCTGGATGACGCGCATTCCATAACCGCCGCATGTTAATTAACGCACTATTATTATAACACGTATGATATGTTTTCCGCGTTAATTTCCCTGGGCTACAGCTGACCTTTTTAAATTGTGATTGTCTGGTTTTTTTGTCGGGCTTTGTATGAGGCTTTTTATGGTGCTTCTTGCTTTGACGCACTTTGCTATGATGTTTTTTATCATGATGTTTTTTACTATTATGTTTCTTTTTTTTTCCACCAATGTTCATATAGATTATACAGATTTTTCTTTTTCAAAATTAGATACATTGTCTTTGCTGCTTTTAAAATTTTTTGATTCTTTTGGTTTTTTTTTCTTCACTCCCTTGGTTTTTAATTCTGGATTTTTTAAATCATATTCTTTCTTTTTGGGAATTGTTTTTTTTACCGGCGCGTTGATTTTTTTTACCGAAATAAAATTATCTAACGTATTTCGTTTTTCTATTTTAATTCCTATATTTTTATTTGCTTCATCAATTGTCATTGCGCTTGACGAAGGACTGTCAAGCTCCTTAATTCCACATATATTATCATCATATTCATCTTGTATTATATCGGATTTATCACTCATTTTAAAATGAGAAATAATCTCATAAATATAATTATTATGAACCTTTTTAAGAGCATCCGATGGATATTCACCGCGGAGCATATCTTTGGTGAGCGCTAAAATCCGCTTCTTATAAAAGCGTTTCTCATTTCGGTCTATTTCATTTAATTCTTCTGCTTTTAGAATGCCACTTTGATATAATGGATTGGTTAAATATGTCAAAGTAACTTGATTTGTTTGTTCGGCCATCTACTTTAATGATAAATAAAAATATCACAAATTATATTCATATGGGTAAATATAAATATAATTTTATTCGGGATGATTCAAAATGAAAGTTAATTTCCAACATTTTTTAAATCTGTTCTTGTGCTATTTTGAAACATCTTATTTCCTAAATTAAATGTGTTTGGATTATGCGTCATATCAACCTGTGTATCAAATAAAAGCGGATGTGTCTGAATTTCGGTGCGACCAACCGGCTCATTCACATATAAATCACTATTGGAAGACGGAACATATGTCGCCATTGGATTATTCTGAAGCGCAACCGTCTGATTTCTCAATTCAGATTCCAAATTTACATTTGATGCCATACCGGACCATGGTCCCTTTTGGGTGCCAGGATAAAATGATTGCTCTGTATTAAAAACTGGCTTGTTTTCGATGGGAACATTTGAAATAGGTTGTCTATCTGTAACTGACATCAAATCGAATTTTGTCGAAACCGGTCGCACATCATACATTGCCGGCAAACTATTTGTCGTGTACATGCGTTCATTTATTCGAGTATTTAACTCACCAGTTCGCTCCACATTACATTGATATCCACCATTAATAACTCCATATAATTTTGTCATTTATAATATAACAATATTTTTTTTACGACATAAAGATTTATTATGTATAATAAATAATGTGCGGAATTTTTGCCATTCTCAATAATACAAGAACATTCACTAAAGAATATCTAAAATCCGCTTTTGAAAATGGGGTAAATCGAGGACCAGAAACTTCCGAGTACAAAATTCTTGATGAAACCACTCATTTAGGTTTTCATCGCCTCGCAATCAACGGACTTGATCCAGAGTCGTCTCAACCAATGACCATTAATGGCATTACTTTAATTTGTAATGGTGAAATATATAATTACAAAGCACTTTTTGAAGAGATCGATGTCACGCCACAAACGAATTCTGATTGCGAAATTATCATTCATATGTATGAACGCTATGGAATTGATTATACTTTGCGTGTATTGGATGGCGTATTTGCGTTCGCGATATATGATACTCGTTCGATACATGACACGGCCGTTTTACATGTTGCTCGTGACCCATTTGGCGTGCGACCTCTTTATATCCTAAGTCTTGGTTCAGCGCAAAAAAAACATATTGACAACGACCCTTATTATACCGAAGATGACATTATTGCGTTTGCTTCTGACATAAAATCACTTTCACCATTGCTAAATTATAAAGGTGAAATAGACACGAATTCGCAAATTTTATGTAATGAAGAGGTCATAAATACACAATCTCATCATCATCTATGTTTGATGAATCATACTGTTTTGCGGGAGTTTCAGATTAATTCATTTGAACCTGGTACTTATTCGAGTTATTACCAAAATTATAAATGGGATAAACTACCCAAAAGCAATACTCGTTATTTTTCATTAAATGTCATGAGTGATTCACTCGGTGGAATTTATTCTAAAAAGAATCAACCAATTGAGCGAAATACTGTTATTCCTTCTTCCATTTATACGAGAAAAATTTGGACTGCGTTAAATGAAGCCGTGAGAAAACGCGTCATTGGCACAAGCGACCGCCCCATCGCCTGTCTTCTTTCAGGTGGACTTGATAGCAGTCTTATTACCGCACTTGTTAATAAATATTATGGCAAGCAACTGGAAACATATAGTATTGGTATGCCTGGCTCGGAAGATTTGGTGAATGCGCGAAAAGTTGCTCACCACATTAATTCGAAACATACTGAAATTATATTGTCCCCAGATGAATTTTTTGACGCCATTCCTGAGGTTATTCGCATGATTGAGAGTTATGATACGACGACTGTTCGCGCAAGTGTCGGAAATTATTTGATTGGCAAATATATCAAAGAGCATAGCGACGCCAAGGTGATTTTCAATGGGGATGGAAGCGATGAATTAGCCGGAGGGTATTTGTATTTCTTGGCCGCGCCGGATAATTTCGAGTTTGACAAAGAATGTCGCCGTTTATTATCCGAGATATATATGTTTGATGTATTGCGCTCTGATAAATCGATTTCATCGAATGGTTTGGAACCCCGCACACCATTTTTAGACAAGAATTTCGTAGGGGGATATTTGAGTATTCCTATTAATGAGAGAAATCCACGAAGCAATGGGAAAAAACTACCAGAAAAATATCTGTTACGACAGGCTGTTCAAGAAATGGCTCCTGAGTTGCTTCCAAAAGAAATATTGTGGAGAACAAAGGAGGCATTTAGTGATGGTGTGAGTGGTAATGCTGGCTCGTGGTTTCAAATCATTTCCGACAAGATTGACCGCGAAATACAGCTCAACGCACCGAGCTATGATTATAAGCATAATCCCCCGCAAACAAAGGAGCAAATTTATTATCGCGAACTATTTGAGCGGTTTTATCCAAATACGGCAAATGTGATTCCGCACTTTTGGATGCCGCGATTTGTTGATGCGAAAGATTCGAGTGCGAGAACACTCGACATATACAATGAACAGAATGAAGTAACTGATTCTAAGAATAAATCCGATGCTTGCGTTAATAATTTATAAATTTTAATTGTTTTTTAATTTCTCTCTTGATTATAAGATGTTTAAATTTTTATTTAAGGAACTTGATAAAGACTGGCATAAAAATGCCTTTGTCTTTGGCCTTTATTTTTCATATATTTTATATTTTTTTGCGCTCACAGGTATTGTTGTTGGTGCCCCAAAATATCTTACCATACTTCATACCATTCTGATATATTATATATGTTTTTTTCTAATCACTAAATTTAATCCATATACCCGTCAATATTATAAAAAAGAAGATCACAAATTCGAACGTAACGTAGCATATCATAGTGGTATATTTTTGTTGTTAACTACGAGTTTTACTGTTTATTTTCAAAATGAATTAAAAAATCAAATATACAAATTAGGTGTTTTATAAAATAAATTTAAATATTATAAACTAATTTATTTTAATTTATAATATTATGATAAAAAATGCTATAATATTTGGAAAAAAAATTATTAAACCAACAATATATGATTTTAGTTTAAATGGTAATTTTAGTTGGACAAGCAATATTTGTGAAAACTCTTTGACGAATCCATGGAATTATATCAACTTCACTTAAATGTATAATATAAATATATTGTATAAATATATTGTATAAATATATACATGCCTAGAAAAAATTCGCATGGCGAAATCATATTTAAGGATTATCCAGATTTTAAACCAAACTTAACACCACAAGAGATATTTAGATTGGGTAGTTTTGGAGGAACTTATTGGAGAGAAATATATTCGTGTGTTACAAAGAAATGTTATAAAAATAAACACAAAAAATATCCGAGTCAATGGTGGAAAGGTGTACCAGATGCGTGGCTAACAACAGATTGGGAAAACTACGATAAGAAAATAAATCAATATAAAGTAAAAGTTGGCACAACTCTTGAATTCTGGGAAGAAAAAGAGTGGATTACTGAAAATCATCCATATGGATGGGTTCAGTGGTATTGCGATTTTTATATGGGAAAACGATGCGAGGATGATGAATGGCAAATAAAACGCTGGATTAATACAGCTGGTCCCAAGAGTCGATTTAGACGTGCTTTAATTAATCTTATTAAAAAACACAAAACAAAATATAATGATTATAAAATAAGTCCGAAAATAAGACAAACACTTCAACATTGGGGATATAAATTAACTGAACGGGACTTTAAATGAGTGTATATTATCAAATAATATAAATACATAAATCAAAACATATATAATATATTTTAATTTATAATGAATAAATTAATTCAGGTTTCTCAAATATTATATGAAAGAGAAATAGTCGAAAAAAATAAAGAAATTGCCATACTAAAACAAAAAATAAAAGAGCTAGAAACACCAACGGTTATTTATGAACGCTTCAGTGATTGGGAACAAAAAAAATATTCAGCATTTAAAATTATTGAAAAATCTATATCACAAGCAATTACAGATAATGATGATGAATATAAAAATATGCTCCAAAATAAAACAATGCTACAAATATTAACTGATAATCAAGAATTAATTCTAACTGCTGCTATTAAAAATGCTCTTGTTATAATGACAGATAATGCTACGTGGTCTCATAAAAAAGCAAATAGTTTAATCGTTCAAATTCAGGCATTTCTGAGCGGATATAAAATTACTCATTTTATGAATAAAACTAATAAAATTGAAATTGGACGTATGATACAACAGTTTATTAAATATCAATTTGAGCGGGCTGAGAGCTCATTCGCATTTTCAAACTTAATCATTACGAATAGCAATTCTATTTATAATTCACGGTGGGCTTATTCAACAAAGGGATTGTTTATTGAAATCGCCCGATTTAAATGCATTTTGTGTGGAAGCATTTGTAATATTGCTGAAATTGACCCAAACTTTACGTGTCGCAAACAGTGCTGTCAAATATAATTCATGTAAATATTTATTACTAATTTATTTATTTTTACGAGTATGTTTATTTGATAAATTATTTTTTATTTTTATTTTTTGCTTACGAGTTTCTTTTTGCTCGCCAAAAAAATCATGAAGACAATTCATTATTTGTTTTCCAATTATATCATCCACTGCTAATTCGTTTTTTTCAGTATGAAATTTATGAAATCCATATTGTTTCATGTTGGCAACCATTCTGTCAATAAATTCAACTCTTTCACCTAAAGCTCTTTTTTTATGAAATTTATCATAATATGTTTCTGTTAATTCTCGGTATTCAATGCTATAATGATATGGCTTCATATGAATATAATATACTTGTTCATTATCCATGTAAGGATGATATTTATCATCTAAAAAACAAATACGAATTGTATCTGGTAAATTGGCACATTTAAAAAAGTCTTTAACAGATTTATTATGCGATGAACGATTTAATTCAACGCGTTTTCCGTCGACTTTAAAAGCGAGAATCAACTGGTCAAATAATTTATAATCAAGTTTTTTTTCAAAATAATTGGTTATCATTCGAGTCCAAGATTCAGGTCCTTGATTATTTGTATAAATCATAACTTTGTGACATTTATTTTTTTGCTTCATTTTTTTAATGAATTTAAGGATGTTTATAATTCGTGGTCGTAAATAAACTCTAAATAAATCGATTATTTCAAAAAAATGTTCTTCATCCAATGTTGTGTCTATTTGATTATTTAGGCAATCCCATAATACTCCCAAATCTGTAAAATATCCCAGTGTTTCATCCATATCAAAAACAACGACCCGTTTTTGATTTTTATCAATCATCAGTAATATATTATGATATTATTAATAGCAATAAAAATATTAATTATATGATTATTAATAAAATTATAATTAATTACTGTATTAATGATTTCATTTTTATGTTAATTTATATTAGTTAAATGAAATTAAATTTGAGCGATTATAAAAAAATCCTCGATTTTTATAATATAAATCACACGCGCCTTAGTTCAAATTCAATTAAAAAAAAGGCGGAAAACATGTTAGCTAACAAATTATGTCGATGTATTAAAAAAGTTAATTTGAAACAAAAACGGCAATCTAAGCAAAAGATAAACCGTAAAATAAGACAACAGGGCGAATCACAGGCCATTGGTGCTTGTAGAAACAGTGTTATAACTCGCAAGAATTTAAAAATTCATAAATTTAAATGTGACAATGGACCAAAATTAGTTGCCAAAGCAAATTCAAAAGTTAAATTAGCGCGCATTGGCTCTTTAAAACGTCTATCTGTTAAAAATAACAAAACAAGGAAGATTAGGAAAAAGTAAATCTCGCAAAACTCATTAAAAGCTTTTCTCTCCAAATATCATACGCAATTTTTCATAAGAAGTCCAAAAAATAACTTGCCATGGCGCCAGTCTTAACCAAATCGGAACGAATCCTTTATATAATGCTGTGACCCCCTCGGTTTGAACGGTCTGCTTTAAACAGTTTAATACTCCAGTATAATTACTTTCTTTTTTCATCAATCTAGATTTTACTACATCAGCAGGAGTACAACACATTGCTCCAGCAAATCCAGATATTAATCCCGAGACAAAATGTAATGGCGTGCCTTCTTCAAATCCAACATTGGTTTTTATCAAATTTTTTGAATATTGATAGGTTGCCAATTCGCCAAAATTAACGAGACATCCGCGCGCAATATTTGGAGTTGCCCCTCGCCATAACCCTAGTAATCCATATTCATGAATTATCAATTTACATTCATTATAAATACCTTTATTTTTTGTTTTATTAGTTATATATCTTACTTTAAGTAAATCAAGGGGGCTTGCGATTAATTGAGCAATTCCTCCCGATAATCCACCAATAATATATCGATTTGATATAATTTTATTTTCGGTAATGTGTTCGTAAATTTTAATTCGCATGGTGGTATAAAGACAGTGTCTCATAATAGCTGGTTTTAAACCATTATAAATCATTGTTTTATCATTTTTCAATGTTTGTTTAAAAAAATTAATAAATCCACCCTTTTTATTTACTTGGACTAAGGTTTTTACATAATCTACTGGAAATGTACATGTCTCCGCAATTGATGCTGAAATTGGTATAAGAATTGTACGATTATCCATGTCAAATAAATATAAATATATTAATGGTATATTTCTATTTATTATTTTTATTTATTATTTTTATTTTTATTTATTATTTTTATTTAAATATTCAATGGCTGATAATAAGACTTTTTCTTCATTTGATAATTTTTGAAACAATAGACACTCTTGCATCTTTATTTGAAAATGTTGATGCATAAAATTCTTGAAAGTCAAATTAACACCTTCGTCATTTATAATTATATCGCACAAAACACCTCCTTTTGCCAAAATCATGTTTTCAGGATCACAGATTGGTATATAACGAATATATGAACCGAATTTTAAATCCGCAATTTCATCCACGTATCTATACTCTTTTAATTTTTTATGAACTTCTTTCATTTCCTCACCAGTTAATTGAAGCTGTTGAAGTATATCATTTTTTATAGTTTTTAAATCTGAAAAAGATGTTGACATTAACTTTTTATTATCTTCATTATGTACTGCTTTTAATAATGTCTCTACATTAAATTTTTCGCCCATTTACATTATTATGTGAATATAATTTTATATTATTTATATTATATGGATTTTCATTATTTATGTGATTTGAGTTGCGACATTGGTGTTTTTATTATAAGAAAAATACATGAACATAGATGCCTTATCTATACACTAATAATTTTAAATGTATTATTAATGATAATTAGCATTATAATTCTTATATATGTTATTTACTATTTAATTTATAAAATATATAATCATCAAATAAATTCTCATTCGGTTCAATCTGATGATTTGAGTCAAACAACAAAAAATCTTCTTTATAAATATGGCAAATATAAAATAAACAAAATTTATTATATAAAACAGCCCATTACAAATATATCCAATGAATTTTTAGAATTGTTTTCATTGTGTAATTATAAGGAATTTATTAGAGAGATTAATCATACAATTGTTCATTCAACAATTATGATTGAAGTTTTTAAAAATAGTAAAAACAATAAACCCAAATTTATTGTAATTGATAAACTTCCAGGAGATATTCGAATTAGAGACAAATTTACTTTACAGCCAAATCAAAACATAAAACTTTTAAATTTAAATCCAGACAATAATATTTCTAATATAAATCAACTTTTCAATAAAACAATTAAACGTGTTGGATTAAAAAAAGCACTTGCGTGGAATCTATTAGATAATACATGTGAAACTTTTACAAATGAAATATTGAAAACACTCGATATAGAGACAGTTAAAACTCAACAACCAATAATGAGTGATTATATATTAGATTCTAATAGCTCAAGACTTGGATACATCAAAAATTTTTTGTATTTTTTTTTAACAAAGATTTTAAATGTAATAATTCGAATCGTTGATATTAGTCAATTTAATTAATGCGAATATAAAATTTGGCATTTTAAATAATATTTTTCATTTACATAGATGACGGCAATAAAACCCACCGACTCATCACTGCGCGACAAAATCGAAGCGGACAAGTACAACGAAATTTTGAATGAGATAAATTCAAAATATGCCGAAATGGACAAATTCATCGGAAATCTCGAAAGCGACATTGTTTCTGTCAATGATTTCATTACTGAAGTCGAAACGGATCGCGAACAGGGTTATGATATTGGAACTTCGCTCGATACATTGAACTTCCAAAAAGATTCACTCGTAATTGATAACAATTTCTTTAAGCATATGAAAGAAGTTTACATACGTAAGTTATATGGGGATTTATATGTGTATTGTGACGGCATTATTGAAAGTGCGTTAGCAATTGAAGAAATACCGCAAAATTACACACGCGAACAAATAAAACAGCGTAAATTTAGAAATATGCCTCCTTACCCGGCAAAAATGATACCGAATCCAAAGTATACAGACATGGAAGGCAACATTGTTGAAGGCGAGCCGGAATTAATTCCCGACGAATCGTCGAGCTATGATATGAATGAAGTATTCGCGCTAATCAATTGTACAACAAGCAATTTGCGCGAATTAGCCGAAGACATTGGTTCCTTCGACGCCAAAATTGGGCGCGCCAAAGAACGTGAAGCACGCGGATTCAGCGTCGGCAACCTTATCATGAACCTTGAGAGCCAAAAACAGAAACTTCTTCTTGAGTTTGCTTCCTACGTAATTCGCTTGAAGAAATTCCTCGAGCAAAATAAAAACTTCTCTACACGTTGTCTCAAACGCATACAAATGATTTCTGAAGAAATCGTCACCTCGGAAGAAGCAGCAGCGGCAGAGGAAGCTGCTGCGAAAGAAGACGATGAAGACAACGATGAAACATAAACGCCTTACCATAAAATCGAGTTTTTAGACATTAAATCACATATTTTATTATGTAAACCATTTGAATTATATAATAAATTTACTTGATTTTTGAATTTAAGGGGGGTACCCTCTTTTTTGAGTTTTTGAAGACCCATTTATATGGGGTTGGACATACTTAAAAATGTCCAAAATCGAATTTCTTAAAAAAGTTTCAGAAAAATCGCAAAAAAGACGACTCTTATTGAAACGCTGTAATTTCCATTTTTTTTCAAAAAAAAACGTTACTGACTTTTTTTTGAGTTTTTGATCCGCGGTTTTTCATCGTAAAAAAAACGGAGAAAATCCTACAAAATCCTACAAAAAAGTTGTAAAAAAGTTGTAAATTTCATTTTCATTTATTTTTATTATCTCTTGAATTTCGGTATTTTGTATTTATAAAAAAAAATGAGACGATAAAAAAAAATCCTACAACTCTCAAAAAAAGTTGTAAATTTTCAGTTTGTTAATTTTATCTTATTTAAAAGGTTATAGAATTACACAATTTTATAATATTTTTTAGAGCGTTTTTTCAAAATCCTACAAAAAAGTTGTATTTTTTTTAGACCAAAATTACAACAAATCCTACAAATCCTACAAAAAAGTTGAAAAAGTTGAAGGATTATATGTGTTATATTCTTCGCATGATTGATGCTGTATAATAATAACCATATAAAAACAAAACATACACCATTTTATAAAATCCTACAAAAAGTTGTAAATATTATATGAATATTTTGTTATATATTTATTTGTTACATGAAGCAGTGTGTAAATATAAATTATTTCATAATTTCTGTTATATACTAAAAATCCTACAAAATCCTACAAAAAAAATCATCTAAAAAATAATAGTGAGTAAATATATATATATATTATATTTATGAATTCGACAAAATCATCTAAGAAATCTGAAAAGGGGAAAACAAAATATTATTGTAAATTATGTGAATATAAAACAGATTTAAAATATTCATTTAATAAACATTTGCTTACCTTAAAACATAAAAATCGTCATAATTCAATAAAAGACACTGGTGATAGCAGTGGATATATTTGTGAGTGTGGGAAAAAATATGCGCACAAGACAACATTATATGCGCATAAAAAAAAATGTTTGGCTCAATCTAATTCGGCGAAGAGTATAATGACAGATACAATGGTAAATGATTTAAAAGACCTTGTAATCAATCAACAACAAGTAATTCAACAAATGGGAGAATTGATACCTAAGATGGGTAATAATACCGTGATAAATAATACAGCGATTAATAACAATAATCAAAATTTTAATATAAATATATTTTTAAACGACAAGTGTCAGAATGCATTAAACTTATCTGATTTTATTAAATCGATTAATTTTCAAATCGAAGATTTAGATTTGATAAAATCGGATGGATTGGTCGAGGGAGTTAGCTCGGCAATTGTGAAAAGTTTAAATAATTTAGATTTATTTAAGCGTCCAATACATTGTACAGATGTTAAAAGAGAAATTTTATATATAAAAGAAAATGATGAATGGGGGAAAGAAGATGAAGGAAAAGAAATATTGCGCGAGGCGATAAAAACAACAGCCGATAAACAACGCGAAGCGATAATGGATGAAGCAGCTTTAAAAACAATTGATACCGATAAAGAAAAAGATGAATATGTTCAATTGGTTCGCAATGTTATGAAAGACGTGACTGAAAAATCGAATGAAAAAAAAATTATAAAAACAATAGCAAAAGAAACAATAATTGATAAAGATTCAGTTAATTAATGTAAAAATGTTTTCTTTATAACAATTATAATGAAAACATTGCGAAATTATGAAAATGTTTCAAAAAAAGTGAAATTAACATATGAATTAAATCATCGAGAAATGAATGTGAAAAAGGTTATGAATTTGCGAGAGAAATGGTTAAAGTTTGATAAAGGCAATTATTCAATCAAAGAAATAATCGATAAATTAGATGAATTGGTGGATGATTCAGACCCAGACGTGGATATGCCAAATCGAATTCACAATTTTCAGACGGCAGAAAGTTTGCGCAAAAAGTATCCAGAGGAAGACTGGCTACATTTGGTTGGACTTTTACATGATTTGGGTAAAGTAATGGCTTTGTGGGGTGAGCCACAACATTTTGTCGTGGGAGACACATATCCAATTGGTTGTGCTTTTTCAAGTAAAATTGTTTTTAGTGAATATTTTAAAGAAAATATTGATTCGCATCATTCTATTTTTTCGACGAAAAATGGAATGTATTATAAACATTGCGGATTAAAAAATGTTATTATGTCTTGGGGGCACGACGAATATATGTATGAAGTTCTGAAAAATCACCGTGAATGTAGTTTATCAGAAAATGCGCTGAATGTTATAAGATATCATTCGTTTTATCCGTGGCATTTGGATAATGAATATACACATTTAACTTCACGTGTGGATGAATTGATATTAAAACCATTGATAAATAAATTTAATGAACATGATTTATATAGTAAGACAAATGATGTTCCAGATTGTGATAAATTATGGAATGAATATTATGAACCATTGTGTAAAAAATACGGATTGGCCGGAAAATTAAAGTGGTAACTTACCAGGCACTTCCACTCGCAAATCCTTCATTTGCTGCCATGGGTTCGACTAACATAGAATTTTGCCCGCGTGAAACGTCTTGAGAATTGGGAAATGAGCCCATGCTATTATCATTTCCGGATTGCGGAATATTATGATTTGCGGGTTGATTTGCGGTTTGATTTACGCTGTAGTTGACGGTAGGAATTCCAGTATTAACATTTTTGGGAATTAAGTTATTCATGTCGAGTTGGTCAGCTTGACTAGGCTGATGTTGCGGAGGAGGTTGTCCAATGCCAGGTTGCGAAACACGAATGGCGCCGCTGTTCGGTTTCGCTTGTCCCTTTTTATCTGAATTGCCCTCCCAGTAATCAACAGCGCGTTCAAATAAAATATTTAATTTGGCTCCCAGTTTAGTTTGCATTGTTGTTAACAAGATTAAGAATGGCGCGACAAAACAAATACAGTTCACATCTGAATAAGGATTTCCACTATAAGTTGGAATGTAGTCAACAAATTTGTGTGTGAACCAAATAGAAAGCATTATAACAACAATTTGTCCAACGCTCTCGATAAGTAGTTCTAAATTGCCCTTGGTGTCATCTTCTTCGGGAAACATATTTTTAATGGCTTTTAAAGAAAGGAAAATAGGTAAAATAGCAATAAGGGTATATTGAAGCATGTTTAAGAGATTGGCTTTATTATCTTCATCGAAATTAAAGACATGTTTAAATAATCCAATAATGCCTTCAGCTGGAGATGATTTCATTGATTCTTCAACAACGTCCATATGATTTATAAAAAGAAATTAAAAAAATAAACAAATTATTATTATGTTGAAAAACATTATTAAAAATGCTAAAATAAGAAAAAATTCTTCTCATGAAGAAAATCAATATTTAAATGTAATTCAGGATATTATTAATGAAGGTGAATTAATTGAAGGTAGAAATGGCAATACGTTAGCTGCGTTTGGAAGCGCCATGTATTTTAGTTTGGAAAATAATATTATTCCATTATTAACCACTAAAAAGGTTGCGTGGAAAACTTGTTTAAAAGAATTATTGTGGTTTATAAGCGGATCAACTGATAATAAAAAATTACAGGCTGAAAATGTTAAGATTTGGAATGATAATGGGTCGCGTGATTTTTTAGATAGCAGAGGTTTAAATCATTTAGAAGAAAATGATTTGGGTCCGGTATATGGACATCAATGGAGATTTTTTAATGCGCCATATACAAATTGTGATGAAAGTTATGAAGGAAAGGGGGTTGATCAACTTCAATATATAATTGATTCATTGAAAGATTCTAAAGAACGATATTCGAGAAGATTAGTGATGTCTGCGTGGAATCCGTGTCAAATTAATGAAATGGCTTTGCCACCATGCCATGTTTTATGTCAATTTAATGTAATAGGCAATAAATTATCATGTAGTTTATATCAGCGAAGTGGTGATGTTGGATTAGGTGTGCCATTTAATATAGCTTCGTATAGTTTTTTGACTCATTTGATTGCTAAGCATTGTAATTTAGAAGCAAAAGAATTTGTTTATTATTTAGGAAATACTCATATATATGATGACCATGTTGAATCATTAAAAGAACAAATTGAAAGGGAACCGAAAGAGTTTCCTAAAGTAAAAATAAATATTAAACGTGATAATATAAATGATTATTGTTTAGAAGATTTTGAAATAGAAAATTATCAATGTCATTTACCAATTAAGATGAAAATGCGAAAATAATTTAAATATATAACATCTGTTATTTATTATAATGAATCAGAGAGTTCATCAGCAAACAGAAAAGATTGCCAATGATATGAATAAACTTCCTTTACCAAAAATGGTAAAATTTTTGAAAGAGCAACCAATTACTCCTCAGACTGTTTTACATTCTCACGAATTAAGATTAAATGATTTAGAAGATGAACTTGAAAAAAAAAATAACAATTCTCATCTTGTTTCATATAACGAACTTAGTGAAAGAAATAATCATTTGGAAAAAATGTTAATCGAGCAAGATGATAAATTAAATGAAATAAAAGACATGGTGTTAAAACTACAGGCCTTTATGATAGAAACAAATATGATGGTAACTGAAGCAAAAAAACAAGAAGAAATTGCGGCTGAAGTTCGAATGAAGGAGGCACAGGCAGAAGGACTTCGGCAGTTGGCTGAAAAAGGGAATATAAATGAAACTGAAATTAAATTATCTGAAGAAGAGTTATTTAAAAAAATGATGAATGGAGAAAAAAAAAATTCTTTATTTTCCATGTTTAGTGGTGACAATGAGAATTTATTGGCAACATTGTTAGAGGGTGTTAGCAATAATTCAACGATTGAGTCTGATATTGATTACAGTGAGGAGGAAGTGGACGACGATTATAAATTGAATTTAAATTCAAGCGAAGACATTAAATTAGAGGTAAGTGATATAATTGACGGGACAAATTCTCTTGAAAAATTAATAAATCAAACTTTTAAAAGTGAAATTACAAAAGAGGCTGACCTTAAAAAGAGTCATCTAGAAGGGGGCCATGTTGAAGAGGCTCGTATTGAAGAGCCTCATGTTGAAGAGGCTCATATTGAAGAGGCTCATATTGAAGAGGCTCATATTGAAGAGGCTCATATTGAAGAGGCTCGTGTAGAAGAGGCTCGTGTAGAAGAGGCTCATATTGAAGAGGCTCGTGTAGAAGAGGCTCATGTTGAAGAGGCTCATGTAGAAGAACACACGCAAAAAAATAAGATGGGTGGTCGTGGCAAAGGACGTGGTAAAGGTGGGCGAGGTCGCGGTAAAGGAAATAAATAATTTAATTAAATTTAAAAATTGAAGTAAAAATTGAATTAAAAATTTAATTAAATTAACAAGTAGATATAATGAAATTTGTTATCAGTAATGGACAAGGAATCCAACAATTCTCAACAATTTTGGGTAATGCGAAACAATTTTTGGAAACAATTACATGTCATTTTAAAGAAGATGGTATGTATTTTCGAGGATTAGACCATACTCATAGTTGTATGATTGAATGTGCTTTAAATAAAGATTGGTTTGACGTATACGAATATGACGATGATGAAGATGTGGCATTGGCAAGTTTTAATGCCGCAGTGATTCAAAAGGTTTTGAAAGCTCGCCACGAGTCACAAGAAATTGAAATTGAGATTGAAGGAGAATCAGATTCTTTACTGATTAGTTTTACAAAAGGAAATAATTTTAATAAAATATTTGAAATACCCTTAATGAATGTGGACAACCAAAACATGGAAATGCAAGAAGCAGATACAGATGTAGATTTGATGATGGATTCGAAAAAGATGGAAGTTTTGACAACAAATTTAGTAAATTTTAACGACGATTTAAAAATGAATTTCACAGAAGAAAAAATTATATTTACAGCAAATGGTCTAGATGGTAGTATGAGTGTTGAAATTGATTTTGATGATGTTACAGAATATGCCGTTGGAGAAAATACTGAATTAACACAAACATTTAATTTGAAAATGTTGAATCAGATGTGTGCTTTTAGTGGTTTAACAGAAGAAATGAAAATTGGTTTTTCAAATGGACGACCGATGAGCTTAAAATACACAATAGGTGAAGAAAGTCATTTGCTTTTCTATCTGGCACCAAAAGTGGATGAGTAAAAATCATAATTAATTATTATTTAGAATAATTAATAATGGAATTAATTGTTAGTGTAGTGATATTTTGTATTATACTTTTTTTATATCTTCATATATATTTTCATTTAAAGACAAGTGATGATTTGGAAATATTTGAAATAGAACAGCCTTCAAAAGAAAGATTAGAAGAAGTATGTGATTTAAGACAGCCAGTTTTATTTGATTATGATAATACATATATTTTAGAAAACTGTAAACGCGATTTAATTTTAGATACATATGGAGCATTTGACGTAAAAATACGCAATAAAAAAAATGAAGAAGATAACGAATTATATGTATTGTTAAATTTTTGTAATGCGATGAAGGTTTTACAAGAGGACGATCAGTCTAAATATATAATTGAAAATAATGAAGATTTTTTAGAAGAAACCGGTTTAATAAAAAGTTTTAGATATAATGATTCTTTTATTCGACCATATTTAATGTCTAGAGGATATTATGATATTTGGATGGGTTCAGAAGGAACACAAACACCATTTCGATACGATTTAAATTATCGAAATTTTTATTTGGTTACTGAAGGCGAAATGCGAATTAAATTAGCGCCACCAAAAAATACGAAATATTTGTACGAAATAAAAGATTATGATAATTTTGAATTTAGATCGCCTGTAAATCCATGGAATATTCAACAGGAATATAAACCGGATTTTGACAAAGTTAAATGTTTAGAATTAACGGTTAAACAAGGACAAATACTTTATATACCAGCATATTGGTGGTATAGCATTGAATATTCAGAAAATACTTTGATTTGTGTATTTAAATATAATACATACATGAATAATTTGGCAATGATGCCAGATATAGTTAAATATGTTCTTCAAAAACAAAATGTTGAGAGAAAGATGGTTCCAACTGTTGATTTAGATAATAGTTTAAGTTTATCAAACAAAGAAATAACAAAAGAAGATGAAGTTTTAGCAGGCACAAGCGTAGCAGGCACAAGCGTAGCAGGCACAAGCGTAGCAGGCACAAGCGTAGCAGGCACAAGCGTAGCAGGCACAAGCGTAGCAGGCACAAGCGTAGCAGGCACAAGCGTAGCAGACACGGGCGTAGCAGGCACAAGCATAGCAGACACGGGCGGGGCTGACACAACAAATATTAGTGAATTAAATTAAAATATTATAAAATATTATAAATTAATAATGAGTGATTGTGTTCGAGGATTTAATAAGTTTAAAAAGCAGATGGATGAAAAAACATTTGATTATAACAAGCCTCAGAAATGGGAAGCTGAAATTGAAGAATCAATAAATAATTATTCATTTGAAAAGTTTGTAAATGATGTTTATATGGTATTTCAAACCGATAATCAGAGTGAGCCGAAGTTTGATGATATTTAACCATATATTATATTTATTCAATCATTAAAATATCATTTTGATAATTAATCCAATATGCTATTTTGAAAAAGAAAAGGACTAACATTATTGATAAAACTGACCCAAAAATAATGCCCAGCGTGTTTAATTCAAATAGAAGTGAAATTCCTAGCAAAATAAATGGCATTAGCACAAAAACAGATATTAAATAAATAATTGGAAAATATTTATAGTGCTTGGCAATTTTTCCCATAAATTTAGCAGCTGTAATTGGAATTTTTCGAATATAATCAATTGGATATAATAAGATAATTCCCAATGAGTTAAAACTTAGATGACATAGAGCAATTTGTAGAGCATTAACCTTTCCAGTTACAAGCGCGGCCAATAAACTTGTACAAGTTGTGCCAATGTTAGCACCAAGTGTGATTGGATACATTTGTTCAACGCTAATAATGCCCAAACCAACTAAAGGTGTAATAGCTGAAGTTGTAACAGATGAAGATTGAACGGCGATTGTTAGTAAAGCACCAATTAACATGCTAATATATCCTCCCCACCAAGTATCGGCATAAAATAATAAGCGATGAAAACAGTTTTCACCAGCGTCTAAAAATGTCTTCTTTAAAACGGTTACAAGTCCATATAAAAAAATACATAAAAGGACAAGCGATGATATTAAACAAATCGTCCCAGCAAATTCATCGCTTAATGATTCTAAAACCCCTCCTTTTATTAATGAGCCGGCTGAATTCGAATCTAACTCATTTTTAGAAATTTTATTGATTTTTTTCTTGTCAACATTTACAATTAATTTTATAAGTGGATTAACTATATATTTTAATGGCGATTTAAATGTGCCACCATCATAACCATCCATATGTTTTGTTAAAAAGGTCGTCCAATGATATAAAAACCCTGTCAAGCATTCAATTGGTAAAAATAATGTAACACAAATTATATTAAAAAAATCATGAATTGTCGCTCCAGCAAATGATAATTCGCGCTGATTTTCATCATTCATTTGTCCAATAGAAACCAATGTATTTGTAACTGATGTGCCAATGTTTGCACCCATGATCATTGGAATCGCTGTCTGAACATCAATAATGTCAGCACCAACCATACTAACAATTACAGACGTACTTGTTGATGACGATTGAACCAGAACAGTTGCTAATAAACCAACCATTAATCCAGCAATAGGATTATTGACATTTTTAAATAGTGTTCCGGCTGTTTTTCCACCTAGAATTTTAAAAGCGTCGCCCATTAAACCAAGTGAAAAAATAAATCCATATAGCATTGTTAAAATATTTAATATGTCTAATGATAAATATGTATAATATGAAAATGGAGATTGTTCAGTGATTTTGTTTTCTTCGGATTCGATTTCAATTTCCATTTCCTGGGGAGGTTCACTCATGAAACTAATATGGATTAGGGTGTATATTTAAGTAATTTTGTCATATTTAAAATTCAAAAATTCAAACCAGGAATTAAATTCGATTTTCTCTCCTTTTAATCGAAGTAAATTAAAGTGATTAAATTTATTTTCAAATTCATCTTCATAATTCAATCTGTAAACAATCGATTGGTCTTCTCCATCTTCTTCAGCAAATTGGTCATAAAATGGGTCTTTACAGAATGCTGTAATAATATTTCCCCAGAAAGTTACTGGTTGTGTAGTATAATTCATTATATCAGAGTGTGGGTGAAATCCCATGACAATTAAATGTTCAAAGTCTTGAATATCATCTACAATTTTATCAGTATCATCGGGCATCGCAGTATTAATATAATAAATTATGGTTTGTTTGGTTCGTTTATTTTCAAATGTGTATTTATCAATTTCTTTTTTAACAAGTTTAAGTCCGCAGGATTTGGCGGCGGATTTTAATTCGGATATAAATTCTGGTCTTGAAAATTGATTTTGGTGATACCAACATGGAATTAATGGACAAAATTTAAATGGTGGTGCGTTTGCCCAAGAAGCTTGTTTTCCAAATTCACTAAAAGGTTGTCCATCGACACAAATTATTTTTTTTGCGTTAATAAATTGTAGGGGCTCAAGATGAGTGCCTGCTCCAATATAAACGGCTGTGCCCATTAAATCTATATAATATACAGTTTTATATAAACTTTATATAAATTTAATATTTATAAATATATAATGAAAAAAACTAAAAAGCATAATACAAAAAGTATTCCAAAACGATATGTTGGGAATTTGAAAGGGAAAAAATTAAAAGAGCAAGTTAAAGAAATACAAAAATCAAAACGTTTATATAAAAAAGGGATATATCACACGCGAAAGAAATTTAAATCATTTAAATCCAAGCGGTCAAGACATTTAATAAATGCTGAAAAAATGTATAAATTAGCAAAAATTGTCCCAAATGAGGCATTAGCAAAAGCAACAAAATGTTCTGTTGCGGGTTTAACAAAGATATTTAAGAAAGGAATTGGGGCATATTATTCAAGTGGTAGTCGTCCAAATCAAACGGGTCATTCTTGGGGATTTGCTAGATTAGCGAGTGCTATTACAGGTGGTAAATCTTCGGCAGTTGACATTAAAATATTAAAAGATTCGTGTAAAAAAACTAGCAAAGCCTTAAAATTAGCAAATCAAAATTACATGAAATATAAAAAAGGAACGAGGCGTGTAAAACAAATAAAAATCATGAAATAATCTATAAATAATATAATAATACAATATTATATAGATGAGTTATAAATTAATTATATTTACTTTTATAGTGACTGCTTTATGGGATGTGGTATTAAATTATATGGCAACAAATTATAATAAGCTTCCAAATATAATAAATGAGAAGATGCCATTTATTAAAGATTTAAAACCGTATTTTCAACATCATACTATTTTGGCAGCGGCATTAATTGCTGGATTTGTTGGCGCAACAACACAGCCAATAATATTATCATTGGTGTCATTTCCTAATTCGATTACAAATATTAGAAAAGTTTTGTATTTTTTATTAATAAGTTTTGTAATTAGTGCGTTATATGGATTCTTAATGAAATGGAGTAAATTATTCCCACATTTAGAGAGATATTATTATAATAAATTGGGACACATTCGTGGAATGTATCATGATGGAATTTCTGGATTAATTGTTCAAGTAACATTATTGGCAATGTCGCAAATAATAAATATTCAAAAATAAAATTTTTATAATAATATATTAATTATATTATTAATTATAATATTAAATTAATATATTATGGATACGTATTCATTTCAGGTTCCAGGATTTGTAATTTGGTCGAGTCATATAATATTTGGTTTGTATTTCTTTTGGTTAGGATATAGGATGTTGAGCGAGCCAAAAATGAAAAATCACGGAGTTATTATTCTTGTGTTAGGTGCTTTAATGGGACTTTATCACATACATATTTGGGCACACAACGTTTTTATAAAAAAATAAAATATATTCATTAAAATATTTTAGTAAATATATTTGCCAAATATAATGTCAACCAACGACGAATTAATAATATTGGTAAAAGAGATTTATAATAAAGTTGATAATATTGAAAAGAAAATAGATGCTTTGGAGCGCAGGATGAATGAGGAAATGGTGCCAGAATGTAAAAAAATGGGCACACACATTGATTTTATAGAGAATGTATATGAAACTGTGCGATATCCACTAGGTTATTTTTGTAATAAAATTCGGACAATTGTTGGTCAAGAAAATCAACAGGTTTTGATGCCAATAAAACACGTTGACTAATTTAAATCTAATTGTTAATCAAAAATAGATATTTTTTGTTTAGAGAGCATTTTTAGTTTTGGAATGCGAGATTGAATATAATTGGTTTTTGATAAAATTTTCAACATAATTGTATTAACAATGTTTAAAATAAAAGGAAGTTTGCGTTTTACATCAATTATGATGCTTACGCGGAATCCACTAGATTTTTTGTTTACATAATGTTGATATGTATCGTCAAATGCGAACGCTGTTTTGTTTTTCCAATATAATTTGTGTTTCAAAACTTTTAGAAAATCTTCATTAATATCACTACCAATTAAAGTATAATGATATCTAACAAAACCGGCATATGGTCCGCGATGTTTTGGGATTCTCTTTTTCCCATCGATAATACTAAAAAAGCATGTATATATATCGCTTGTTGAAATTATTTTTGATAATTCAGGAAATTTATTTGAATTTGCGTCGCCATAATATTTAACAAAAAAATAACCATAATTATTATTGTTTTCTTTAAAATCGTCAGAAAATACGCCAGGATTAGTTAATTCATGCGTATTATAATTACTCATAAATTCGTCTAATATTTTTTCGTGATTTTTTGAGATTAAATCGTGAAAAACGAATTTTGTTGGATCAAATTTAATTTGTTTGTCAACATATTTATATATCGTATTTAGGCAACCGATTATAATTGATTGAAAATCACAATAATATTCTTTGAATTCGAGTCGGGGTTTTTGGAGACGATTTATTTCAGAGAAAAATAAAACAAATAAAATAATTGACACAATCATTCCCATTGAAAAAAACCACATTTTATTATTATTTGATTATTATTTTATGATTTTAAATAAATTCTTAAGTTATAATATAATGCCGGGATACATGTCAAAACAAAAACAGGCCAAACAAAGCCGCGCCAAGAAGAGCCATCCTAAGAAGAGCCATGCCAAGAAAAGTTATATCAAGAAGGGACCCGTAAAGAAGCGCCACGCAACAAAGAAACATCATAAGAATCTTCGTAAGAGAAAGACTCAAAAGAAAAAGTAAATTTAATTAAGTTTAATTAATAATGTTATAAATTAAACTTAAAATTTGAATGTTAATTTTTTTCGCAATTTCATGGTTTTTGTTTTGGAACGTGATTTTAAGAAATCAAAATATTTTTTAGATAACTTGTATCTTTGAGCAATATTTTTAGCATTTTTATATTTAGTTTTTTTATATTTATTTATGGTTTGGAGCCGAACCTTCATTATCATTCCAACTTGCCAAATACGTTTATGTGAATATTTATCGGTTTTATAAAGTTTCTCTAAATTTTTAATGGTACTCTTAACATCATTAACAGTGGTATATTTTATGGGTATGGTATCATTTGGATTTTTATCAATGTAAACATCGAATGATTTTTTGGGATTATTTGGATTATAAAGAAATTGTTTTTTTTTTGTTTTTTTACAGAATTTAAATGGGGCACATGAAGAACGTTTGGAAAATCCATAAATCTTGGATGAAATACATTGTTGTTTAGTGTATTTCCGAGGCAATTTAAAAATTTTAGAATCTTTTGTTCTGCGACATTTCTTTGTATTTTTTGATAATTTGTCACAACAATTTTTTAATTTCATATAATTACATCACATTTTACTTTTAATAAAAAGATTACTTTTAAAAAAATTATAAAAATTAAAATCAAATTCAATGGAATATTTATTCATAAAAAAATCAAGAAAATCGTAAATACAAACAAATATTCGCTTATCTTTAAATTCGGGAGAAATCGTAATTTCTTTAAGCGTGTCTTCCATGTGTTTCATCCATCGTTCGGCACCACGTTTAGTCATAATATTTTTGACCAGCAAATGTTTGTTATGAAGCCGTTTTTGTCCACCAATATATCTTTGCCCGCCACCCATAATATCAAGCCAAAAATTAGTTTGTCCTTTTACGTGATATTCTAAATCTCCTAATTCAGTAAATTCGTCTCTAAACCACGAAGCTTCATTGTCGTTCAAAACTTTTTTGTAGAATTTGGTAATTAAGAATTCAATGGGAGCCTCGCCTAATATATTGTAAAGTTGCCAAAAATAAATAGGTTCTGTTTTGTTTTCACTGGCATTTAAAGAAGTTATATGTTCTAAGTCGTCAATTTTGATGCTCTTGTTTACAAGTTGTTCAATTATAAATTCATCTCTAAACATTTTGGTTAAAAATCCAAATTCAGGTTTAAATTTATATGGCATATGTTATAAATTTAAAATAAAATTGAATTTAAACCGATTTTCTCTCACAATTTATGAAATCAATTGGTGATAATGTATTGTTTTGGAAAGAAAGAAACAAATGTCAAAGTTGAATCGGCGAAGATTGTCATCGTTTCACCTGAGCGCGCAAAATACTTCGAAAATAAGCTAATGAAATATATTGATAAAATACCAAATGGCAAATTAACATTAATACACATGTTATGTAATCGCGAAATGTGCGATATCTATATTGATACAACAGGAAAGGTAGATATTTTATATGAGAAAAGTGTAAAAAATCGTGATGATTGGATTGAAAAGTCATGTTGGTCTTGGAATAATATTTATAGTAAGACAATTAAAAATATTGAAAATATAATTTATTTGGAGAATGGCAATATTTTAATAAATAGTACATTTTAGTTATAAGACATAAATGTTATAATACCTGTAACTAATATAATAAATATATAAAAAGACATCATGTTAAGATGCGTTTGAATTTTGTTTATTAATATAGTTTCAAATTTATCAAATTTAATATTTAATTTTTCCAGCAATGAAATAATATTTTGGTAATTAGTCATTGTAATAAATCCATAAATGAATGAGAAAATAAAGGAAATAGTTGCGAATGTTAAAATTATAAATTTATTTTTTTTTAATGTCTTGCTAAATGTTGTGAACGCAATAGATATTGAAAAAATTAAAAGAATGTTTCTCGTTGTTGAAATTAAACTAGAATATATTGATTCTATTTCAGCAGTATTAATTTTCATTTAATATAGTATTAGATTATTTTCGTATTAATTAATATAATGAAGTTTGGTGTTTTTAGCGAAGCTGTTTTTGTTGGGTTAGTTTTAGTTGTTATAGGAAACATTGTAGGGTTTTTAGTTGGAAAAAGCTTATCAGTGCCATTGCCAAAAGTATGTAAAAATTGGAATAAAAATTATGTAATGGAGGTTAGTTTATTTTTAAGTGGATTTGTTGCGCATTATTTCTTTGAGTATGTTGGTTTAAATAAATATTATTGTTTACATGGCACTGCTTGTAAACGATAAAGAGATTGGATAAAAATTATTTATTTATTATAGTTGCTTCAAAATATGGAGATAAGTCATCATAATCAATTAGATCGTCTACATCAAATGAAACGATGCCCCAGGGTGTTTCAATTGTGCGAAATTCATCTTCGCCATCACTGATGACTTTTAATGTTTCAACAAACTCTCGAAGATATGTAGAATGTTTTGTTTTAGAATGAATGATAACTTGTTTGTTTTTAATGCGCCGTTGGTCAGAAAATAACATATGACATAAATGCCCTCCTTTGGCATAAAAGAGACCGTCGCAAATTAAATCACAAAACCATTCTGTAGAATCGGTGTGTCCCCAACCAATGTGGACGTAATTTGAATCAATTTCATGGGTAAATCTAACGTGATGAATGTGATTTTTAAGTGGGTAAATCCAAAATTCAATGTTTGAATTAGAGTGTAAATTGGATTGAACTATATTTCCATTTATAATTCTATTTTTGGTGTTTTTAATAAATTTAAATGAATCTGGATAAATTGCGATTAAATTTGGCCAATATTGATTAAGTTTCATTGAGAAAGACTTGAACCAATTTTGTGAACGAAGTAAGATTTCGTGATGTGTAAAATAGATAATAGTTTTAACAATAAATAGCAAATTATTTGAATAAATCATCTCTCCATCATTATGTTTAAATTCAAGTAAAATATGAATAATTTTGTTAATATAATAGCATATTTTAACATTAGCATGTTTATCTTTTACAGCTTCTTTGTAAATTTGTCGAAAATACATGATGACTTTATTTATTGGAATGCCTTTTTCATCAATAATTTGTCTAAAGCGAAATGAATTTACATAAAAATCAATCATGAAATGGTCTAACAGCATTGTTGTAAAATCTTTTACAATGCCGAGCATATAAAAGATAGGATTGAAAACATAATTATAAGCTTTATTACAAATAATATTATTGTCATAAATTGTTTTTTTTAAAAATTCGGTCATTTAATTATATTAATAGATATATTTAAAGTTGATATATTTAAATATATATTTATTTGATAAATGATAGTTAATATTTTATATTAAATTTGCGTAGTTTAACATAAAAAATATAAATTAACAATTTATATATAAATAATGTATACTGGTTTTGCGGTAAATGGATTTATAAGGTACCACAAAATGTTTTATAAAAAATATGGTTATGTTATTTTAAGAAATCAATTATGCGATGAAATAAAAAATAAAATGAAACAAATTACAAATGAAATTGAGAGAGATTCACTAAGATTTAAACCGAAATTTCAGCATAAGTTTGAATTAAATGAATCAGGAAAAAAACAAATCTGTAGATCGGAAAATTTATTTATGGACAAAAATATGAAAATTATTTTAACCAGAGGAATTTTACCAACAACTGTTTCAAATATACATGGAGGAGCGGTTAATTTATTTAAAGAAAAAATTAACTATAAATATCCAAACACTGGTAAATATCGAGCGCATCAAGATATAACTGCGTATCCAAATTCGGAAAATCATATTACAGCATTAATAAATTTATGTGACACAAATGAAGAAAACGGTAGTATTCAGTTTAGTTCATTATGTAATAATAACTTGTATAATAATACAATATTAGAACATGAAGATGGGGTGATAAAAAATTCTGATAAATTAAACTGGAATAAAGCAATTAATACTCGTTTTGGAGACATAGTTTTGTTCAATTCTTATATACCTCATAAGAGTTCAGTTAATTTGGGTAAATTTCCACGCAAAGCATTATATTTAACATATAATGACGCAATTGAGGGTGACCGGCGTAAAGAATATTATGATTTAAAAACTAAGCAATTGAGCTCAAATAAAATTAGTTTAATAAATCACTATGACGGAAATGTCACTGCGAATCAAACATTATATCATAAACAATATGTAATAGATTATATATTAAATTTATATCATGAAAATGGTCATACTAAATATGATGATGATGGGAGTCAATTAGAGCACGCATTCGTTGTAATGAATATGGCTCGACAGAACAATTATTCGGAAAATTTTCAATTATCGTGTTTTTTACATGACATAGGTCATTTATTATTAGATGAAAATAACGACAATGATAATTTTTTAGAAAGTGATTTAAAACATGAATATTGTGGGGGGAAGTTTCTTAGACAGTTTTTATGTGATGAAATTGTTTTGCCAATTACATTACACGTTAGAGCAAAGAGATATTTATGTACAGTAAATCAGAGTTATTATGACCAATTATCGCCGGCATCAAAAAAAAGTTTTTGTATTCAAGGTGGAAAGATGAATGAAAGTGAGATTGAACTATTCAAAAAAAGCAGATATTTTAATGAAGCAATTAAAATGAGAGAGTTTGAAGATATTTCAAAAAAAAATATGCGAAATTCGACTCCAGATTGTCTTGATTATGTTAAAAGTTTATTAGAAAAACACGTTTTTAATTATAAAGATGGATTCGTATTATAAATTATATATAATTGTTCAAATTATATATAATTAAAATGATGCTCACAGCAGGATTCGAACCTGCGACCTTCGCATTACAAGTGCGATGCTCTACCAACTAAGCTATGTGAGCAAATATTATATTTACAAAAATATTTAAACCAACTTTAGTTAATTTATAAATGATAAAATACATTATAGGATATTACACCTTTATGTTTCAGCAATATTTATTACATAAACAGCAACATGTATATAAATCTTTATATAACACACACATCAAACAACATCATGGAACATATGATCGCAACGATATAACAAATGTATTGAAAAATAATTCATTTTATAAAAATTTAGACTTATATTTTTATGGAAACATTATTTGTTATTTTGTAAATTATTTTATATTTTCGCCTGAAGTATTATTATTTCAGATTTTTTTAGGAACTCTTGAATTATATTTACATAACGAATATCATAAAAAAAATAGTATATTATCAAATTATAGTTTTTTTAAATATTTAAAAACTAGACACATTAAACATCATCAATGTCCATATAAAAATTATTTTTTAATCGATCCAACATTCGATATATTATTTAATACTTATGAATAATAAATTTATAATAATTTTATATAATTAATAATATTTTTATGAATTTTTTATTACGTCAGCTACGGGATTCGAACCCGCGCGGGGAAACCCCAATGGATTTCAAGTCCACCGCTTTAACCACTCAGCCAAGCTGACTTTGCCTAAACCCAGGATCGAACTGGGGACCTTCAGATCTTCAGTCTGACGCTCTCCCAACTGAGCTATCTAGGCAGAAGTTGTTTTGTTTAAATTATTGACGTCGTCTACGGGATTCGAACCCGCGCGGGGAAACCCCAATGGATTAGCAGTCCATCGCCTTAACCACTCGGCCAAAACGACCCAATTATATAATAACAATGTTAATTATCTTTAAATAATTATATTCATTTATATTATATGAAAAAAACAAAGAAAGTTAAAATAAATCGCAAACGTCGTAAAACGCAAAAACATATACAAAAACACAAACAAACAGGAGGTGGATTTTCATTCACTGGAGTTTTAGCTTCAGTAATATTAAGTGTGGGAAGTATAATGGGATTAAAACAGTCAGGAATGTTTTAAGATGGCGACGATGATTCGAAGTGTTTGTTCATAAATTTTTGAAGATTAAAATATGTAAGTTCAACAGTTTCATCAATTTCCAATAAGGTTTTAAGTTTATCATCTGGAGTAATTATTTTTTTGTTTGCCGGATTTTGTAAATTATTTGATTGTATATAATTGATTAAATATTTAGTTACTTCCGTTCTAGCTATTTCAGTGCCAATTGGTTTGGTCATAAACTCACAGAGCTCATGCGTTATTTTACTAGGCTTAGCAAAACCCGAAGGCTTCTTTTTTTGTCGAGCTTTCTTTTTATCATTATCCTTTTTTAGTTGTTTTACTTCTTTTTTTACAGTTTTTTCTAGACCCTTTAGTTTTTGTTGAATAATCATAAGTTGATTTCGCAACGTTGTAATTGAAGAAAAAACATCATCAAAGTGGCTAAACATACAGTCAGATTTGTCGGACACCGGCGACTCAATTGATTTTGAGGCATTTTTAGATACCATAGTGTACTAAAAATACATCAAGTCATCTTTAAATTATTTTATTTTTCAAAATAAGATAACACAAGATAATATAAAATAATATAGTTTAGAATTTATAATAAGCATAAAAGCTTATTATAAATTATTACAATATTAATGAGTTACTTTTTATTATAAATTAAATTATTATTCAAATTATTTATTTATATTGGGTTTAGTCAGACTGGTTCTGTCGTCCCTTAACCTTTTTTTTAACTAGAATATATTCAACGCCATCCTCATCTTGAACATGTTGGCGAGGTCCACGCCCACCTTGACGAGCATTATTACGACCACCTTTACCACCTCGATTAGCATTACGTCTTTGTGGCTTTTCGGTCGAAGAATCACTGCGCTGTGCGCGAGAGCGCTGGCGTGTCTCACACATCAAATTGCCACCATTTGGACCTTTAACTGAAACAGCATGCCATTTATGCTCACTATTTCCATCCGTATTAGATAGCACAAAATCAACATATTCGCCTTGAACAAGATATTTATACTGCTCCTGTTCTACATCAATTTGTGTATGATGAATGAATATATCTTCGTTCTTGTGTTCGCCGTCTGTTACAGTAATAAAACCATATCCGGCGCGGTTGTTAAACCACTTAACACAACCGTGTTCAACAGTTGATGTTTCCGTCTGAGTTGTCATACCCGTGTCTTCCATTATACTTAATTATTCAAGATATCCTTTAAATTATTTGAATATATTATTTTTCAGAGCAAATATAATCTGTGCGAATAATCATCCGTAAAAGATTTATTAAATATAAATAATTTGGTTTTTCAGTAAATTTAAGAGACCGACAATATGTAATAAATATTTTTAATTCTTTTGGCGCCAGTTTAAAAATAACAAAGGGGTCGTTTTTTTTTATTTCATAAACTTTATAATTTCGAACTTCTTTGTTTTCAGATACCAGATTTAACCATGGGAGTGTGCCAAATAACAAATATACTAAAATATATCCAATCGATTCAACATCATCTCGTCTCGAGGGAGTCAATCCCGCATGAATATGAGTGCTAATAAAATATGGAGTGCCAACAATTGATTTATTACTCTCTAATTCAATGTGTTTATTATTGCGAATATATTTTTTTGATAATCCAAAATCAATTATTTTTAATTCGTCATTTTTAAACATAAAATTTTCAGGTTTTATGTCTCGATGTATTATACCTGCTTCGTGAATTTCTTGTATTATCTTAATTAAATTTTCTCCGATTTTTACAACTTGGTCAAGCCTCAATTTTTGTTTTTCTTTTATTAAATCAAACAATGATTTATCTAATAAATCTATTACTAAAAAATTGTATTTTCCATCGACTCCAAATGATTTAATTTTTGGAATACAATGTAAGTTTTTTAAAAATGTATACGCTCTTGCCTCATTTTTTAAAGTAATGTTATTTGTTTTTTTTTCTAATTTGATGGCAACAATTTCATTTGTAAATCTATTTTCAGCTTTATAAATTTTACCAAATGTTCCCGCACCAATTTGCTCAATTATTTTAAATTTCTTACCCACATATATTGTCATAAATTAATATATTCTATTTTGATTTATCTAAATTGATATAGAAGATATATGATATATTGCTTTATGGTATTTATTTGCTCCGAGCCTTTTGCCGAAAATGAACAATATCAACAATATTTTGACTATTTTCAAGGATTCGAATTAAGTGATTTTCAAAAATGGGCTGTTAAATCAATAGTCGACAATAATCATGTGTTAATAACAGCCCATACTGGCTCTGGTAAAACTTTGCCGGCCGAATTCATAATTCAATATTACGCCAATATGCCCGATTCTCATAAACGACGTAAAATTATATATGCTTCACCAATTAAAGCATTGTCTAATCAGAAATTATATGATATGCGTCGCAAATTTCCCCACATTTCATTTGGTTTATTAACCGGTGATTGTAAAGACAATCCAGAGGCAGATGTTTTGATTATGACAACCGAAATATTGCGAAACACACTTTTTAACAAACAAATCAATAAGCAAATGAAAGAAAATGACAAAAACGAGGTACCGCTTTCATTTGATTTGGATATTGACAATGAATTGGCAGGTGTTGTGTTTGATGAGGTTCATTATATAAATGACGCTGAGCGAGGTTCTGTTTGGGAACAATCTTTGCTGTTATTGCCTCCACAAGTTCAACTTGTTTTATTATCCGCAACAATTGATAAACCAGAGGAGTTTGCGAAGTGGATTGAAACCAGCAAAAATTCACAAAATCGTGAGCTGAAATTGCCCGAAAAAACTATGTATCTTGCCTCCACAAATCATCGAGTTGTTCCATTAAAACATTACATGTGGATATCATGCCACAATTGGCTTTTAAAAGATAAAGCCGACCAAATGAAACAATCCGCTTTATCAGGGTTAGTAAATCGTCCAATTCCTATACTTGGAAACGATAAACGCTTTGATGAAAAGAAATATTATGAAGTTTATAACTCAATCAAATATACTCAGTTGAAACGAGATTATATGAAACGCGAATTTATATTAAATGGATTGGTGCGATATCTCAAGAAAAATAACATGCTACCAGCAATATGTTTTATATTTTCAAGAAAAAATGTCGAAATGGCCGCAAAAGAGATAAATTTTTCTCTTTTTGATAATGAAACAGAAAGTCATTTGGCAACAAATGTTCATAAAGAATGTCGCAGTATATTAGCATCAAAATTAGTAAATTATAGAGAATTTTTAGAGCTTCCTGAATACAACGATTTAATGAAGTTGCTTGAAAAAGGCGTGGCGATTCATCATGCTGGAATGATTACAATTTTGAGAGAAATTGTTGAATTGCTTTTTGAAAAGGGATATATTAAAATGTTATTCGCAACCGAAACATTTGCAGTTGGATTAAATATGCCAACCAAAACAGTCGTGTTTACTGGACTTTCTAAATTTAATGGTAGCACGATGAGACCGCTCTTTTCGCATGAATATACACAAATGGCTGGGCGGGCTGGTCGACGTGGTTTAGATAGCATTGGACACGTAATTCATTGTAATAATTTATTTGAAATACCAGATGCGAGTGATTATCGAAAAATGCTTACCGGTCCACCACAAAAATTAGAATCAAAATTTAAAATATCTTATTCTCTTGGATTGAATATGGTTGCGTCTGGCGGTGAAAATGAAACGGCAATTCGCGAATTTGTTGATAGTAGTCTATTAAATTCAGATATCCAAAAAGAAGTGGCATATTATTTATCGGAAACCGACAAAGTAGTTAAAGAAATAAATAATAAGAAAACACAAATCGAAACTTGTAAAACACCAATTAGTGCGATGCAAGACTATGAAGAATTGACAATAAAGCAGCAAAATTGTAAACAAAAACAAGCCAAACAAATTAAACGCCAATTGGAAAATTTAAAAGATAATCACCCGAATTTAGAACGAGATATTAAATTATATGATTCCATGTCTTTATTACATGGTTCTGTTGATGCGAGTGTTAGACAAACCGATGCGGCATCAACAATGATTCAGAGAGGTGTCAATAAAATTGTGGAGTTACTTGTTAGTGAAGATTTTATCGAAAATGATGAAAATAAACTTCATTTAAATGAATCGGGTATTATAGCATCGCAAATACAAGAAGCGCATCCACTTGTTTTATCAAAAGTAATGATTGAAACCGAATATTTTAAAGATTTTACCGCGCGCGAATTAACAAGTTTATTTTCATGTTTTATTTGTATATCTTTGCCAGAAGATACAAAAATAAACGAGCCAAAAACTAATTCGGAACTTGTAAATAAAGTTTCATTGGATATGAAAAACAAGCTGTTACATTTTGAGAGAAAAGAATTGGCGACCAACATAGATAGCGGTGTATCATATAATATATGTTTTGATCTTCAACAAGAAATGTTGGATTGGGTTCAAGCAGACAATGAAGACAAGTGTAAAGAAATTTTGGAAATGGCGAAACAAAAAGGAGTTTTTACTGGAGAATTTATAAAAGCGATTTTAAAAATAAATAATATCGCAGATGAATTTGTGAAAATATGTGAAACAATTAATCATATTGAATTGCTTGAAAAAATAAAAGAAATTCCAAATAAAACGCTGAAGTATATTATTACGAATCAATCACTTTACATATAATATTATTTAAAAAATGCAAACATTCCGGCCGTAAAACACATTAATAATATACACACACTCATTCCCGCCAAGTATCGTTTTTCATCTCTTAGATTATGAATTTCGTTTAAATTTTCTTCAACTCTAGCTAAACCAATGCGTGGTCTTGGACTGTCGACATGGGCAATATTTCTATTGTGTCGCAAATTAAATTCAGCAATCCGATTTAGTATAAAATCGTCGTCATCACTTTCGATATCAATTGTACGATGTCTTCGCGAACCAAGATTTATGTTTTGATTGGCTGATTCAACACTGCGAGTTTGAATTGTTTCTTCAGCTGCGTTTGGCAAAATAAAATGACATATTGGACATTCGTATTTATTAATTGTATTATGCCATTTTAAAATACACTTTTGATGCGCATAAAATGTACAGTTTTTAGACGAAATACATCTTAATAAGGTAATTTTACTATCATTATTTTCATTAACTTCATTAACTTCATTAACTTCATTAACTTCATTAACTTCATTATCTTCATTTACTTCATTATTTTCATTCAAATCGTCTTCCTCCAAACAAATAATACATTGCATTCTTTTGAATAATAATTTAAAATATATCTATATAGTTTAATATGCGGATATTTATTTATTCTTCTTCGCCAAGAAGCAACAAAAATCAACTAAATGAATACGACAATCATTTACATGATTTTTTAAAAAATAATAGAGATTTAATACCCAAAGTTTGTTATTTTAAACATGATTCTGATTTAAGATGCGACGCTATAAAAGACTTGACATTATTTTCACATAAATTTAGAAAATCTAATATTGACGCGGATTTTATTATTAATCAAGTACGCTATGAAAAAGAATGTTTTATATTCTGTGATTGTGATACAATGGATAAAATAATAATCAATTTATATAAAATTACTAAAAACAAGTCAATTATTTCAGAAATAACTACTCCATGCCTTATTGAAATAAATAATGCTTATGGATATTTAAAAATACGCAGAATAGCTCTAGATAAACTAAATTAATTTGACAATAATAAAAATTCATTCATAACGTCTTCACATGAAAAATACGCATCGTTTATTTCTTTTAGTCTTTCAACGCACTCTGAAATATTAGGTCTTTTTTTTGGTTCTTCTGATGTCATTTCTTTTACAAGTTTTTGAAAATCAATTAATATATTATTTATTGGCATGCTGTAAAGTGTTTGATAAAATGAGCCTGTTCGAGAATCATTCCATGGTTGACAACCGAAAACTACAGCCCAACTCATTGAACCAAGCGAAAATATGTCAGTTGCTTTGCCATCAAATGGCTTATCTAAATAAACTTCGGGCGCAACATATAATGGGGTACCTTTTCTATCATTTCGCAGTATATTATTTTGTGTTTGAACGGAATATCCAAAATCAATTAAAATTGGTTCCCCCGAGTCGTTTAATACAAAGTTTTCCGGCTTTAAATCACGATGCACAACATCATTGTCATGAATATACTTCACAATGTAATACGTGGTTAAAAGTGTGGTAATGCGCTCGCTTATTGATGATGGCGAATTAAAATATGATGTTTTCGAATCACGTTCCAGTTTGTTAAATAAATCGGTTTTATAATATGGCATTAAAATGGCAACAAATTTATCGGTTTTATGAAAATAATCAAATTTTATAACATTCGGATGTGATAAACTTGAGACAATTTTCCATTCATTAAAACCATATTTACAAGCATTCTTGTTTTCTTTATTAAAATATATTTTTCTAATACATTTATTTTTTGTAATATTATTTTTCATTATATCTATTTTGGATTGAGGATTTTCATTTAAACATTTAACAAATGTCCAATCAGAATATAAACTTGAGTTTTTATTCATGTCCATAAAACTATCGTCAAATGAATTACAAGAATATATTGATTCGGTCGATATATCTGATGTTGTTGCTGTCTCGATTTGAATGTCACTTGAAATTCGCCCAGGCGGAGTTTTAGATACACCGTTGTATTTTAAGTTCGAACCATATAAAGTTTTCGGCATTTTTGTTGATGTTTGTGCTGGCGCGCTAAAAAGCCCGCAACTACATACTTCCATAAAGAACATTATTCTGTTAAAATAACCACACATTTACACTAATTATTGATTTAAATTTAGCTTAAATTTTTAAATCAATTATTATTAAATTAAATGAAGTCTAAATTTTTTTCTTAAATTAGCTTCGTCTTCAAACGCATGAACACTAAATTCATATTTAGAATATAACATGAGTTCTTTTGTTGTTTTAACTTTAGTTAAAAAACGGAGTTTGTTAATAAAAATTGTATATTCATACTCATCAGTTTGTCCATAACCCATTTTTTCTATTACAATTCCAACGACTTTAACATTTTTAATGTCATTTTCATTATTATTAATATAGTAAAGGAGCGCACAATCTGATTGGACTTTGCTAATTTTTTTCATATTTTCATTAATGATTTTTATATCAGAATGTTGTTTTTTGACATAAATATGTGCTGGTGTATTAAATTCAATTAAATTTGTTTTCTCTAAAATAGTTGTCATATTTAGTAAATCAACAATTCGTCTAATTGGGGATGTTATGTGTGTATAACAATCAACTCCACCCATGATTAAATCGTGTCTTGAATGTTTATCATATAATGTATATTCAGCGCTTTCTCCGTTCCAAGATTCAATAAATTGTTTATCTTCTTTGTTAATAGAATCGCTAGAAAAGTGTGCTATTTTTTTATTCCTAAAAATACCGACATTCATCTTTTTAAGTTTTTCGGCGGCAACGTGATTCATGTATAACATATAAAAAGCAACTACATCATGACTATCATCAACCGTGCTCAAAATTGGCATTGCGTTGGACAATGATTTTGTAATATTAAGTAGTTTTACATAGTCTGGATTATTTAATAATAGAGATTCTTCATATTCATAGTTTTTTTTTATAGAAATTACCGCCGTTTTAAATTCGGTTGATTTAATTGAATTATTTTCAATTGTAATATCCAAGACAAATGCTGGTTTAAGTTCATTTTCTTTTAAACTACACATTTTTTCGGACAATATATTTGGCAGCATTGGTAGTTTTTCGTGTGGCAAATAAACGGTTGAATTCTTATTTGGTAAATGTTCCCATAATTCAAGATATTCTATCCAGGCAGGCACATTTGCTATATAAATAGAAACAATTTGTCCCTTTAATGTATCTTTGATGCTAATGGCATCATCAATGTCAGTACATCCGGGTGGATCAACTGAAAAAATAGAATGATGTGTTCTATTTTCAAATCCATACTTTCTACCGATTTCTAATGCGATATTTTGAATAGGTTGGCATTTCATGGCATTTAATATTATTTTTGGAAATTGAATTGAAGTTTCAACATTAATATTATTGCGAATAAGTTGATATTTACAAAAGGCGTGGTAATCATCTACATGGCCAAATGTTTGTGTTAATCGTCCAATTGGATGTTTTTGATTCCACTCTTCAAATCGAAATAGAACAAATTTATTTGAGCCCGATTTATTAAACGACGAGCTTTTTTCTTGGTATGGTATTAAAAAAATTGGTAGACGGGGGTCATTGGGATAGCATTTATAGAGCAATTTGTTTTTATATCTACCAAATGTCTTGTTGTTTAATTGAAGTATTCCTGGAATTTTATGTGATATGCGATATGGTGAACGGACAATTTTACCGGTTTCACATATTGTATCGTCTGGCAATAACTTATGTTTGATTGGTTCTATATTTCCTAAAAATGGACCGTTATTCTCGTTGATTAATGTCCAATTTTCATAAAGTCTATCTTCTGACGAAAAGGTATACATCATATTAATAATAACGAAAGTTATTTAAGCCATTGTACAAAAAAAGGTTTTGGTGAGTGAATTCAGTCTCTTTAGGATAAAGAGACCTCGACGCAGGGGTTGATTCACTTACTCAAGGTGAATTGTCGGCCGCCATATATGCCAATATATGGAACTACTTTACGGGGACTTGGCTCCTGAATTTGGTGGTTGGTACTTAATATATTATATGTGATTTTGGTTCTTCCTCCCATATTTTATTGGACATTCGCATTTCGCATTGTTCCATCTTTTTGAGACACCCTTTCAATCTTGAAAGATTTCGAATTCAATTTTTTTTTGATAGCAAAATTTATGATAGTCAATGTGTATTGAGTGATTTGATATATGCTAAAAAAAGTTTTTGTATTGTTTTGTATTGTTTTGTATTGTTTTGTATTGTTTTGTATTGTTTTGTTCTTTTTGGTCTATTTTATGTTGTTTTTGGATTTTGTTGTATTATCTTTCGCATTTATTCGCTAGTTTCATCATCATCGTCCTCGATGTCTGAGGCGCTCATGGGGATGATTTGCTCAGAGACGTCATCAGTCTTTTCAGACTCTTGTTCGGCCGCCTTTTTCGCTGCCGTTTTTGCGGCCTCTTTCTTCGCCTTTTTCGCCGCCTTTTTTGCGGCTTCTTTCTCCGCCTTTTTTGCCGCCTTTTTTGCCGCCTTTTTTGCCGCTTTTTTTGCTTCTTTTTCAAGGTCTTTTGTCTCTTTGTCTGCCTTTTCAAGTTTTTTATTGTCCGCGGAATCTTCGGCGTCTGGTTCAGTATCAGACTCGGCATCAGCATTAGCATCTGAGTTTTTGATATCGGCTTCTGATTCTGCGCCAGAATCAGCATCGCTTCCGATGTCACTTGTTTCAAGTACTTGATCCAAGATGCTGGGCTCATCTTCTGAGAAGGTAACCACTTTCTTGGTAGCACCGGTTTTGCCGACAGCAAGCTCGTACTCTTTTTTGAGCTCGAGATACTTTGTATTCCAAGGCTCCTTCTCTTCAGCCGAAAGAGCCCTCCAAGCAATACCAGAGGCATTGCTTATTTGCTCGCCTGGAATCGGATTGCGTTTGAATTCTGGCGCAAATACCTCATTCTTCCACAACATCCAAGCGGATGGAGGCCTTTTTGGAGCATTCGGGTCTTTCTCCTTCTTAGCTTTCTTTGTCTTCGGCTCTTTTGTCGGTTCTTTCTTAGTAGAGAAAGAACCACGTTCCAATTGTTCGCGAAGACGAGCGATTTCGGAGTCCTTTTGCTCAATCTGCTTAGTGAGACTGTTGATAGTGTTAAGCGCAGCTTCCATTTGTGCGTCTGTGTGACATCTACTCTTCATTGTTTAGAATTTAATTCAATTTTTTTTTGCTATGAGTCATTTCCGTATTAACATCTATTATATTGGTCTATCGAGATACAAAATGTTGTATGTAAATTAGGAAATCGGTAATACCAATAAAAAATTGAATTAAAATTAACTGTGTTCGGAGAACAACAGCCAAGCCAAACCCACCCGATGACGTGCCGCATTCCAGAGGATAAAGGTGATGGACTCGAGGGATGGTCGCTTTAGTCAGGTGTGGTTCTGGGGGGGCATTAATAATATGAAGCACTTCGGAGTATTTGCCGCCGTAGGACATCACTGCTCATTTGATACGTATATAATATATGTGGATATACAATAATCAAATAAGTAGATTCAGTTGGTCGCAAAGAAACGCCATAAACTTTTTTTGGTAGCATAAATAAAATCGATTCTGAATTTGACGACTGGTTTCGAGACAGCAACACCGTAAGAACCGAACAATAATATGAAGTTTATCAATGGGAATACAATTGGAAATGAGTGGGATGGGTACGACGACTATGATTCATGGGATTTGGAGTATGATTTTTGTGCGAATGCCAAGCCGTCTAGGGGGCGGAGTGGTTGCTCGAGAAGTGGTGGAAAAGGTCGCACAAAAGCAGACCAAAAGGACAATTCACGTGATAGTATTTATAGCGCAAAACACGTGCGAAAAACAGAATGTCGAGCTACAAACGTAGCAATGCGTAGGGAGAAGAACACACACACCGACACCAAAAATAAAGTATATAAAAATTGAAAACAATGAATGAGTTTAAATATAATATAAACGTTTGTTAATGTGGTCATGTGAGTTTATAAATCTTCTTTTTTTAATATGGAAATAAAATTGATTTGGCTGAGAATTTGAAGCGAAATGTATATCAAAACATGAGCATTGTTATTTCACAAGAATCGTCTATTAAGTTTGTCCACACTGATGGCGTAAAACTGGTTCGAAGTAAGTCGGCCGATTTTTCACCATTTCTATGTAATACAAATTTGATTGAAAACTTTATAAAAACGTCCAAACTGGTAAAATTTTCCGGTGAATCTGAACCCACCTGGGAAGAAACAATTGGTATTCCAAGTTCAACATATAAAGTTCGTGATAGATACAAACTTTCTGAACGTTCTAAAAATCATCATCAGCGTAACTGGAATGTTGTGCGGGGCGGTGGTTCATTGCCAAAGCACGAATCTTTTTGTATTAAATTTCCAGGTGGATACGGTTCGGGATGTCATATGGGATGTGATAAAAATCAGGATTATACACATGCGGTTGTGTTATCCAATGATGAAGTATTAAGCATTTTATGCGACGGACATGGTGGCAATGCTACTATTGATTTGATACGTTCTATAGCTGAAGATGTTTGGCAAAAAATTGGGAAAGCGAAAAATCCTATGATTGCTTTGGAAAAATGGATACGGGATTCCGGGGTGGACACATTGACTCCTGATTCAGGAGCTTGTGTCATAATTGTGCGTGCTAGTAAAAAATATCTTAGATATTGGAGTGTTGGTGATTGTTCGGCCTTTGTTTGGAAAACCACAAAAAATAATGTGTCAAGTTTAATACATCAGTCTCAACATCATACCGCAGAAGACCCTTTGGAAAGTTTGCGACTAATGCGTCATCCTGGAGCTGGCATTACTCCAGAGCGTTCAATGAAACCTATTCCGAGAACAATATTTCAAGGAATAAAAAAAAATATACCACACATATGTTTTGGTGTAGAAAACATAGGAACGTTTGATTATGGTAGGGTGTTATTACAACCAACAAGGGCTTGTGGTCATGCTCCGTCTGGGAAACAAAGTGTTACTGGAGGAGAAGAATCAATTAAAGAATGGGGGATTGACCTCGAGCCGGGCATAACATATCAATTTGTTATGTATAGCGATGGAGTTGGTGATTTGGTTCATCATAGTCAGCGTGAATGCTTACCATCCGAACAAAATGCCATTGAACTAGTGAACAAAGCAATGGCTGAATGGGCAAGTCCAATGTTTGTGAGTGGTCCATGTCGAATGTTTAATTGTAAAAAAGAAAGTTGTGCTAAAGGAGGAGATCATGGTAAAATTTCAGGAGGAATGCCAGCAGATGATATATCGGCAGTGATGTTGACTGTGAGGAAATGAATTTAATATAAGTTATATTAGATAATAAGTAATGTAATTATTCAGTATGTATTGTTATATGTAAAATATATAAATTTTTTTTGTGACCACAAAAAATTGAAGTTAAATTAAACCTTTTACTTTCAGGAGTGACATATATTATTATGGCATTTACAAATGAAAAGTTGGTTCATCTTGTAAAAACACTACAAAATGAAGTTATCTCAATGCGCAAAGAAATGACATTGTTGCGTTCTGAAGTAAATGACTTGCGCGTGGAGTGTCAAATTTCGTCTAGAAATGATATAGATTTATCAACACATGAAAAGGTGGTAATGTCAAATGATATACCATGTCGCCCAGTGACGCCTTTTTTAACGTGGTTAAACGCGTCATTTCGAAAAAAATACATGGCTGAATATCCCAATGCTATTCCATCTGATGTCGCGTCAATTGGTGGAAAAATTTGGCAGAATATGTCTGTGAAAGAAAAAGAGCCATGGCAACTCAAATATAAAGCTGATTTAAATGCCTGGGAGTCAATTGGACCGGATTTAAAGTCATTAATTCCAGAAGTTTCAATAGATGAGGCAATTGACGCAATTAATGAACTTAGCGAAACAGAGAGTGATACAAAGAGTGATACAAAGAGTGATACAAAGAGTGATACAAAGAGTGATACAAAGAGTGATACAAAGAGTGATAAAAATAGTGAAACAGAGAGTGATACAGACAGCGAAACAGACAGCGAAATAGAGAGTGATACAGAGAGTGATACAGAGAGTGATACAGAGAGTGATACAGACAGCGAAACAGAGAGCGATACAAAGAGCGAAATAGAAAGTGATACAGAGAGTGATACAGACAGCGAAACAGAGAGCGAAACCGAGAGTGGTGCGGAAAAACTTATTACAAATTTAAATATGGCGAAAGCTGAAGAAATTGGTGCGGTGAAAGCGCTATCAAGTATTGTTAATGATGAAGAGTGTGAGGAAGAGCGGTTGTTGCTTTCGTATAGTGATAGCGATTAATAAGTTAAATTTTATATGTTAAACTAAAAATATAATATATTTTTTACTAAAATAATAACAATATAAATGTTTATGTTACAAATTATATTATTGATTTCATGAATGAATCTTCGTATTTTAATTTTTTAGGAAAAGTTAAAGGAATTGAATCTATAATTTCAATGGCTGGTAATTTATCATTTAAAAATAGTGTTTGTACAATTAATTGGCATTTTTATAAAATTCGTGGATTAGACACGGTATATAAATTATTGCTTAAAAAAACAAGTAGTGATGTTGCCATGTTGATTTTAAAATATTACTTGGACGATGGGGTTCATTTTACTGGCATTAATGGGAGATTGGGACATACGCGATGGATAAAAACAGAAACAACATATTTAAAAGATACAAATTCATGTCATTCTATTATTTATAAACATAATTTTAATCTTCGAAATGTAGAATGTGGTGTGAATGCGATTCCATTTCAAAATCAGCTTCTTGGAGAGATATTAATGCTGAAGATAACTGAGCAATGCGAGCATTTATTAAACGCAAAAGAAGATATTAAAATCGCGTCACTTTTAAACATAAGTAGCAATTTAATAGATTTTATTGAGCCTATACATATCGAGTCTACAATAAATGGCTGGCGTCTGTTATTTAAAAACAGATATAATTTTTAAAACGCTGCTTTTTCTAAGTTTATAAACTCGCCGAATGTGTGAGAAATATATAATTTTTAACCTTACATAAAATTAAGAAATAAATGTACCGATAAACTAATTAATATTAGATATTTTAATATTTAACATTAATTTATATAAATTTATTCGTGTAAATGATGAATGTCTGGAAGATGTGGCAATTTAAAATATACATCTCTATGTACATATCTGCCTTCGAATCCTTTCTTCCCAATTTGAGGACCGTAATTTCCCTGTTGTAGTTTAAATATAACATAATCTTTTAAATATGAAATTATAGCGGCCTGTTTGTTTGTATTCAAATCATCGTGAACTTGTTCTCCAATCCAATCTTCTTCTGTCTCCATTTGTAAATAATCTATTTTTTTATTTTTTATAAATGGTTCAATTGTTTTCAAAACAGTTAAATCAGCGCCTTCTATGTCAGAAACATATGTGTGTATATGTTCAATATTTCGTTCTTTTAAAATATTCATTAAATTTAAAGTTTTTACTCTAATAACTTCTTTGACGGTCATTTTATTATCGGGGTTGGTGGTTTGAGAATCAGGCTGACATGTATTATATTGTGAATCATCTCTAATTTTTCCTAGTGACGAGGATTGACCGGTATGAGACGGTATGGTTGGATTGCCCATCACATAAAAATTCATATATTCTTCTGTTGTGTCGTAAACCGCTCCCTCGATAATCTCAACATGGTCGAATTGAGCATATCGTTCTTGTAGCATTCTAGCATTCCAGGGTCTGGCCTCTATTCCAATAATTTTATCATATAGTGGAATGTATTCGTTTAAACAACGTCCTTTATCTAATCCCAGATAAACTAAAACTTTCATATATTTAATAAATGATTGGTTTTATTTAAATTGTTATATAAGTTAAATTATTATAATATTTATATAATTACACGTGTCTCCTTAATAATGCGCAAAAAATTGATTAAATTTTTATTCTCTCATAATTTAATTAACAACAATGGAGTGTGTTCGGGATTCCGACATTCAGATTGCCAATGATTTGTTGTCGACTCTTACGATGGATGAAAAGAATGCTATTGTGGCTGAAAAGGGGCGACTAATTTCTTCTAAAAATGGACATGTGTTGTCGGCCTTAACAAAGTTGATAAAAATGAAACCTAAACCACGCTTGATGATAAATGAAGTTAGTCAAGAATATATTATGCGAATAGTAAAAAAACGCATATCTGAATCGTGTTCCGATGAACAACCCGAAAAACAGTCGCCACACAAAAATATTATCGAATATGTTAAGAACATTGCCGAAAAAAACGCCGTGTCTGAGTCAACGGTTGATGAAGTTACGAAAAAGTCCGATGCTTATAAAGACGCGCTATTTTATGCGCTGGCTGACATAGGATATGAGCATATGGACGAAAACAATAAGCGTGTTGCTGATATAGGTAAAAAAGAAGGCGTAAAAGCAATGGTTTCTGAGATGTTCAGCAGTTCTGGCGGAGATTATGCTCGGATGCGCATGATGTACGGGTAATCGCAATGTACAGATTATATAAATTTATTTTAAGCGTTTCAATAGAGTTTTAAATAATTTATGTCTTTTTTTATACATTTAAAAAGATTTTTTATTATTATTTAAATGAATCGAATGCTCAACAAAAATACAATTCGATGGGCATGTCATCATTTACATTTAGATAAATCACGAACAATTACTCCTAGTCGACTAGAAAAATCTATAAAACATATGAAAGAGAAATGGATTTTGATGAGAGAAATTAAAAAAAATTATACAAATGATGATTTAGAAAAACGCATTAAAGAAACAAGTGCTTTTCTTGTGAGACAAAATTGTTTAAAAATGAGAACATTTGTTGACGTAGATACAATTGTTGGATTAAAGCCATTGGAGGCGGCGTTGAAAGTAAAAAAAGCATGGAAACAGTATAATGTAGAGTTACAAATTGGAACTCAGTTGTTAGAAGGATTAACTACTCGTGGAAGTGTTCAATTGTTTAATGAGGCTTCAAAAATGGTTGATTTTATTGGTTGTTTGCCTTCGCGAGACAAAAATCCACACAATCAATTAGATATGGTTTTTGAAAAAGCTTCTGAATTGGGGCTAGACGTAGAAGCACATTTAGACCAATGTAATATTCCACATGAAAGAGAGACGGAAATGTTTTGTGATTTTGTAGATGAGTATAATTATCAAGGTAAAAGCAGAGCAATACACTGTATTAGTCTGGCGTGTCAGCCAGAAAAATATCAAAAAAAGATAGCAAGGCGATTAAAAAAACTAGACATAGGAGTGATTGTTTGCCCGAGCGCAGCGATTTCGATGACGCAACATTCAGAATATTACGCACCAATACATAACTCAATTGGACCAGTTAAGATTTTGTTAGATAATGGTGTAAATGTCGGGTTAGGAGTAGATAACATAGAGGACATATTTGTTCCGTATTGTGATGGCGATTTAATGTTTGAACTTAGATTATTGGCCGAAGCAACCAGAATATATGATCCAAATATATTATTGAAAATTGCTGAGAATAACATGGGGTTTAAATAAAAATCTAATGTATTTCCGCGATAAATATATATTTTAAATAACTTAAAGACACGTCATGTAGGTATATCGTGTAAGAGGTATGGTGGGAAAAAGTTTTTAAACTCGCTGTAGCTCAATTGGTAGAGCGTCTGACTGTAGAGGTAAATAACATGGTAATCAGACGGCCGCAGGTTCGATTCCTGCCGGCGAGATTAGAGCATCTATGAACGGCGGTCATTTGATTGAAACTAATAGATGCGATTTTTAGTTTAAAAATATTATGATAAAATCAATCCCTGTGGTCTAGTGGTAAGGATAACTTTAAACCGCATTCTGATTGAATGCTCGCAGCACAACAATTTCGCATTTCAAGCGGTTGGCCCAGGTTCGATTCCTGGCGGGGATATAAATACAAAGTTATAAAAGAAAGCAAACAGCAGATATAATTCCATTTTAAGGACGTGGTGGTGGGTTCGAGTCCCACACTCAGACAACGTTTGAGTTAGCTCAGTCGGTAGAGCACGTAAAAGTCTTTCTGCGAAACATTTATTGCCTGTCTAGCTCAGTTGGTAGAGCGTACGGCTTTTAACCGTATGGTCGCGGGTTCGAGCCCCGCGGTGGGCAACCCTTCCCTATGGTCTAGTGGTTAGGATAGCCGGTTTTCATCCGGCTGGCCGGGGTTCAATTCCCCGTGGGGAAACTCACTACGATTCCCGAGCGGTCAAAGGGGGTAGACTTAAGATCTATTGCGTATGCTTCGTGGGTTCGAATCCCACTCGTAGTATCCAATATAAAATATAATATAAAATATAAACCATATATTCAAAATACATATGTTGAAGCCAACAGCAATCGTTTAATGATTCTTTTTAAATCAAAAATGGCTTCTCGTAATGTGTATTTAGGATGAAAGTCGGAGATTTCATTTTAGATGCCAGCTCGCTTAGCTCAGCTGGTAGAGCACGGTGCTTATGACGCCGCGGCCATGGGTTCGAGTCCCATAGTGAGCATATCACTTCCGCGGTAAATACCAAAAGGATTTATTTCCTTATTCGCACTCGGAAGAGAAGAAAACCAACAGCAAATTTTAATACGCATTTTTTAGCTTACTGAGTTTTCAGCAAATTAACTACGATTCCCGAGCGGTCAAAGGGGGTAGACTTAAGATCTATTGCGTATGCTTCGTGGGTTCGAATCCCACTCGTAGTATCCAATATAAAATTATTATATAATGTAAATATAATGTGGAGTCGTAAAAGAATGAAAAAGCGGGTTCGTAGAACAAAAAAGTTGCTAACAAAATGGCAAAAACAAGCGCGTAAAAAAATGCGAAATTTTTCTCAAAAAATGTCTAAAAAATATAAGAATCGTTTAATTAGCGCATGTAATAAATGTAAAAACGAAAATTTAGCACAAATCACATGTCATAACCGGTTACCAAAATTTTTTCGCAATCGCACTCAAACAAAACGTAAAAATTGTTTTGAACTTTGGAGAGTTTATCATAATTGTATGCGGAAAAACGGAATGCGACAGGGTAGTTCTTTCACATGTAAATTAATTAATAAATAAAACGGAGGGTGTGGCGCAATGGTAGCGCGTCGGATTCCAGTCCCGAAGGTTGCGAGTTCGATTCTCGTCACCCTCATGGCGTCTGTGGTGTAGGGGTTAGCATGGAAGCCTTCCAAGCTTTCGTCCCGGGTTCGAGTCCCGGCAGACGCAAACTGCTCGCTTAGCTTAGTTGGTAGAGCGTGGTGCTAATAACGCCAAGGCCGGCGGTTCGAGCCCGTCAGTGAGCAAACGAAAATAAAATAAAACAATATTGAAACTCGATATTATTTTATTTAGAATTAATATTTATTGAGTTGTGGCACTTTCCACAATAATATCTGTCGAAATGATTTCCCATAATTGATTCGCATTTTTTACATCTAGGATTATTCATAGAGTTTATAAAATTCTCCATAGAACTCGTTTTATGAATATGACTTTTTTTTGGCGGGGTTGAAAAAATCTTCTTCTTTCGTTTTTTCACCATTATATTATAACAATGGCAATTATATTTAATATAAATTATTATTTAATAATTTTATTTATATAAAAAACGTATGTTTCATAAACTGTGAAAGTAACTGCTTGTGCAATACCAACTCGCAATATTCGCGCATTTAATCCCCGAAATAATCCTGAAATCCCACTTTTAGTAATTATATTTTTACTGATTTTGTATATTCCCGGATTTTTATTATCATTGGCTTGTATAATCGATTTCACTGTGTCAAATGGTTGATTAATTGCAGCCGAGAAGCTACCAGCAAACCCGCCAATAAACATAGTTTTAATTATACTAATCGGTTCATCTTTCTTTTTTAATTGTGATTTTAAAATATCATACATCCAAAATCGAGTTCCTACCGAAGTAGATTGTTTTAATATAGTTGGAATTGTGCCTCTATATAAATTGCTAAATCCCCCTAATTGAATAATTTCTTTAATTGTGTTTTGTATTGTTGTAATTCGGTGAGGGTTTTTTTGTTGAAAAATTTTAATGCGCTCGGTTGGAGCAGTCCAAAGCATTGATTCAAACGTTCCGGCAATCATTCCAGAAAATAATGAATTAAAATTGGATTTCGGATTATTTTTTGAGAGAGATATTCGAATATAATCATATATCGTAAATCTTATTGCTGCCTTTCCACCAACTTGTGTCAATGATGCGGACATACCATTAAACAGCGAACGAGGACCGTGTTGAATGAGTATATGTTTTCCACAATGAACCGAGTTACGATATTTATTTGGATATATTTGTAAATGTGTTTTTATCGTATCTAATGGATATGTTGTTATAATTTCTGATATGCCCGCCAATAATCCGCCAGACAGGACTATATATTTTGGCGTGTGTTCTTCATTCAACGTTTTACGTAACTGTGACATCGGGGGCAATAATTAATATAAATATATAAAATATCTTATTTACCTTTATAATATATTTTATTTATATTTTGATATAATTGTAATTGGACCACCCCAAAAAATTGTGGCAGACACTGCCACAAGTCCCAAAAGTATAACTGGCGCCATATATAAATATGTTATTAATATAATTATTTTACTCTTTTTCTCTCTCTTTCAATTTAAAATTGAAATTAAAAATTAATCTCTGGACTCGTTAAGTTAGTTTATACATGTCGACTGGTTTTATTATCGAACAACAATCGGATGGTTACAACGACAAACGTTTTATCAGAATGAAAGGAGAACCATATAAAGAAACTTCATATAACCCGGATGAACAATTTGTAGCGACAGGCGATTTATTTGATGACGCATACATACCATTGTCAATTCAGGTTGGAAAAAATAAATATTGGTCTTTTAATAAAGCTTGGGGAGTGTTTGAATTTCCTAATAAAAAGGTTACAGAGATGATTAGAGAAAAATTCGAAAAAAAATATGGCAAAAATAATATTATTACAAAAAATTACATAATGAATAATGGTGAAATTGATAAATCATATTTATTGGTAATTAGGAGTACCGCAATTGTATCTATATATCTAGCCATAATGGTGGCAAGCAGTGTTTCTAAAGAATATATAAATGTTGACGAAGTATATATTGGAGTAAATAATGATCCCAGTGTGAATGATAATATAATTATGAATTGTGGAGATATGGAACAAAATCATTTAATCCCGCAGACATTGAGGGAGGGAATGAGTAAAATGTTTGAATTCGAAGACGAAAAAGAGATGATGAAAGTAGCTAAAATGGAGTTGGACATGAAATTGAGTCATGAGCAGGTCGCCAAGTTTAATCAAGCAATGAACGATAAATTAGATTGTTTGTCATTTGAAGATGTAGAATTTTTAATCCGTCATTTTAAATCACTTTCTGAAACAACTGGACTGGATATTTCAATTACATCAATAAAAAAAGATGGAACGAAGCGAGAACATAATATATCAGATGTTATAAAAAAATTAGATGTCACAAAATCAAAATTACAATAAATCACAAATAAAAAAAGAGTAGATATAAAAGAGAAGAGGGGTATATAGAAGGGATAATATAGAGGGATAATATAGAGGGTGATAAAGGGATAATATAGAGGGTGTATATGATGAATGATATAGAGGGGGATAATATAGAGGGTGTATATGATGAGTAATAAGCAAAATCCGAATTATAACTGATTGCTGGATAATATAACTGATAAAGTTAATTTATTATATCTCTCAAATAATTTAACACGAGATAAAAATTTTTTTTTAAATATTTGTAAACCATTCATATAGTAAAACGATGTAATATTGCAATATCAAAATTAAAGGTTCATATAAAGTGATGTGTAGTATGACACACGGCACCCCAATATCACAGTATATATCACAGTATATATCACAGTATATATCACAGTATATATCACCGTATATATCATGGTATATATCACAGTATATATCACAGTATATATCACAGTATATATCATGGTATATATTGCGGAGTATATTATATGGTATGTTGGCGGTATAATATCTTATAACTCATTTCCGAGTTGTCACTCATTTCCGAGTTGTCACTCATTTCCGAGTTAGCCATAAAATATTATTAGATTTATCTGTGTTTATTTTATTTAATTGAGAGAGAAAATAAAATAATTAAATTAGAAGCTAGATATCGCAGGGCAGTATTAGGCGGTAATATTAGGCGGCGTGTATAGGCGGTAATATTAGGCGGCGTGTATAGGCGGCGTGTATAGGCGGTTGTATTGCTGGTTGTATTAGGCGGCGGTATATTGCTGGTTGTATTGCTGGTTGTATTAGGCGGCGGTATATTGGCAGAAATGTTTTGCGACTCATTTCCGAGTTGTCACTCATTTCCGAGTTAGACTCTTTATTAACCAGATTTAATGGTATTTTAATAAATTTATTAAGAGAGAAATTATAAAATAATCATTTTTTTGCCAAAGGATTATTTTATGAAACGTTCAAACAAAAGGATAGTAAAGAAGCTAGTTCCAACTGTTGACATCCAATAAAAGAAATCTAAATAACTCCACTGAAAATTTTTATCCCAATCCCCTAACACATATTTGGTCAATAATGATACCAATATTGGTATGTAGACAATGGTGGGAAAATTTGATTTATTAGGAATAAATAAGAAAATAACACTACAAAAACATACAAATATTATCGTAAATAATGGTTTCTTCATTTATATATTTTTAGAAAAATAAAATTGTAAGGTATATATCACGGGTAGTATTGGGCGGCGATATATAGGCAGATATGTTTTATGACTCATTTCCGAGTTGTCACTCATTTCCGAGTTAGTAGTATTCGGTAGATTGCCGCCGATAATATATCCCGGTAAATATTATATAATCAAATATCTTAAAACAAACCCAATAATAATTAGCATATGAATAATAATGAAATATATGCCATCAGTCCAATTGACGGCAGATATCACATGTTTACAGCACCGCTCAAAAAGTATTTCTCAGAATTCGCATTATTTAAATATAGATTAATGTTTGAAATAGAATATCTAATATTTTTACACGAAATACAGTTACCAAAACTAATAAATTACCCAATCGACGAAGGATTTTTAAGACATATTTATAAGAATTTCTCTCACAAAGATTGCCTCAAAATTAAGAATGAAGAATTAATTATAAATCACGACGTGAAAGCCGTCGAATATTTCCTGGCCGAAAAACTCAGAAAAGTCAATCTATCAAATCTTACTCCATTTATTCATTTCGGTCTCACATCGCAAGATATCAATAATAATTCTATCACACTTTCTATTAAAAATTGTATCGAAGAATTGATTATCCCTTTAATAGAAGTAATATTAGCCGAATTACTCAAAAAATCAACTGACTGGATTAATCATAAAATGATTAGTCGTACACATGGACAACCAGCCGTGCCAACAACCATGGGAAAAGAAATTCGAGTTTTCCATTACAGAATCTCAAAGCAATTAGAGCAGTTAAAAGGTTTAGAATATTACGGTAAATTAGGCGGGGCATCCGGAAATCTCAACGCACATTACGCGGCATATCCCGATTTTAATTGGGAAGAATTAATGGAGCAATTTCTATCACGTTTCTCATTAAAAAGAAATAAATTTACAACGCAAATCGACAACTATGAAAATCTATCACAGATATTCGACAATTTAAAACGCATTAATACCATATTCATAGATATGAACAGAGATATTTGGCATTACATTTCAATCGATTATATGACACAAAAATTCGATACAAACGAAGTGGGATCATCAACGATGCCTCATAAAATAAATCCAATCAATTTCGAAAATAGCGAAGGCAATTTATTATTGGCAAATTCACTATTAAATTTCATGTCAGAGAAACTACCAATTTCCCGACTTCAAAGAGACCTCACCGACTCAACAGTTCTACGTAGCGTCGGCACAATTTTCGGATATATGTCAATCGCATATCATAATTTTAATCGCGGATTTAATAAACTGGATATTAATAAAAACAAATTGGACGATGATTTATCCAAAAATTGCGTAGTTATCGTTGAAGGTATTCAAACCGTCCTGCGCAAATACGGAATCGCCGAGGCATATGAATCATGTAAAGAATTTACCCGAAATAATAAAGAAATCACCGCATCCGATATCGCCAATTTCATCGACGATTTAAATATCAACGATTTAAATATAAAAGAAACCATAAAAAAAGAATTACACAATATTAATATAAATAATTACATAGGTAATGCCAATAAGATATAATACTAATATAATTACCCAACAATTACTAATCGTTTTTTCTTGCGATTTTTTTTTCTCTTAGTTTCTCCACAACAATCATCCATACAATCACATATTCGACCACCAACAAATTTTGCCTCTGGTTTAACAAAATTTGATTTTTTAAGACAATTTAAAAATGGATATTTTTCATATAATTTTATGATAGCTTGCTCTTTCATTTTAGCCTCAATCATTATATCAATTTCAACATTATATTTCTCGGGTATTTTAAGTAAATATTCAGGAATTGTTTCCACATAATCACTATGATGTCCAATTTTTCCAGACCCCTGCTCACTAATATGAAATTTCGGTTTAATTCCCCTTTTTTTCCAGGTTTCCAATATTAAATTTATATATTCAGAAGCAGGAAGGAACTCTTCTTCAGGATGTAAAAGTTTGTAACATTCAAAATGATGTGTATCAAAAACAACCGGAATATTAACAACATTTGATATTTTCAAACAATCCTCAATTGAAAAACATTTTTCACAATTTTCCAATACTAATCGACGTTTCACATTTTCAGGCAACTGTTTATATTGTTCGCACCAACGCAGTATCGTTTCATTTTTATTTCCATAAACACCGCCTCCATGAACAACCATTACTGAATCAGGGCCGAGATTCATTAAATCAAGAACTTCCGCGTGATACGATAGATCGGAAATAGTCTGTTTAAATACATTTGGATTTGGACTACCAACAACATTGTATTGTCCTGGATGAAAAGTTAGTCGTTGATTATATTTGCGAGCTTTTTCGCCAATTTTTCTAAGAAGTGGTATGGCAAAATCAAATGAATAGTCCTGAACTTTTGGATTAGATTTATGAGGAAACATTTCGCTACTTAAACGAAACACTTTAATTCCATTTTGTTCATTCCAATCCATCAAAACAAGTGTATCTTCCAAATTTTGAATAATTTTTATTTTTAATTCTTCAATGCCTTGTTGTTCAATTGTTCGTATTATCATTTTTCGAGAGCTAAAAATTGGAGGTTTTTTTGACCTCAATAAAGTATTCATACAACATAAACCTAGTTGAATTGGCAGGTTATAACTCATGATTGTAAATCGAACACGCAAAATCAAGAAAATCAATTTTAATTCATCATAAATTTAATTAATTATTTATTCCCTGAATTTCTCTCCAATTAATAAAATTTAAAGATTGATAATTACATTTCATTAAAAATGCCAAACAAAAACCTCATTTACTCCGGCAAAGTCCGAAACATTTTTCAGCACGAAGAACACGACAAGCTATATATCGAAACAACCAATAGACTAAGTAGTTTCGACAAATACATATGTGATTTAAAAGACAAAGGACAAGTATTAACGCAAACATGCGCGCACATATTTAATCGCACAAAACACATTATACCAAATCATTATATTTCTCATGATAATAATACTCTCATTGTTAAAAAATGCGAACCATTCAAAATAGAATTTGTTGTAAGAGCTTATATTACCGGAAACACCAACACCAGCTTATGGACACATTATAACAGAGGCATGCGAAATTATTGCGGTATTAAATTCCCAGATAATTTAAAAAAGAATCAAAAATTAGCACACCCAGTTATTACGCCAACCACAAAAGGTATCAAAGATATACCAATTTCGAAAAATGAAATAGTCGCAAATAAATACATGACACAAAAAGAATGTGATTTTATATACGAAAAATCGATGGAATTATTCCAGTATGGACAAAAGATGGCTGACGCAGCAGGTTTTATTTTGGTCGATACAAAATACGAATTCGGCAAAGACAAAGACAATAACATTATACTTATAGACGAAGTTCATACATGTGATAGTAGTCGATATTGGTTGAAAAACACATATATAAATAAATTCAACAATGAACAAGAACCCGACAAATTAGATAAAGATTGTATCCGAGATTGGGTTAAATCAAGATGTAATCCTTACATAGACAATATTCCAGAAATCCCCGACGAATTAAAAAATAAAACAATAAATTCATATAAATATTTTTACGAAAAGATTACATTGACATGATATCATCGACGCTACAACAACCACCGAGCCCACAAGTGCCAAAAATAAAAAAACATTTCAAAAACATTTTAATTAAATTAATAAAGCCCGCGAATAAAAAAAATACAAATAACTTCGATAATTCAATATACGAAGTGGGATTAAACATTACGCAAATAAACCACAATTATAAAGTAGTGGCACGATTCTATAAAATATATTCTTTTACACATAATATTCCGCTGGATTACGTAAATAGTATTTTAATAAAAAAATTCCCAATGGACGTAAGAGATAACATATTGGCTTCATATTTCAAAAACGACATTAGTTTCAAAAGTATAAAAGAATACAATAGTTCAAACACGTTAAAAATGGAATCCAATATAGCATCAAATATAACAGAAAACCCCGAATACAAAATTCATATTAAAAAGACCAAAATCCAGTCAGCAGGAATCCATTCGGCATTTCATGACGACGCATATGAGATTATTTTAAAACTATCAAAAAAACTAAAAAATATTTTAAATCAATATAAAACAGATAAGTTTGATTTGAATCGCATATTCAATTTATATGACGACGATGATATAGAGTATTGTAATAGACACAAAATATTTAGTAGTGAAATAGCATGGGGTATGAATTTCTCTCTCAATTAAATTCACAACCAAACTCATTTAAATCGACACGGCCTTAAAGAATTCCACCGGAGTAGCTCGATTCATCGCATAATTCATCATCTCCTTGCCACCAAATACATAAGAAGTGAATACCCACCCAAGAAACAAATCATAAGACGGATTCAAGAATCCGATAACTTTATCATCATCAACCTTTTCCAGTTCCGAAAGATAAACCCCCCTCAACCTATTCAGCGCGTCACAAGAAGTTTCCGGTGTAAAATTACTATAGAACGGAACTTCTCGTCGATGCCAAATTCCAGGACACACGTAATCCAAGCCAAGATGAATCAGAGTAAGATTCCTCAAAGTCGCATCTCTATCCCAGTCAAAGGATTTTTGAACCACCGCACCAGTTTCATCCACATCATTATAAATAATTTCTTTTGGCAAAGGAGCACCAGAATCATCACGATGAAGTTCCATCTGAATTCTCATTTGCTGAAGATCAATATCATAAATTCTCACAAAATATCGAACAGCCAACGCATATGCCTCATCATATTTATCCTGACTAAAATAGCGACCTCCATCACTATTAAAATCGACCTCCAAATCAACATCCAGCAGCGACATAAATGATTTCATGGCTTCATAATTGGCACCGCGTCCGCGAGATGAGTTAACTAATCCCGCAGCAATTTTCTTACTAAGTTCAATACCATTTGGCAAGACAATTCCTGGAGCAATTCTACCAACCATTAATTTGAAACCAGCCTCGGCAGTCTCAGTCCGGAAATTACCAGAAAGACTTTTTACATAGCGAGCTGTTGGACGCATCTCGGCACATCGTTCCGAAGACACGACAACAAAACTGTCCTCAAAAGCATCGCCCAGCTTACTTTTCATAGTAGCAATAAACTCCTCCGAACCAACCGCATTGAGTCCCTTTGGCGATAGAACCACACCAGTCTCGGAATCAAGGCGTTCTTCAATATTGCCCTGAAAGAATAGTCGCTTACGCACATTGAGATTGGAGCCGTCCCAACCACGCATTGAAGCACAAACCAATACATAGTCAGACCATATCTCGCCAGGACACGCAATATATTCAGCAAATGTTGTATAAGTCAATCGCGGAGCCAAATCCAACCGCGCTTTGCCCTCCAGATTTTGAAAGTCCCGCCGATAAGTCTCAGCAATACATTTCGGCATAGCCACCGCATTTCCTTCTCCAATTCCCGCATCCAAAGGATAAGCAAACTTAGTAATCCATCGCTTCATGCTATCCGCATCACTCAACTTATTATATCCACAAAATACAAATCGCATATTAAAGCGAATTCCTCCATCCTCGTCAGAAACAGTTTCTAAAGACTGCCAAATAGTCTCAAGATATTTCAAGAGTTGTTCATCGTCGATTTCATTACCAACATCAACAAGGACATCGATATCAAGGACTTGGACGTTAGAGTTCATCAATGTATCGCAAACGGTATTCATTATGATTTGATTAAAACCGTGAGAGAAAATAAATTTAAAATCAATTTTTTATTTTTAAGAGAAATATTCAATAATTTCTCTCTTAAAAATAATACAAGCAATCAAGCAATCAAGCAATCAAGCCCATCTCAACATCACCGGAGCAATCGCAAATCCAAGCGTCAATCCTACGCACTCAAAAAACCACGGCAAATATTTCATAAATACCAAAATACCATATTGATTTATAAACGAATGATATTCTTGATATATATGCCCAAACAGCACAAATAAACAAAAGCTCATACTTGCGCAAATTGAAAACACATATATTATTAGTCCCTCAATTCGGTCACCATAATAAACAGAATATATATACGCAACAATCAAATAATGACATATAGCAGAAATAGCAAAAACAACAACATTTAAATCATGTAGATTCGGAAAAATACAAACCGTCGAAAAAAGAAACATCGCATAACAACATTGAAAAACAGTCAAAAAAAACAACGATAAAACCCGCAAATATTTCGGCACCGGACGATAAAATCGAGTAGAGCCAGTACCAAACATCCACGCGGCAGCACATGGCAAAACCGACAAAATTGCCATCGCACCAGTAGCCGGAGCAGTAGCAATAAATCCACTAATTGTATAACCATATGTGGTAACCGCGCAAACATTTTGTCCAAAAATCCCCTGTCCACAACCACATCCAGTTTGTAAACCGGTCAAGTTATAGAAAGATGAACCATCGACACAATAAACCTGCGACGAACACAATCCATAATCAGAATTCCGTGTAAATATATTAGCAAACAAAGGCAATAAAAATACATAGAAAGATAGCATGGCACTGCCAATCCACCAAAAAAACCAATTATTTTCTATTTTATTTTCTATTTTATTTTCTATTTTATTTTCTATTTTATTTTCTATTTTATTTTCTATTTTATTTTCTATTTTATCCATTTATAATCAAAAGAAAGATTCATTTTAAATGCGTTTTAAAATGAATTAATGTCTACGACTATGTCTACGACGCTTAGTCTTAGCCCTACGACCATGCCCACGACCATGCCCACGACCATGCCCACGACGCTTGGTCTTCTTCTTGGTCTTCTTCTTGGTCTTCTTCTTGGTCTTTTTACGGCGCTTCCCCTCAGCCCTTTTATATATTTTACCGTGAACCCGTAAACCAGATTTCGTTTTGTTCGCGGCACGACTCATCAATTCTCGATTTCGTTTTCCAGTATTTTTTTCAGATACTCTTGAACCAATTCCATCGCCAACAGCATGAATAGAACCACAAGTTAAATCAAAAATAATCCATTCCATCTCAGAAACAACTCCGTGGTCTCGAGCAAATTTCTGCGCATTTTCCATAAGTTCTGATAGAGTAATGGTCTTTTCCGCAGGATTATCAATTTCCGAAACAGGAGCAGCATGACGAAAATGAGGCTCGCGAATCTCACGTTCTCTTTCTTTTGGGATTGCCGCCTGAGCGGCCAACGCAGACCAAGTTGGTAAAATATCAATGGCATGCCCATTTTCTCCATCAAAAAGCCACAACATTATTCTGTTATCATATAAGTCACAATGTTCCTCGCGTTTATAAGCTTCATATTGCTTATTAACGAGCGTTGAGCCACTATTAAATTTCATTGATTTAAATCGCTCTATATGGCAAAATTGTGCGTATTCCTCATCGCTCGAAGCGCCTTCACGAGCTATACGCAGGCATTCTGGATTACGCGCAAGTCCTCGCGTTTGAACACCATCAGTGCCTTCTAAATTCGGAAAAATCAAATTTTCTCTTAAGTTTTCAATTTGAACGGCACCAGGCCCTTTGGCACCCGGCCCTTCGGCACCCATTACAATTTCATTAATTCTATTATGTAGTTGTTTATTAAGAGGATCATTTGAAACATTTACTGTATTCGAGCAATGTTCAACTGAAGTAATTAAAGTTAAATCAGTTTCATTTTTCCACAAAGGAAGTTTATCCTCAATTCGAACAATGCCATGAGTTGTAATCATGATAACCCCAAAAGGTTTCGACATAATATTATATTATAAGCAAATAATATAATATTTAACACATTGTATTTAACATTTAACATTTAAATAATAAATTTAGACGAATCACAATAAATAAATTAATGGCTTCAAACATAAAAAACGAACTAACGGCTTTTATTCCAATTAACAGATATAAAAACAAGATTCACGTCACACCAACAATTTTCAATAATTACATCTGGCAGTGGAATTGTAGTATTTGCGATGAAAACGCGGTGGGTCGCATTAAATGCTCGGAATTTTCATTTGCGATTACAAGTCCAACATACAAAAATAAGAAAGACGAAATAGAAAAACTGGCATTATGCGAAGTTTGTATTGATAAATATAAATTAGATAATTTTCAAACAAGCAAGACACTTGTAGATGATAAAGGAAACAAATATACAATCAAAGGATTAGAACGCGGTCAATACATGGAGCAAATGGACGTATTTTAAAATAAAAATACATTTTTCCCTTGACGACGACTAGCAAGCCCACGACTCAGCCCACGACTCAGCCCCGCATCCCAGACCAAATGACAAATAGCAATAATCGGCATAAGAGTCCAGAAAATATTAACATACATAAACGGTCGCCGAGAAAGCAAATATCCACTCGGGAAATTCGCGCGATCATAATTAACACTAAATTTATCATGAACTTGAATAAAGTAATTCCCCATATACAAAACACTATTCATCAACTGTGTCCCCATACTCACACTGGCCATAATCAAATATTCATTATCCATTCGACATTTCTTGACGACCATCGCACCAATCGCAAAAATCCCGCATAAATAGGCATGTGTCCCCTCGATAATACGACTCCAGTCGCCACGAAGCAACATATATTCTCTATCGGCATAGGCACCATACTCGGCATAAAAAACCCGCGATAATTTCCACGGGATTACAGTAGAGATTGGATAACGATTCCTCCAAACATGCTCATCACGAACAATTAAATCGCTTGAATAATCACATATCGAATCATAGTTAAGAATGAAGGCGGTTTCCCATACAAAAGTCAGAATCGTCATCATATACCAATAATAAGGAACAAGCGGAATAGACCGGAAGGCCTTAACATTCAAACGAAGTTTATAAGAAGCATAAAAATAAAGCCCGAGCTCGACAACGGCAATTTGAGCACCGGATAAATTTAAACCAGATACCAAACCAAAGGAAGAAAGAAAAAAGGCGATAATGCCACCCCAATATAAACAACTATAAATACAAGAAAAATAAATAACGGTATATTCATCAATCATATCATCAATATCATAAGACTTCATATGTAATATATATTAAATTATACATGAAATCTTTAAACACGTTTAAATAAGACCCAAAATGAATAAAGCACAAATTTAGGCAAATAAATAAATCAAATGACAAATCAAATGACAAATCAAATGACAAATCAAATGACAAATATAATATTATTAAAATATTATATTAGTATATAAATAATGCCCTCAAAACAAAGCAGAAAAAGAAACAAAGTCGGAGGAGCGACAGGCAGGAGCAGTACGCTGTATAGGCAGATGGGGCAGAAAACAAACCAGAGAAGTCGGGTATTTGGCTCGAAAAAAAGAGGCGATATAAACCGATTAAAGGTTCCCCGGCATGCCAAAAACAAGGCCATGATCAATTCCGCCGCCGTTGCCATGAAGGTAAACCGCCGCAGCATCCGCGTGGAGGACAAGGCACCCAAGGCCGCCACAAAGTTCAAAGTATCTGACAGCGAGAAAAAATTCGACGAAGAAATAAAAAAAAGCTATCTAATGTCGCGCCTAGAACTCGAGAAGGCAGAACCAGCTTTAAAGGAAGAAATTCGTAAGTCTAACGTTGAGTGGGCCCGAGAGGCGCTTGAGGATAATATTTGGATATTTGATTCGGAGCAGGGTGGCGGGGCTAATGGCGACGGCGACGACAAACCATGGTATGAGAGAGTGAAACAATCGATTGAGAATGCAGGAGGGATCGTTGCCGAAACACTCTACTCTGCGGCCGATTTAGCACATGCATATGCTCCCGTTGTTAAAAGAATGTGTATGGACAAAGCAATACTTGCTTATCGCTTTCTTTGGAAATGTCAAACATGGGAATCTATGATAAGTATGGGAGTGTTAGCTTATATTATTTTCATTGAAGCAGATTTGGCAGGATATATATCAAGATTTATGACTAAGATTTGCATCTATATTGGAATTTATGAAGAAAGTTATTACGATTTGTTTATTAACTTGGCAGAAAGAAGTTGGAATAATTCAGTAATATTGGCTGGAATTATGGCTAGTTTATATAGTGGAGACTTAAAGACGGGACTCGCTGCGGCCAGTGAAGTTTTGAGTTACAACATACAACAAAACCAAATTACAGGATCCTATAAAATAGGATTGGCAACTGTGGCATCTGGAATTCTTGCTAATTCTTTAGCGGAGGGTCAATGGGCAGATATGTACGATTGTATATCCGGTGTTAATCCAGTGGTATCTAGAAGTATTCCTGAATTCGACAAACAAAAGTTTATAACAATGTTTAAAATACTAAACAATACTGAACAAACCCATGCCGTACAAGCTCTCAATAATATAATAACAACAGAAAGAATAATTACTAACCCAGCGAAAACACTTAACTATTTAAGTCTAAAAGCCCAAACAGATAGTGAATTTAACAATCTTTTTTTAACAGAACTGGAAAAATTGGTAAATAAAGACCTTGTCGTCGGCGATGCTGCCTCCGTTGATGATGCCTCCCTTAATGTTCTGTTAAAACACTTTATTGACAAAGAAGGCAACAACCTCGATGAGTTGTACAACACTTTTAAAAAAATGATGGATAGGTTGACAACTAAACTCCCGGAACCTGAAATGCCCCCCGACAGCACCGCCTCCGACTCCGACTCCGCATCTGTTGGCTCCGCATCTGTTGACTCCGACTCCGACTCCGACGAGTCCAACTCCGACTCCGATCAAGTACTCGGACCACCCAAAAAGAAGTCCAAGAAGGACGAGGACCCGCACGCTCCGGGCGCCCCGAACCAATCCTCCAAGTCGGCCGCAACCAACAAGGAGGAGGAGTCTATCAATGAGTCTTCGAATACCTCAGCGGGGACCCAGGGCGGTGCCAGAAAGAGACGCAAAACAAGAAAACATAGAAAACGCAAAACAAAAAAAGCAAAAAGAACGCGAAAACACAAAAAGTCATTAAAGAAAAAGAAACGCAAAACAAAAAAGCGGTAAAAAATTTTCACATATAATATTATATGGATTCGTATATGACAGATAGTCAGTTAGTCGAGGGATTTCTCGCATCAATAGTTTGGGGCACATTCTTCGTTTATATGAGAAATAGATTAGAATGGCCTAGCTGGGTCGAAGGAGGTATTGCCTGGTTTATGGTTTGGGTTGTCCGCAAGTTCGGAATAACAATCTACGAATCATTGAAAAAAAAATACAGCTGGAAAGACTTTAGGATATGTCTTTTACCAGAACCAAAAATAGAAGTTCAAGAAAAAAAGGACACGAAATCAAAGACCCAGCACCAGGTAATGCATCAGGAACACCAGTTTGGATTGCTATATTAAAATAAAAAATTTATATTTAGTTTTATTTAAATTAAGTATAAATTAACTATAAATTAAGTATAAATTAATTCTTTAATACCGAGTTTGGCTCATAGTTCGCAGCAAAACATTCTCAGCTTCACCCGAATATACCGAACTGGGTCCCCGCTGAAGCAAGTCCATATTAACCGGAACAGATTGAGAACGCTGTAGAGGAGTCATGTCGCTAACATTGTAAGCACCCTGCTTTCCCTGACTCCGCGTTCGCGCAGTAATATACATATCCCCAAGACTTGAGCTAAGACCAAATATACAAATCGTGATATCATCACATAGATTCTTCATAAATTCATCTTCGCCTAAATTATGTTGAGTCATAAATTTTTTCATCGAGACCAAAAACTCATTTAGTTTTTTATTATATTTTTCAACAGAATCCACGCCCTTTAAAGACTTATAGCTATTAATTCCTTCTTGAAGAACAAAGCAAATTTCAATATTGGAATTATTCTTGGCAATTTCAATCGGAGTCAAACCGTCTTTATTGGGCAGCGAAGGATTGGCTCCATATCGCAACATAAATTTAACTCCGTCTAAATCACCAATGCGCACGGCAGTTTGAAGCAAATTAAACTTATAATTTGGAGAATAATTATGCCCCGAAAATTTATCGACCATATCAGGATGAATATCGAGATATGGCTCAACTAAAGCCCAATTTTTATGTATGGCGCAATCGATGATGGAAGTAATTGCGGCATATTTATCAACATTAAGATAGTGTGGCTGTAGAACCGAGCTATTCGCAAAACTCCTATGAATATTACGACCGGCACCATCACGACCATGACCACGACCACCAACAAGAGCAGCGGCGGCACGTTTTTCTCGTTTATGAATAAATTCCTTCGTTTCGGCGAGTAGTTCCTGCGTGAGTTGTCGCCAATAATATTTCTCGACCCAAATATCTCCATCAACGACAGGACCAGAAAGAGCACCTTGCGAAGGATACGAAATCTTCGGGTAAACACTAAAGGTCGAAGAACCATTTAACTTATTAAATTGACACGAAACTCTAAATGGCACATCATCAGCATCAGCAAAAGTTAGCAAATGCCAAACGCGTTCTTTTCCGGAAGGCAACGAATCAATGCGCAAAGCATCTTTCCATTTATTTTCAACATAGTCGTAAATCAGTCCACCCTCGACACTAACAACAACATTTTCAATATAAGCATAGAAATAGTTATAGACAATTTCGCCATATACAAAGCCGGCATTTTCCAGACTTTCAACAAAGTAATAGTCGCCCCCAGAGACTGAACCAAGCTCGCGCAATAACATGGCATCATGGTCGCAACCATATCCAACAAATACATTAGAAAAGGGGCGCCCATTTTTCTCATATACCAATGCCTTTTTAATATCTTCCAGTCGCGTTTTACCAGAGGTGATTCGACCATCGGTCATAAAGATATGAACAAGCCGGTCGCCTTCACAATCAGGTACAAGCGCGGCAGTCTGTAGAGCAGCTTCAATATTGGTTTGTCCACGCGGTTTAGTCTTCGCAAGCAAATCAGAAAATGAATCGAGTAATTCCTCACAAATTTTAACCTGGCTCAATAGAATTTCGACTTCGTGGTCAAAAATAATCAACGTCAAAGTCTGTTCGATATCTTTAAATTGAACGAAATAATCCAGCATATTCAAAAGGGTATGTTTGATATGATCCATTTTTACTTTGCCATCTTCACATAGCTCGTTCATACTCGCCGACCGGTCAACAGTGATAATCCATGATAATTTTTTAACAATCGGGGCGGCATCGTCGATTTTCATATTAAGCACGCCAAATCGCTTTTTAATGGCATCCTCAGAGCACGCGGACACACCCTCAGAGCATTCATTATCGTCATCTTTTTCCGCATATCCCTCAGGATACAACATATTAACTACAGTATGAATACCAGATTCGGACATCTTATTTGAATATGTTTAACCAAGGGCAAAAAAATTTAAATCAATTTTAATTAAAGTTTAATTTAACAAATTCCGATTTTATAATAGACATTCAAATAATGCCTATTATAAAATATATAGTAATTTCAAAAAATAAGTGAATACAGAGAGGTGCCAGCACTATTTGACGCGACAACTGGCTGAATAAATTTCCGGGATTTAAAATTCTCGAGATTCTCTGGAAAATCACGCAAAACAAATTGGTCCATATTAGTTTTACCCATTGATTTATTACATAATGAACAAATTGGCAAAAGATTCGATAATTCAACAGACCCACCATTATAATCAGAAATAATATGCCCACATTCATAATTATGAGCATTGATTACATTTGAATTACAACAAATACAATTAACCTCATACATTTTATTTATATTTGATGTCCAAACTTTCGCACGGAGAGCTTTACTAATATTTTTGCGTTTCGAGATGGCATCTTCATCTTTATTAATATATTCGCTCTTTTTACGAGGACCATTCCAATGCTCAACAAGCAAACGCGCCCATTCAAATACATAAGTCCGCTCACTTTCATAAGCAAAAAGACCAAAATAGACGCCCCATTCTTTCGCTCGTTGAATCCATGGAGATTTAATCGATTTTTTATATTTCAACCAATCATCTAAATTTCTCTCCGATAAAATATTATTATATTCATTAATTCTTTGAATTATTTGGTCTTTGTTACAATCTTTAAAATTATTAATGATAAATTTACAGGCTTCTTGGAAATAGTTAAAATTTATAAAAGGACGTTTTGAACGTTCTTCGCCCTTGCTCCACGCGGCAGTAGGAAATTTGTTTTTAAAATATTCAACAACTGTTTTTAATACATTTTGGTCATCTTCATTCATCTCGCTAAAATCGATATTAGGCAAAGGCGTATTTTTATTGATTAATTCAAAATTTTGTTTTATTTCATAATCGGTTTTGGCTTCGATAATTTCAAATAAAACGCAAACATCATGTGAATGCGTATCAAATAGTATTTCAAGAGAGCCACAGCGATGTTGTCCATCACATAAAATATATTTATCATTAAAATGAATCAATGTGATATTACCGATATAATTGAATTTTTGATTCTTCTTGTAATGGTCAAGTTGATAATGAACAATTTCATTTACTTTATCTTTATCCATGATACGTTGCCCGCTAAATCTACAAATTTTAGAGCGAATTGAACTGAATGGAGTATAAATAAGAAGACCTTTGTCGGTAATAATTTGCGCAGCTGATTCCATATATAAAAATAATTTATATGTTATAAATAAATAGCATTTAAGTTAATATGGCAAAACATTTACGAATCATCGCATAGTGCGATTTAGATTTTATAATAGACATTCAAATAATGCCTATTATAAAATATATAGCATAAAATATGGCATACCCGTGGCGGGGCTCGAACCCGCAACCTCACGATTAGAAGTCGTATGCGCTATCCAATTGCGCCACACGGGCAGATAGTAATAAGATAAAAAATAATAAATAAATAAATAAGCGCTCAGTGACGGGTTCGAACCGCCGACCTACCGGTTAACAGCCGGGTGCTCTACCTACTGAGCTAACCGAGCAAAATGCGGGTAAATATAATTAAAAAGAGTTCTGATTATGAGAAATATTTTAAGTAATGGTTTGCTGTGATTTACCCATTTAATATTCAATTTTTAAAATGCTGTTGGATACACTTTATAAAGCGCTGTTATCCTTTAATTTTATGCGGCCACCATTGCCTTTTCCGCATCGCTTTATTTAATCAAATCATTTGATGCTGTGCGATAATCCAAATTAAATATGTAATATAATTTAAACACCATTTATAAATTCATGTTCTTTTATATTTTATTAATTTAATTGGTCGATTATCGTCTAATAATATAAATATGTAAGCCATATTTATCACGCCTCACACGCTAAACTCACCTTCGTACCAATCCTCGTCGCCATCCTCAATCCTTGTCGTCGTAGTCGTCGTCGTAGTCGTCGTCATAGTCGTCGTCATCCTCAATCCTAGTCATCGTCATCGTCATCCTCAATCCTTGTCGTCGTCGTCGTCCTAATCCTAATCTAATATATGGTCGCAATTAAGCGCCATTTACACACCTGCTAAAAAAAATAAAGTTAGTAAAAGTTCAGCCACGTTGCTGATTAATAATTTTTTTTATTATAAAAAATAAAGGTTGCGGAAATCAAAAATATTCTAAAAATGAATTTTAAACATTTGCTGTACGATTTCCAAATTATCGGTTCCACCGAGATTCGAACTCGGGTTGCTGGATTCAAAGTCCAGCGTGCTAACCAACTACACTATAGAACCAAACAAACTCACCTTATACACAATATATCAATATGATAAGTCTTTAAGCCAATATCGCAAATATTATTGCGAATATTATCGCAAATATTATTGCGAATATTATCGCAAATATTATTGCGAATAATATATAAATGAAATAAATAAAATAAAAACAATATCCGATGAACCAATAATGATAAGAAGTCGTCCAAGAAATAGAGTAACTCTGGAGGAAGCAAAGGAAAAGATTTTCAACTTCAAATCAATAGACCATGTTGATCCGACAAGTTTTATTAACGGTTTACATAATCAGATAATGCTTTCGACTGGTACAACGAGTCGTATGGATTCTTCTATTATAAAGCTACAAATAATTTGCCTGGTTGGAAACGCATTTGAACTAAAAAGTTTCCTAAATGATTTCTTAAGAAATGAAGGAGCAATCGCAACAGAATTTCTCGTTAATAGTCAAATGAAAGCCGGAATCAATATTTCATATTGTAATCCATTTTATATTACACCATTAATGTGTTCAATTCTATGGAATGACGAGCCAGATTTAGTGCGTATATTGTATTCATTCGGGGCAAAATTGGAGTCGGTTGATTTAAATTTCCATTTCCCGGAAGAAAAGATTTTAACTATTCCATATTTTGACCATGTATCAAATAACGGTATTGGTAGATGCCCATTTCCAATGTGGAGAGATTTAAATTGTTTTAAAAATATAACACAAGAAATCAGACGTTTAACAAATGAAGAAGCAAGCCCAGTTCAATGGCGTTTTCCCGAAAAAATCATTTAAATTATATAAATTATATAAATTATATAAACTATATAAATTATATAAAACCAATATAATGAATAATGAAGAATTGCCAAATAAAGAAGAATGTGCTTTATGTCTTGAGGCATTAAGTGAAGACTCGGAATATTTAGACCAAGACGTAATACGAACGCCATGTAATCATTTATTTCATTCAGAATGTTTAAAAGAACAATTTAATTATCATCAAAGCTCGACAAGATATCATTGCCCAGTTTGTAGACGCAATCTGTTAACGACAATTCCATTAGATTTTTTATGCGAAGGATTAAATAAAGATGCTTTAAATTTGGCAAAAAAAATAAGTGAAGAAAAAGTAATAGACCACTGGGAACCGGATCCATTTAAAGAGCCAGCAAATGACCAAGCAAACACATTATTTAGTGAAATAAGCAAATCAACTACGCAGAGGCGAAGCTGTCTAAATTTCTGCTTTATCTCAAGAAAATAATAATATTAATCAAAGAATATTAATCAAAGAATATTAATCAAAGAATATTAATCAAAGAATATTAATATTATTAATAATATATATCATGAATTCATTAAAAATCGAAATGCCAATCGCAGATAAAAAACCAAATAAAGAATTCCGTCGTCGTCGCCATCGCCCGCCACCAATTAAAATTGAGCGTAAAACTTCGTGGTCAGAAACAAAGACGCCGTATGACCCGCCCTCACCACCAAATAGAAATAAAACCAAAATAAATTACACAAACTTTTTCACGAATTCCTCGCCAAATTCCTCGCCAAATTCCTCACCGAACTAATCATGTTTATCATCCGCACCAGAACCATATTTTTTGATTTCTTTGCGAATCAATAATTTCATATTTTTATTCATCCGCAAAGCACAACCGTCTTTATATTGACACCCCATTCCATTCATACATTTAGTGACAGTTTCATCTAAATTTTTCTCGATGACTTTGCTGACCCGCGCTTTAATTTGCTTATTTATAATATTTACAAAACTAGCTTGCTCAAAAAATTCAGCTTTGGACATCATCAAAGAGCACACGCGAGCATACATATTCTTATATAATGTTTAATATTATATTGTTTAAAAATATATTATTAACTATAATATTACCCAGATAATCGTCATGATTAATAACATAAACAATGAATTAATAACCATGGACTTTCTTGAAGATGAAAATAATATATGTCGAATATGTTTGGGAAATATAAGTGAGTTCGAAGATGACCCATTACGAAGCAGATGCCAATGTAAATCCGCAAAATATCATGATAGTTGTATTTTAAAATGGATAAATACAAAAAAAAGCAAACAATGTGAGATTTGTAAAACAGACTTTGTTGGAATAAAACACGCTGGAGTTACAGTTAGACTTTCTAATAACGCAAGACAATTAATAACTATATCAATTGTTGTGGTAGCTTTTGACTGTGTATTATGGGCAATTTATTTTACAATTGGAGAACACTCTTCATGTAAATTTAAAAATGATAAAAGATACTCTGATGAAATGAGAGAAATATACGCAAATAGATGTCGGCAATTTAATAATGATAAATGGATGTTTTTGATTGTAATTATAATAATAACTTGTGTATTTGGAAGTATTTTAATATTATCTATACTATTAAAAGAGCAGATAGGAATGATTGAACGAATATACCATAATAAATTTGTAATAGATAAAAGTGTCATAATAGCAAAAGTAGACATCCCAGAACATCTCGAAAATGAAATAATTGAGCCGGAAAATCTTATAATTGAAATGTCGCCAGACACACCAGGCACACCAGAAACATTAAATACTCCAGAAAATCAAAACTCTACTGATAGCGTTATTAGCATATAATATATCAAATCACGCCAAACTCAACATAAATAGGAATACAAATATAAATAAAATAAAATAAAATAAAATAAAATAAATAAAATAAAATTGAATTAAATTGGATTTTCTCTCCAAATTCAAACCAAAATGTCTGGAAAGATTTTCATTCAACAAACAACTCATCCGTGTGATTCAATCCTGATCACCAGCCCGAACAACTCAATCGCACCGATTCAAATGGACATTCATAAAGCAATACATAAAAATACACACAAAGTTTCAATTCATAATTATTTTCAAGCTGGAAGAGTTCTGGAAGGAATTGACCAAGCATATACATTGGACTGGTGGGAACGAGAAGCTTCTGATGAAATTCAAAAAGAGTATCCATGCGCAAAGCCTTGGCGTGGCAATGAGCCAAGACGAACATTATATTGGCGACTATGTAATGGATACGACTGTCAGTCAAGAGTATATTGGTGTGAATGTGAAAAGAAAAGCATCATTAATGCCAGAAAAAGCATATTAATCCCAAATTATATTGAAAATTTAAATAAAAATTCTAAATATAAAGACGCATTAAAAACAATACAAACCACTATAAAAAATGGCGAAGATGTAATAATATGGGATTGGAATGCTCCAGCCAAAGAAAAAACCGAAGTAACAAGAGAAAAAATATACGAGGCAGTTCGCAAAGAACACGATGATTTTGGCTATGGATATATTATCGCGGCAGAAATCCTACAATATCGACGAAAAGAATGGGCCGACACACACATTTCAGAAGGTGCTGTATACGAGGCCCGCCCACAAGAAGAATTGGAAAAACTCGGTATTGAAACACCATCATGTAAAAAAGAAAAAGAACGCCAACGACTTTTGCCAGACTGTAATTACAAATAATGTTACAAATAATATACAATTCTATATTCAAATACTTACATTTTTCATTTACATAAATTATTTACATAAATTATTTACATAAATTATTTATATAACAATTCTTTACAAATGCTCGATGAATTATGTATCAAATATCGTCTAATAATATTATGATAGGCAATGTCTTCAGTCCGCATATCAGTTTGATATTTGTGAGCAAGAATACGAATCATTAAATAAATCATTTTCGAATTTTTTTCTCTCGCATAATCAATCAAAAGAGTCTCTAAAACAGTATTCTTCATGTTTTTGGCAATGTAAATGCTCGTTGCCATAAACTGAATCATGCCCGCATTAGATTTCGGTTTATTCATATTAAATATAATATAATAGTTATATTTAATATTATTTATAAAATTCAATATATAATTCAAGCATCCGCAAAATACTCAGATTTCCCAGATATAACTAAATTAAAACGCATATTTTTTAATATTTCAAACTCGACATTTTTATAAGAGTCTAATTCGAAATGAGCATTTAAATCATCTTCACACATTTTAATTGCCATTAACGCAGCATTATTTGAAGAACACCTTGATACTCGTAAAATGTGTCCAGCTAAACATTTTGTAATTTCTTTTCGTGCGCCAAATTTTTTTAAAGCCAATGTCAAATCGGGTGGAATAATTTCAACAACTTTTGGCACCCGAGGAATTCCAATTAACTCGGTGGAAGTTTTTTTATAATTTAAAAATATAGGATCCTTCAAAGCATTTGCGGGAGTAATCCGCGTTAATTGGTTAAAATCAAGCATCTGTGATAAAATTCCATAAAATCGATTAAGTTTATAATTATAAAGCAATTTTTTTACAACAACAGTATTATTTACATCAGAATCAAACATTTTATAAATAAATTTTCCCATAATCATTTCAAATAAAATAATGCCAACTGACCATATATCAATTGGATAAGAATATCGCTGTTTTCGCCAGACTTCTGGAGCTCTATAAGGAGCGGTTACAACTTCTTCCGTATGACTTCCAAGCTTATGTTGTCCATCCATGGATTTTGCCAGATTAAAATCGCAGATTTGAACCACATCACCTTCAATTAATATATTTGCCGGTTTAATATCTCTATGAATAATGCCGTTTTCATGTATAAAATTAACACCAGTCAAAATTTCCGTAATTATAAAACAAATTCTTGAAACTTCTATATTCTTCGCATATTTTGTCATATAATGATGAAGAGACGTTTTTAATCGCGGCATTATCAAACCAATTGTATTTGCTCCACTTACATCACGAATTACATCATACAAAGGGACAATATTTTTATTATATTTTTTAAGTCGCGGAGAAGATAAGTATTTTAAAATACATATTTCTCTCATAAACGCACCAACAAATCCATTTGGTTCGTTACAATCACAAATCTTACATACATATTTACAGGCAACATTTTCTGGTTCATTAAAACCACATATTTTATAAACACTAGCATAGGCTCCTTTTGCCACCAATCCTCGAAATGTAATATCGTCTTTTGAAAACCCACCATTTTCAAATTTTATTGTTGGTGATAACGGAGGCGTATAAAAACCAGGCGTATCAACTTGAGGCACCGGAGCAATGCTAGGCTTTGTTGTTTGAAGTGTTTCTTTTTCAATATTTCCACCCAAACAACAATTTGAAAATACTTGATTCATTATTTATATTAAAGGTTTTATATTTATATAAAATATTTATATAAAATGTTTGTATAAAATATTTTATAAAATATTTACATTTACATGAATGAAAGAAAAATTAAACAAAATTAAACAAAAATTAAAACACAGTAAAAAGAATGGCTTCATGATCGGAAGGATTTGGCATACCAACGTCGCGAATAATTTGAATTCGAGAAGTTGTCTCAGAATTACTTTTTTCTTTTAAAACATAGTCAAATGAATGAAATATATTGTGTGTACGACATGTTATTCGATTTTTAAAAGAGTAATTACCATGGGCACATTCTTGATATGTTGGAACAAGTTTATAATTAGAGCAAATTCCGTCACTTTTGTCAAACATAATATTATCTTTCTGAAAAAAATCAAAATTTAAATCGCCAATAATAAAAGATGGATATTTATAAATCAAAGAATCATGAAGTTGTTTAAATTGACGCCTGTGCGCCAGTGTTTTTTTGAAAGAATTAGAATCAGCAAAATCTTGCATGTGCGTAAATATTATTTTCCGAGATTGATTTTGAGAAAGAACATTTTTACCATTTATTTTTTTATATGGCGTAACAAGAGCAGTAACAAATCCCTTTGAAACAAGTGAATCAACTCCAGAGGCAAACCCATATCTTGTCGAAAAAAGTGTTCCGATGTGAATTTCATTTTTATTCCAAAAAAGAATAATTCCATCACCAACAATTCTGTTTTTGCTTGAAATATAAACATTCCAGTCTGAACCAAGCATTTCTAACATATATTTAGAGACATATTTTGCGTCACGCAACAACCAAACTTCACATAGCCCAATTATATTTACTGGATGTTTAATAATACAAGCGTGGATGTAGTCAATAACTGATTGAATGTGTAGTCTCGAAGTAATAATTGGTAAACAATAAGTGTTAAACCATAATACCGAAATTTGCGATTTTAAAGCAGGTTGATTATTAATATTCACTTCAATTTTAGGAGGAATATTTTTTATTTTTAAAGGAATCCAATAATTATATATAAAAAATAAATAGTTCAAAATAGATAATCCACTAAAATAAATTAATATATTTAGAAGTGAATTCTTTTTAATATATTCTCTCATCAAAAATAAAAAAATTAGTCCCAATGAATTCATATTTTTTGGATGAAAAAAATATTTAATTACATTCATACTAACATATAAGACTAATTAAATATTTGTCATTAAATAATTGTTTTCATTTAATCAAATTTATTTATTGTATTATAGTATATATAATGTACGACATCGAGCAACTTCTTTTTGCGCCTCTTGGAAAAGAGTACTGCCTTTACTTTTATTACCTGACAATCATGGCTTTCGTTCTATTTGCCCTGGCCGTTCTTAAGGAAGGCCACCTTATCATGAAGGGCAAGAGCAATGTTCTCCCCGCCATCCTCGCTCTTCTTAGCCCCGCGCTTCTTTACTTCAATAATCGTCTCCTTTACACCATGTGTGTCAAGTAAATGCCAACACAAT